TTGTATGTAAGGTTCATTCTCTCAAACTATCCAACACTTGAAGAATAAAAGCAATCGAGTTAGCATACTCTCGTCCATCTTGCCCACCCATTACAATATAAGCAATCTCTTTTTCGGCAAGTTCAATTCTCTCATTTCTGGTGAGTTCTTTGAGTTCAGGACGATACCAATTACCATCAGCATCTTGTTTGAAACCAGCATTCAGTTTTTCACGACGCTCTGCTTCTTCAAACATTTCATCGGGGTATGGTTCGCAATCCATTGTTTTTTCTATTTCAAGTTTAATTTCAGGTGCTTTGGTTCCAAGAGTAAGAGTTTCAAGGGTTGGAGAAGGCATACGGGATGTTTCTTTACCGTTTGTATAGAAGATTAAGTCCTTGTTCATAAGTTTCCTCAGTTTCTCTTTGCCGTATTCAGTGAGTTCGTGTTTTTTGTTGCGGAGTTCTTCTACTTCTTCTTGGGTGAGATTGACCCAAGGCATATCATTGTTCATTGTTCCCAAGCATAAGATTTCAGAAGTTCGTTGTCCTTCTCCAGTTGCTCTATTCTATCACACAACTCGGTGATAATACAAATCAAAGAAGGATAGCAAATAGTTTCAGTATCATTCCCATCCTCCATATCAATATAGCGGTGATGGCAAAGTTCTTTGGCAAAGTTGCGTTCAGTCATCGTAGCATCCCCTTGATTTTACGCAAACAATCATTAAATCCATCAACAAGCAATTCAGTATCTACATTTTGACTTCCTGCTGCTGATTGTTCTTTCGGCAACCAACTCTCCACCAAATCTACAATATCATTACAGGCATCAAAATCATAACCAAGTTCATCCACCAATCTATTAAAAAGCTTTTGTGCTTGGTATTTTTTAATTAACCTATTCACAACCTCATCCATCGGTTTTGGATTATCTTTCTCATCCCAATATGCTCTCACATTCCTATAAGGTTCATCAACTACATCATCATACTTCCCCTTCTTTACATCGTTGAACCATACACCTTCAAGAAGACGATGAGTTTCACCATCACTAATATTAACCATCAGCATACCATCAACAGTATGCTTTCTCTTATACCAAGTATGACTCTTATCATTAAATTCATAACGATAATAATTCTCACCATTATAAGAGACAATCTCAAACTTTCCACCAAGTTCAAAGTTCATTCTTGGTTGAGATTTATGGTTCTCAATCTCTTTGAGGAGTTCAAGTTTCTTTTGAAGCACTTTGATTTCTGCTTTTACTTTTTCAATTTCAGTCATTTTTCTTATAAAACTCTATTTTGAGTTGAGTAATGAGTAAATCAACTTTATCTTCAATACGAGTAAGTCGTTCCTCAATCGTATCTATACGATACTCATCAATTGCTTCTTTTTTTATTTCGTAAATCATAGTTTTATAAAGTGAAATTCACCATCTTGTTTTGTTTTACCCCAGAGAAATTCATTTGAATCTATATCATATCCAGCATCTCTGGAATAGTAATTAATACCATCAAACTTCAAAAATGTGGAGACATAAGCATTTCTCTTGGGTATGATACAATTATCATTTATACCAATCCAAGAGTTATTTACATACTCAAAAACAATCTCACAAGATTTGGTATTTGTAAGATTATTATAAGGTGTCATAATAACATTCTCACCAGACACGGATAATTCCAATGTTGTTGCCCGATAAGGTTTTTCTTCCCCATCAATATCATACCAACTCTTTGAGTATAACATTCCGTCAGGAAGTTCTTCAAATTTAATATGAATATGTGCCCAAAGTGGTGGACTGTTAAATGCTTGCTGTTGGTTAGAATAATTACCAATCAATTTTACTTTGAAATCTTCAATCATAAGGCATCCTCCTCCACAGGAAATAGGTTAGCATACTCTTCATCAGTCAGTGTGAGATTGACCCACGGCATATCATCGTTCATCGTAGTTTCTCCCGCATAAGTTTCAGACACTCGTTCCATTTATAAGAGTTAGTATCGTGTTCTTTCGGCAACCAACCTTCTACGGCATCCACAATCTCATCGGTGCAGTCAATACTATACCCCAAGTCATCCCGTATAATGTCCCAGAGTTTTCTAGTCATTGGTCTTGGAGCATCTCCCAGTATTATAACCCGTCATATATGCGGAATGCAACCACTTGGTCATCAAATCCTTACGAGTATTCACATCTTCTACTTCGCAATCACCGAAAAAATATTCACTACGAAGTGAAAAACCACCATAAAGGTCGTGAAACCATTTCTGAAATGCGACTTCGGCAGTATCTTCCCATTCCCATTCTGATGTAGGATGTTCAGTCATTTCAGTTCCTCTTCATCTTGCTCAATCTGAAAGATAGCATTTAGAAACTCCAGACCATACTTACCCACGACCCAGGCATCTTTATCCTCAAAGAACCGATCACCAATAGTCCACATATCATAATACTCTTTACCTTTATTGAAGAAGGCAATCACATAACAATACTCTTTGCCTTCACATTTATGCCACCTAACGAGTTCATACTTGTTGTTGACTTCGCACCAACGGAACTCTATGTTACGAAACCTCATTCTTCTTCCTCTTCATAAGGGAACATTTCATCATACTCTTCATCAGTCAGAGTAAGATACTGAACATCAGCATTTTTGTGTTCTTCGGCATACACCAACTGATAGTGAGCAAAACTGCTTTCAGAAGTGCTGGCGTATTCTAAAAGACCATCAACAAAGCATAGGTAGTTCATTAGAGCACCTCCCAATCACATTCCCAGAAGTCGTTGATATTCACCCAGAAGAAGTATTTCTGGTTCTCTGATGCGAGAAACAGCATACCATCACCCTTATCCTGCTCCACAATACAGATAGGGTTGTTGTCCATCATATTCGCAAGGCGGTTCTTAGCCTTCTTGCTTTTGGGTCTGACTGTTACTCTTCTCATTTTGAATCTCCAGTTTCAGTTTGCGAATACCAGTAATAAAGTAAGCAAAGTCACGGGATTCAGTCACCCGTTTTTCTTCACCACATACACCACACTTACCATTCCAGACAGATGAACAACCGACTGAATAGACACCATACTTTTGCCCACAATCCATACAGGTTGTGCCTGTCTGCTCAAGGCGTTTGAGTAGTGCCTTCTTCTCTTTGAGGGTCATAGGGGCGTTTCAGATATGAATATTATAAAGCATCAGGAGGCGTCTTCAACGTCCTCTGTGCCAGTTTCGGAAGTGTCCTCGTCAGGCAACTCCTCATCTAAATCCACACCGTCCAATACTTCATCTGACCATTCTTTTACTCTTTCCAACACTTCATCCATAGAATATGTTTCTACTTTACCAAGCTCAACGTCTTCTACCATTTGTAAAAGATATTCCAGAAACTCTTTGGGATAACATTCATCTTCACCAAGAGAAGACCAGAACCAATCTCTACATTCTTCTTCTGGATCTTCTACTGTTCTGGGGAGAGCATAGTTATCATAGTTGGAAGTCATCAGGTCAGCCCAGATGCGAAATGTGATTCGCATACTCTGCCATCCAGTCATCCAACAATGACCAATCCAATACTCCCACCAGTTCAAGGTGGTTTTCTTTTTATCAGTTCCTTTAAGTGCTTTACTAAACATCAGCACTCATCCATTCCAAGATATTCAGTTTCCTTTTCATCCACTTCTTTCATATAGTCCCAGTTCCAAGTCCTAGAAAGAACATCAATATCAAATCCAAACTTATATGCCCAGAACAGAATACCTAAAAGACCATTGCTTCCCATTGTAATTTGAAGATAAGGTGAAGATGGGTAGTCATTCCAACTTACAGAAAACTGAAACAGAGACCACTGATACTTTTTGGGTCTGATGTTCAGGATCTGGACATATACTTCGTGTCCAAAGTCATAGCGATGCTTGAATTGAATTAGGTTCATTGTGTGAGTTCCTCTGCGAGTTGTAGCATGTCATTAACATCCAAAACTGTTAGTCCCATTTGGGCATTATAAGCCTTTACAGACTGTGTTGCAAGAGAAAGAATTGCTGCAACTAATTTTTCTTCAGTATCAGCACCAGAGTTTCGTGCTTCCCATATTGCATTCATAAATGCTTGTGCTCGATCCGTCATTTATAATCATCTCCGTATTCAATATTAGAGTCTGCGTTCATAAGTTCTACAGTAGTTTGATATCCCTGTGCTACTGTAACTTCGTGTTGAATCGCAATATCACGAAGTGCTTCTACATCATATTCATGAGCAGTAATCCAACTAAATCCTTTACCAAAAGTATTATCAGGATTCACGATGTACCAGTGACAGGCAGTGTCGGGAACAAACACGGAACATTTAGTCCAGTCATTGTCCCACTGAGGAACCTGAACAAAAGAGAGTGCCGCAAAGATGAAACCAAGAAAACTAAAAATCATTGTTCCTTAACAACACAAGATGTAGTGCATTTAAGGTCACCAGAAGAACCAGAGACCGTAGATGTATGGTGTGGGGTCTTTTCTGGTGTAAGATTATAAGACACCAATAGACCTACAGCAAATCCAATAACGGGCAAACAAACGTGAAGTAAAAAAGAATTACGAGTCCGCATTAGTATCCTCAAAGTCAAACCATTCATAAAGAGAGTTCATCGCACCATCCACCACACAATCAACCACAGCATCTTCGTGTGGATTCTCTACGTGTTTATGAGCACGGTTGTATCCATAACGGACACCTTCTTCCAATGCCATTTCCAATACCTTACGGAAGTTGGGTTTCATATCAATAAGGAAGAGATTTCAGACCATCCAGAACTTCCTGAAAGCGTTCAGCACGACTCTTGTGGTGCTCCACATTCTCCTCAAGCACACTCACAATATCGTCCAGGACAACATCCAGAGACGCATCGGTATCAAAGTATTGTTGGATTGCTTCGGCAAGATACCGCCGCCGACTCCATTCCATACTATAAGGTTTGTAGTCCATAATAATGGGTGTATATGGGTGTATTATAGGGTATTTACTACGGGTTGTCAAGACTAAAACGGGGGGATTTCTCCCCCCAATAACTCAATGTGAATGATCTAACAAACTTCTACATATCCTTTTACACACTTGTTTTTCATCATCACATTCAATCAGACAATTAAAATAATCATTAACTAAATCCAATTCATCATTGCATCGATCTACAGTTTCTTCAAAATGGTTCCATTCAGCCAGTTGATTGTAAGAAATTAAGTTGTGCATAATAACCTCCATGCACAAAGAACATCATAATAATGGAGTTTTCGCTCATTTGTATCACCTCTCATATTGTAACACTATCTAGACAAATTATGTTCAGATAATAACATTTCCGCAACAAAAATTTATGCCTACGAGTTTATACTTACTCTTCTTCAAGTTCTGCCAGATAATCAATCCACCACTGAGGATCTTTTTGCATCTTCCAGTTGGGAACCTCTTTACCGTGCTCAAAATACCATTTCCAGATTGCTTCGTCAATCACTTCAGCAATCTCAATCCTCTTCATTCTCACCATCAACGTCTCCATATGGGTTTTCCACATAGGGTCCGTGCTCTCGTTTGGAATCTTCTCGGACATAATTGACTTCTGATACGCTAGAGGACAACCAGACAGACACTTTCATTATAAGATATATAACCGCCAGTGGAAGAAAACAAAGTGAAAGTATTACAGCGTGTTTCATTCTTCTATCTCAAAACACTTTTCAAACTTATCCCTCAACTCATTAAGTTTCGTTTGCTCTTGAAACTCCATAATATGTGCATTGATTTCTTTTTCTGCTTCAGTGAATTCCATACGATACTTTTGTTTAATATCAATCAAGCGCACCATATCCATATAGTGCTCTGGACTTTTATTAACAAACTCTTCGTAAGTCAATCCCGAGTCCTCCAATCGGTTTCGTCTTCATCACGTTTAAACCAATCATGCAGTTCATCTGGGCTGTCAAAACCTCTTCTACCAAATCTTTCGTGCCCTAAACCACCAATATCCATTGAGTTTAGAAAATCATCCATTTCGTCCATATTAGGATTTTCTGCTTTACGTCTTGCCTGACGGAGCATTGTACCAGCAGAGCGATTTGCTTTCGCAAGTTTCTCTGCCCAAATCATATCTTCAAGACTCACTTCTTCGTGAAGGACAATCTTTTCACAGATTGCTTCTAACCGAAGACGATATTGTGTAGATAACATATCTTTCTCCAGATATAGGGTTATTTAGATTCTGCTTGAATCAGATTGAATGCCAGGGCAACTCGCCTAACATCCGATCTATTTGGAAGGGTATGGTGGAGTAATGCTGATGGAAAAAATAGAATGGAGCCCTCAGTTACATTTTCTGGATTATATTCAACCATGCTACCATCAAATAAATCTGTAAAGGGAGCTATGAATCGAACTGGTGTATGTAGTTCTGGATTATATTCCAAATAACATACAGCAGCAAATCCTGAGTAATGATTATGTACAGGATGTGACATGTATTTTTCTTGGATTTGAAACCAAGACGAAGAAATTTTACACATTTCAACCTTAAAAGTTTCCATGAAATAATATATCTCTTCGTTCAAAATTTCATGAACAGAGCGATTCAAGTTATTCATTTCATCGGAATTTTCATCCCGAATAGAACTATAAAAAGTGGTATGTAAATGAATTTGATTTTCAAAATTACTGGATTGTGTTTCCATCAAATCGAGTAATTTTTTCTTTTTACTTTCCCAATCATGTACCTTTAGATGAAGCAAAGGTACGTTAAACATACTAATTAGCATCTGGATTATTTTTATTGCTGTATTCTTGTTGCAACTCTTTTGCTAGTTTCATAGCACGACGCCACATTAGATATTTTACCACAGGATTACGTGGATTATTCAATAACCACCATTTTTGTTTCTCAAAGTTAGATTTTGCTAACTTTGTAATGTAATAAAAAGCAGCAGCGACACTATCATCGGTTGCGATGAAGTATGCCACTACTGCAAATACGATAAACCAAGCGTAATAAGTCATCGTCTTAAATTTTTTAAATATTCTAGCACTTGCTCACGCACTGCCATTAATTCATTATAGCACTTTTGTTCGTGTGCATCTTGTCTGAGTTCGTGATCTGGTTTATGGACGCTCTCAATAAACAAATCCAACCCTTTATTCCATTTAATTTCAGGAGTCTCTTCCATAATCAGTATCGTAGTTATACTATTTAACGGGTTTAAAGAAACTTGTCTAAACTGGAAACCGATGCGCCTTTTGCGGACTTTTGAATGTAGGTTTTTGCGGACTTGTAATTGTTTGCCACATGAATTTGTTGCCCATTGTGAATGATGACAAACTTTTTAGAATTTACCATCGGAACAGCAGCCCACATACCATCTTTCGTCACATAACCTTGAGGGTCTCCTGGAGTTGGGTCAAGAATACCAGGACGATCGATAAAAGATTTTTGAAAAGATTCACTCATCCGAATACCGCAGTGACTCCCATGACCTTAGCATTAGGATTACGGGCGAGGGCAACCTGACGTGCTTCTTGGTAGTCACGTGCCTCAACAATCTCATCAAAGACCTTGCCAGCGACATAGAGTTGGACTTTGCAGCGCATTGGGGGGATTCCTCCTGATGTGTAGGTAGTTTAGCAGAAAACTCAGCGTTTGACAACGCTGATGGCAGGCAAACCCTGCTGGAACACGGTATCGACCACCGCTTGCACCTTCTTAGCGGTGCTGATGCCCACAGAAGAATAGACAGGGATGCAGACCAACCCAAAGGACTTGGTGTAGTCCTGAAGGGCACCAGGGGCGATCCTGCCGCTGCTGAGACCCTCTGCATCGTCCTTGTGCAGGCGAATCACCCGTCCGATGGTCTGGGAGATGCCGATGTAATCCATAGAGCGCATAAACAGCACTGCCTCCAGACCAGACACGTTGATACCCTCGCTCAGGATGCTGTGATGAAGAACCACAAACTTCTTAGAGTCATCCTTGCCCCAGGCACTCAGAGTGTCGAAAAACACCTCACGATTGACCTTCTGACCATCAATCACAGCACCAGTCTTGGAAGTGATATACATCCAAGAGAACCCACGGTCTTCCAGTTGCTTACAGAAGTCAGTCTGAGAAACCAGAGAAACAATCTGCTTGGTTGCCTTAGAGCAGATGAGAACCTTGCCCACTTCCTGAGCATCGATGGTCTGAATCAGATTCTCACAATCTACATCAGCAACAATCTGACCCTTGCTAAGAAGTTCAAACTGCTGAACAACAACCTTAGGGGGAACAATGAAACCACCCTCAACCAGTTCTGGGGCAGGCACATTGCAGATGACATTGCCATAAACGGCAGCGTCATTCATGCCAGGTTTTGCAATAGTGGCAGAATGCTTAGGAGTAGCAGTGAAGAAATAGCAGCGGTCAGCAGCAGAAGCGAAATGCTCGGTGGCAGGGAAGAAATGACGTTGGACAGAGTTGTGCGCTTCATCAAAGTAAATGGTATCAACGTGAATATCTGCCTGTTGCAGACGCTGCAGGGAGTTGTAGGTGGTGAAAATCAGTTGATGCTTATATGCACGACGAGACCAGTTATAAATCTCAGAAGGTTTGGTCGTGCTCTGGTGATGCGTCTCACCACTATGAACGTGAAGAACAGCAGCAGTCGTGATAAACTCAAGGAACTCGCTGGACAATTGCTCTGCCAGGATGATTCTCGGGCAGCACACTACAATGGTCTTCGGAGCATCAGACTGAAACTCACGCAGAGCATCAAAGATGGCAATATTGGTCTTGCCGCCGCCAGTCGGAATGATCACCTGACCCTTACGATACTGCAGCAAGGCATCCAGAGCACGGTGCTGGTGAGGTCGGAGTTGAATCACAGGTCTCATCGCGTATAGGACTATTATAGCAGAAAACCGCCCCTGGTGCGACCCATGGGACAGTTCTCAAAGTGTCCTAGTATTTCATCTTCAACCTAGACAAAGGTAGTCTAGTGGTATTAAAGATGATTGTCAAGTCTTATGCCCAAGATCCAGAAACATTTGCTGCTGATGCAGATCCAGCTGCGTATAGTTCAAAGAAAGTATTTGTAGATACGGTTGGAGCAACCACACTTCCTGCTACAGACTGTGCAAAATCAGGTCTAAATGTTCCACCAGTAGTTGCATTAGATACAAACCATCCTTCAAGTTCAATTACATAGTTTTCTGCTGCAGTTCCAGTTGGAGTTACAGTTGTTGCAGTTACTACTGTTGCATAACCTGAAGTTTGAGATGTAGAAGAACTTTGAGTAAATGATTTATACTTGTATCCAATACTTTGTTGTGCATTACTAAATGTAAATCCAACTTGAAGTCCAGCTGCTGAACCAGATGCAGTTTTGGTCATTACATAAACCGCTCTAAACTTGTAGAGAGTATTTGCTAATAAAGTTGCAGTATCATTTGCGGCAGGGAAAACCGCTTCAAGTGTATTATTATTAGTTGCCTTTGTTCTATCAGATGCAATTCTTACAACTTCTGGTGATAGTAGTCCAACCCAAGCAGTTCCACTGTATCCCTGGAATTGTCCAATAGTGTTATTGAACAGAAGACCACCAGCAATTCTATTGATTGTTGCAATGTTTGTTGTTGGGTTTGGCTCATTTGGTAGAATTGCATATGGATTGGTAACCGATGTCCCAACTCTTGCAACTCCTAAGTCAAGAACTGCTCTTGGGGAGAACGTTCCATATCCAACTCCACTATCACCATGCATAGTGACAATGTTATCAAAGAATGCAGAACCGCCTCTATGAACTTGGAAAGATGGTATGTAAGCACCTGGTGGGAAATACATTCCAGTAGTTCCAATTCCTACACCTGTACATCCAATCGTCCCTACTGCAAACAATGAATGATCAAAAAGTTCATTATAATCTGTACCAATACCAACACCAGACGTTAATACACGTCCCCCATATCTTGCATCAATTGCTACGATTGGATTGTCTGTTCCAATACCAATCGAAGTAACACCAATTCTGTAGAATGTTGAAACACCAACACTATTGTTTAATTGAATTCCATTTAGAACATTTGGTAGTTGTATTTGCTGTGATGCTGAAGTAACAATACCAGCAACGATCAAATTACCACCAATATATGTGTCTCCAGTGATGGTCGATGTACCAACAACATGTAGTTTATATCCTGGATTTGTAATTCCCAGACCAAGATTTCCTTGGTATGTTAGGGACATTAATTCTTGATTGCCTTGCCCATAAACCCAGTTAAACCTACCAGTATTAATTCCTGCGCCACCAGCATGAATATAATGATTTACGTTTCCAGTGTCATTGTGTCTAATTTCAAATATTTTAGATGAATAACGAAGAACTGTAGAACTGTTACCAGCACCGATAGAACTACCAAGAGATAGTCTTGTTGCACCATCTTGGCTAATAATTTCAAATAATGATTCTGTTGGTTTAATAAACTGATATTCTGATGATGGAATTGCAGTTCCAATACCAAAGCGACCATTATTTGCTAAGGTAAATAAAGTTCCACCAGTACCAACGTGGAGATATTCTGTAACTGTAGAAATTCCAGTTGTTGAAATAGATGATTTTAATTCAGTAACAGTTGTGACACCTGATACTAATACATTTCCTAATACACTAACTTTTGATGTTGGATTTGTCGTGCCTAATCCAATATTAGAAGATGCTGAAGGAATTAACGAAATATGATTTCTAGTTCCGTTTGTTTCTACTTTTAGCGGTCTATCATATGAATAAATGTTTTGATATCCATTATCAGATGGCCCTTCACCAATCAACATACCATCAGTTGCTGTATTTCCAGTTATTGTGGAAATAAATCTTGCGTATGAATTAAAGAAGGTTAATCCATCAATTAAGGAGGAATCTCCTGTTGTTCCAATAAAAGCTCTTCCAGCACCATCGATTGCAAATGGGCTACTATCTGGAGAACCAGAGTCTTCAACCAGTAATGAAAGTCCCGATCCAAGTTGAGTAATTCTTACAAGAGGTTGTGTTGTGTTTGCAAAGATTGAAGTAACACCAGTGATTCCTGCATCAACACCAACGAATTGCAATTGTCTAGTTGTTACAATTCCAGTTGCTTTTATATTACCTGTTGAATTAATTCCAACCCCTTGCTGAGAACCATCTGGATTTCCACCAATTTGCAAGGAAAAATTAGGATAAGTTGTAGCGATTCCAACATTACCAGATGCATAGATGCTTGTATATCCAAATCCAGGATCAACATCAACCCATTGTGATGTTGGTAGATTTAATAATTTTCCACCATCTCCATAATATGTTATAATACCAGAAGTGGTTGTAGCAGTAATAATACCAGTGCTGCTAAACGAAGATATACCTACTCTTAAATTTCCAATAGAAGTCGTTAATCCTGAAACGTATATATTTTCTACCCAAATATTCTTAATCGTTGCTAATCCAACAACTTTTGCAGTTCCTCTAACATCTAAAAATTCAGTCGGCACCGAAGTTCCGATGCCGACCAATCCATTTGGATTTACAACGAAATTATCATCATCAACCTGAACACCATTTTTAAAATTAAAAGACTTCCTGTAATTTGCCATCTTATATGGTTTTTAGTTATTTATCTGATAATTTTTGCTCAAGATCACCGACTCTTGCAGAAAGTTCTTTAACTGCTTCAACTAGAAGTGGAATAATCTTTTCATATCTAACAGCGAGATAACCATTGTCTCTTGTAGTTACTGCTTCAGGTAGAACCTCTAAGATTTCTTGTGCGATAACACCAACATCATTACCTTCTTTACCTGATTTCTCATTCCAAGTGTAAGTATTACCACTAATTGAAAGAACCTTAGCAAGAGGATCATCAATTGGGGTTATGTTATCTTTCAGTCTTTGGTCAGAAGTATAGAATGCAGTAATATCACCAGTTACATTTAGTTCTCCACTGATTGTAGTGTTGGTGCTGATTGAAACGCTGCTTCCAATCGAAGCATTGATAACTAGGTTTCCACCTCTTGTATCGATTGTTGTTGTTCCTGCAACACCAATTCTAATACCATCAATGTAAGCCTCTTCAAATGCTCCACCAACAGTACCAATATAAGCACCCTTATCAACATCAGGAATAATACCAGTGTTAATTGTAACAATATCATCGAGAGTTGATTTTCCATCAACTCCAAGACCACCGCTTACAACTAATGCACCAGTTGTCTTACTTGTAGATTCAGTAACATTGGTAATTTTAACAATTCCAGTAATTGAAGCACTGTTTCTAATTCTGACTTCTTTATTAAAGGTTACAGGTCCATCAAACTGTGATAGAACAGTTCCAGACTTGCCACCCTCAACTCTTAGACGCTCCTTAATTAGAACTTCATCAAAGATAACACTCAAACGACCACTTTCTTGTCCAGTGACAGTTGGTACTGGAACGTCAAAGGTAATTTCTTGCCCTGTTGCGGAACTAGATTTCTTATTACCAATATAGAAATCACCATCACTATTCATTCCAGTATATACAACAACACCAGCAGATCTCTTCTGAGATTGTGCTAAGAATGATTCTTTTTCTGTTAGTGATCTAACTTGTACTTGTGGGAGACCAGTTGAATAGTTACCAGGACCAAATCCAAGATATTCAAATGTATGACCAGATGCACGAATGATTGAAGGTCTTCTCAGTTCGATTGCTAGTGGTCTAATCTTTCTAGCGATCGATCCTGTATTATGAGTTTCTTTACTCGTTCCAAATACACCACGAATAACTACTAATTGATTATTTGAAGATCCAGTGAATTCTGATCCACTGATTCTCATGATTTCATTATCAACTTGAATATAAGAACCAAGTGGGAATCTAGTCAGAGTTGAAAGACCACAAATAGTAGATCCAGAAACTGTTATGCTTGACCCAGACTCAATCGTTGCACCCAAGAAGAATTTCTCATTATCATAGAAGAATGTTCCTCTAGATGCTATATTTTCAGTGGTAGAATCTGAAACAGCATCATTTGAAGACAGTCCATGCTTGAGAATATATTTTGCAGAACTTAATGTAGTTGAAGTTGCGACAGTAAATGTATTAACACCTACTTTTTCATTAACAATATAATCACCAAGATTATTATTATTACTATCAATAAACTTAAATTTGGAACCAGCTGTTAAATTATGTGCAAATGATGATGTAAATGTCGTAATTCCCAACACTGGACCAGCAACAGTTGTAACTGGAACTGATGGTCCAAGATTAATTATATAATGACCAGTATGAATTTGTGGGTCTGCAGCAGTAATCGCTACAGAAATCTGAGTTTTTGAAGGAATAGATGCAATTCTGTAATACCCATCACCTGTTGTTCCAATACCAGTAACTTGAACAACATCTCCAAGGTTAGTCGAAATACCAGTTGAAGCGATTGTCAATCCAGCACCTACACCTACACCAATTACAGATGTATCAAAATCTAGTTCTTCACCATCAGTATATCCAGATCCTCTGGAAAGAATCTTAACATCGGTGATTGTTCCACCACTGGATACAATAACCTTAGCAGTTGCTCCATCCCAAGTAGAAGTACCATTGTTAAAGAGTTTTACGTTATAATGTGTTCCAGCATTGTAACCACTACCACCAGAGAATGAACTATAAGTCGTAACACCTGCAAATCCATGCTCACGTCCAAGTGTAATCGTTGCAGTACCAGAATTTACGGAAGCAAAAGAAGTGGAAACTGCAACAATTGGTAGTCCAATTCCAAAATCTTGTGTAAATAAATCTAGAGATTCTTTAGTAATACTCTTTTTAAGGTCATCAGTTACAACATCACCAATTGGACTTCTCTTTGCGTAAGTATTTGCAGCAAAAGGATTGTCATCTACATTATCTTTATCAAGTTGTGGATATAAATCTGTTACATTTTGTGCATATTTTAAATTTGTAAATTCTTCAGGTACGCTATTATTTGCGTTTAAGAGGTATGCATGATAGATACCATCTTGTACGTCCTTAATGTATGGACGAATGATTTCTGAACGATATACAAAATAATTTTTATTTACATCACTTCTTTCGAATCTGGGTAGATTTGTATTTCTGGTTGCAGTATTACTTGTAAATGTACCTGGACTGTGAGTTACTCCAGTAACATCAACTGTCGAATATCTAAATGTATGGTCATCAACGATACCAGTAATTGCAAACTTACCATTATATCCCTCATTTGATAGTCCGCCAGTATTCGTGCTACTTCTAACACTCTTAATATTAACTAGGTTTCCAACTTGTAAGTTATGTGGTAATTCAGTTGTTACAGTTACGATTCCTGTAGTACCAGTAATACATGTACTAATAAATCTTGGATTTCTATGATAATCATAGTCAGTTGCACCAATACTTACTCTACCAGGATCTCCATCATTTCTATATCCAGTAGAACTTGATTCTTGAACAATAAATGTTTCTGCAGGTGCCTTAGCATTCTCTGCGTCTTTAGGTACAACAATTCTTATCTTATAGAGTTTCTCATCTAGACTTCTGGAATCATCAAATCTTTTTACGAAAGTGTTATCAGTTTTCTCACCCAGAATTCCAATACCATAAGTTGCAAATGCATTGTAAATTGGGTTGTTATGCGTACTGTGGATATACCAGTTTGAGCGGAAAGAGTCCCACTGTACTGGATGTCCTACATCTCCAGATGCTTTGTCAGAAACTCTACTCTGAATCTTGAGTTTTGATCCACCATATACTGTAACTTCTACATTATTATCAGCATTTGCTTTTGATGAAGCTACTTTAATTGTTGTGCTGGACGAACGAATCGCATAATAAACTCTATGCGAAACAATATTTTCTGGGAGATCTCCATCATCACTTGTAATGTAAATACTTTCACCAGTTAAGATGTCATGTGCTCCGATAGTGAAAACATTACTAGTAGGACCTGAGGTTACTCTATATTCCTTATAAGCTACGTTTGTTCCTAAAGCAGTGGTTCCAATGCCAATAACATTATTAACCATGCAGATATTAGCACCAAATGTGCCAATACCACTTCCTAAATTAACATAAAGTTTGTCATCTCTTCTAGCACCAACTCGATATCCTTGAGTAAGAATAGGTGGGGAATCATCTTGGTTATTAAATCCATAAAGATAAAGATGACTTGAGATTCCAACAGAAGTTGTAAGTCCAACGTCTAGGGATTGCCAATCAATGTCTGCCTCATCAGATTTAACTGCTCTTGGACCAACAATTGCAGAAATATAAGCCTTATTATCCTTGTCAAATGCTTCTGCTCTAAATCCATCAGAAGTTAGAGAGAATTGACCAAAGTTTGAGTTTGAGTTGGTAATCGATGCGTCACCACCAGACTCGGTATTAAAATGGTTAGTAAATCCAATAGCAAACACAGATACAATCTGAATGATTGAATCATTCGACATTTTAATATGATTGGTTTCCCAACCTGTTCTATAGACTGCGCTTGAATCTAAGTGATAGACTTTATCCTTATCTAAAGAAGAAGCACCTGCCGATAATTCTGCTCCCGTCTTTTTAGTAATAGTTATTGATTCGTAGTTTCTATCTACTTCATCATATTTTACAAATGCCCTATCATCTTTTTGTAGAGAAACACCTGTAAATTGTGCAACAACCATTGAACGGAAACCTGATGCTTTGCTACCATCAGCGTACATTCCATTCATGCCATAAACTGATCTTAGCGAACAGTTGAAGACATAAGGAGAAGCACCAGAAACAGTATCCGTTTCAATCGTAACTGTTGCACCACTAACATCTGGAAGTGTTAGTAGATTTGGTTGAACATATGGGAGAACATATGTAAAGGTATTTGCATTAATTACACTTTGTACCTTTGTAGAAATATTGTAATCATTTACTCCATCAGCAAGACCAACACCCTTAATCTTAATTGGTGTTCCTTCATTGAACTTATGTTCTAAAACAGTAGTTACTGTAATGATAGGACCAGCAGTTCCACCACTACCAGATTCAATTCTTGCAATCGTTAATGTATCAGCAGCGAACGCACCAACAATCTCCCATTCTGCTCTTTGCTTAGCGAATCCGCCTGCGTCATCTGGATATTTTTCTGGAATATCTCTTACCGAATTGAATGCATTTGACAATTTGCTATAATACATGTCAAGATCGGTTAAATCATAACCGACCACTTCATTTACACCATCAGCATACTCAAAGCAAGTTAGTTTATGGTGAGAAAATGTTGGGACTGAACGATTATTTTCAGAAAAATCTATATTATCGGTATAAACAGTTCCAGTCTCACTACCATCAAAAATTGTAAATTGCCAAAGATAACAAGTACCAGTTAGCCTAAAAATAGCAGATCGAGGAACATTTGAATCTGTGGGATTTGGTACATACTTTGGTCTTATTTTTGTTTTTCTTAGGTCTAAACCAACTAATGATGTACCTCTTGGTATAATAACTCCACCATTAACGCTGTTAAATTTGTAGAGAATATTTCCAACTTGGTTAAGGTCAAAGTTAGAATCTAAATTGAGTGCAATCTGTTCGGATGGAGTTGAGATTGTACCCGAAGGTGACTTAACTTTTACACCAAGTGCGGGGTCATTATAAATCGCAAATCCTGGTCTATTATCAATTAAATGCTCACCTGGAAAAAGTAAAATTGTAGTTTTTTCAATCGCATCATTATTATTACCTTTTAAGTATGAGAATCTTGCAGACTCTAGTAACGCCCTTTGTATTGTTTTAAATGGCTTAGCAAGAGAATTTCCTTGATTCTCGATGCTATCCGTTGCTTCAAGATCGTTTGGATTTACATATAGAATACGACCTTCAGTATTTTTAATAAAATTATCTAATTTATTAAGAGGCATTGGATTATTACGACCAGAATATTTCTATGTTCTATTTAGCTGGTCAAATCCTCCTCATCATGTTCATATTCTAAATCATCTGGTAAGTCTTCTGGGTTTTCTAAATCCACTGCGAAGAAGCAAGGATGTACCTCTTCATCAATTAGATAGAAAGAGTTCCTGTACAAGTCTTCTGGCTCAAAAGACCTTTCTTTATCTGCTAATCTACAAAGATCTTGGTCATATAAATGTCCGTCTGGAAGTTCGTCGAATGTAAATGGAACGTGATTAATAAAGTACATCTTCACGATCATACTGCCATTATTGTACCAGCAGTATGCGTGATCGATACGATAAGACATTGGGTTTTCCCATATCTTATATTTATTTTTATACCCGTGAGTGGATTCGAACCACCGCTTGGAACATTTTAAGTGTTCTGCCTCTTCCGCTGGGCTACACGGGCGTGTATTTTTTGTTTGATGCCGTGTGTTTGTGAGACTAAATCAAAACCGTTTGATAGATGCCCCACTGGATTCTATCATAAGTTTTGAACCACGACAAGTGCAGGTTGCGAGGATTGAACTCGCCTTCGCCGCTTTATGAGAACGGTCCATTCACCAGATTGGTAAACCTGCACGATACGAGTGCCTGGATTCGAACCAGGTCAAAGCCGCTAATCTGGCGGAAAGAGTTTATAAGACTCCTCTGACTACCAAGTCTCACTCGCTTCTGCGTTTATGATGCCTCGTTGTTTAACTCAGTGTGTATTCGTATGAGGTCATCATCCACAGGTATCATAACCGCTGCTTGCCCATTCTCGTTAATTATACCTAAATGCTCTCCATTTTCAACTCGTTCCATCAGTTCATCAAACCTCTCTTGAAACTCTTCCACAGTGAAAACTTCCATTTTTGTGTTTTTATTTAGTTGTTATCCTGACCATAAATTGCCAGGTCAGCATACTCAATCTGCTCAGGGTCAAGTTGAGCGGTGACAACTTCCAACACGTTCATAAACTCTTGAACAGTCTCACACTCCACCAGACGCTCACTACCCTGGTCGCTGAGAAGAAGGAAGGTGCGGGTGCAGACATCAATCACAATGCCTTGAACGGTCTCTTGTGCAATGCTCATTTGGTGTTCCGTTGATTACCCCCATATTATAGGGCAGATGGGGGCGGGTGTCAAGTGTGCCAGTTTAAAAAGTGGTTACAGATCTAAAAGAACTCTTAAATCTTCTACAGTCAGACCAAGATTTCTCAGTTTTTCTTGAGGAGTAACTGGATTTGCTTCAACAACAGACCAACCAGACTCAGAACTTTCTGATGCTGCAGAAATAGTATCTCCAGTTTCAGCATTCCAAACTAAAGTATAATTTTCTGTATGAAATGGTGGTGGAGTTCTAGTTGCATTTTCTGGAGCAACTACTGGATTTGGATTGGCGATAACTGTTCCCAGAGTATCTGGATTTGTTGAATAATACATTCCACTCAGGTCATCAACCTGATTCCAGACTTGATTTTCTTCATCAAAAACTCGAACTTTACCCAATTCTGGTTCAGGAGCTTCAATACATGTGGAATGTGCTGGAGCAAGATACATATTATGCTCTAGTGGGTCCTTTTTAGCTTCAGTTTTTGATATGAAAAATTTAAAATCAGCATCATAATTATAAATTGGGCAACTGTTTGCATAGGGCAAATCAAAAATATGCTCAACACCATCTGCGGTTCTACATGTGACAGTATAAGACATCTTTAATATAAAATAGTATCTTTACGATTATTTATGTCTTTATACAGGGTAGTAACGCATAGTTTCTTGGTCTTGTTTCATTACCAAAGTTACCGCCATTTGTAGCATTGGGAGATCCACTCTCAATATTTGTTAGTGTTCCTGTCAATGTCGCAGTTCTTGGAATAGCATTAGTTCCACTATTGCTATACGTTGGAATATTATGAGTGTGAGTTTGATATTGGTGATCTTGGAAACTAGCAAAAGTACGACCAGTATCAACAGATGAAGTATTTGCCCAACCTCTGATGAAATTTCCTCTTAAATCTGGAATATTAAAAGTGCTCACTCCGTTTCCCGCACCCCAGGTTGTTCCAATAGCAGTAAAGAGAACATTATAAAGTCCTCTAGAAACAGCAGATCCGTCACACTCCAAATATCCACTTGGAGCAGTGTTTTTTGCAAACCAAAGAACAACTCCAGCGGCGACTGTTCCAGACCCAGCTTCTGTACCTTGAATACCTTGAATGCCCTGGATACCTTGAATACCTTGACCACCAACGAATCCACTAATTCCCTGGTTTCCTTGCAAACCCTGAACACCCTGAGGTCCAATATTACCCTGAATACCTTGGTTTCCAGTTCCATTAATACCCTGGATGCCTTGCTCACCCTGGATACCTTGAATTCCCTGGATACCTTGAGAACCTAGGTCACCTCTAATTCCTTGGACACCTTGACGACCTTGAATACCCTGAGTTCCCTGAGATCCTACACCATTGTCACCTTGAATACCTTGGCGACCTTGAATACCTTGCTCACCTTGAAGTCCTTGAGCCCCTTGATTTCCATTATTACCTTGGATACCCTGACGACCTTGAATACCTTGAATACCTTGGAGACCCTGAACACCCTGAACACCCTGGAGACCTTGTTCCCCCTGGACTCCCTGAAGACCCTGGTTACCTTGTGGTCCAAAGTCTCCCTGAATACCCTGCAAACCTTGCCCACCAGTTCCACCAGTAGCACCTCCAGTTCCCTGGAAACCTTGAATACCTTGTCTTCCTTGGTTACCCTGCGCTCCAGTTTCACCTTGAACACCTTGGCGTCCTTGAATACCTTGCTCACCCTGGATACCTTGAACACCCTGGATTCCCTGACGACCCTGAACACCTTGATATCCCTGAATACCTTGAATACCCTGGATACCTTGAATACCTTGATTACCAGCACCACCTATCTGTCCGCTGATGCCTTGAATACCTTGAGCGCCTTGAGCACCGTCATTACCCTGAATACCTTGACGACCTTGAATACCTTGGTTACCTTGGTTACCTTGGAAACCTTGAAGACCTTGGTTTCCTTGAGGTCCTTGAGCACCTTGAGTTCCTGGACCACCACCAATACCTTGAAGACCTTGGAATCCTTGGAATCCTTGGAATCCTTGTGGTCCCGCTGTTCCCTGAGTTCCTTGACGACCCTGAGAACCCTGAACACCTTGGTTTCCTTGAATACCTTGGACACCCTGGAAAGATGCATCATTAATACTGATTTTCTTTACATCATCCGCAGAAAAATCATAAACTAGTAATAAATCTTGAAGTCCATCAGCACCAGTAATGAGTTGTTGCTCAGTAATTGCTTTTTTACTTACTCTTCCATCAAACAAAGTCGCCGTAATAATTCCAGAAGAAAATGTGTTTCCATAGATGGAAAAGTCTGCTCCAACTCCTAAGGTTGAAGTTCCAATACCAACTTTGCGGAAGGTTGAAATTCCAAGGAATGTAGAAACACCTGTTACTAACAATTCTTTGATTGTAACTGGTCCAGCAAATCCAGAACTACCTACAACGTCAAAAACAAATCTTGGAGTTGTTGAACCTAGACCAACTCTTTGATTTGTATAATCATACCAAAAATTAGTTGCACCATCTACTAATCCAGCAGTTCCATGAAACTGAATTTGTCCGATTGTACCACCAGCACCAGATAGTGTTGCAGATTGAGATTGCCATTCAATACCAGTGATTGTCCTAATTAAAACCTCTCCTGGATTTCCTGGGTCATTGGTTGAGTCATAAATTGTTCCAGAAACTCTTACATCACCTTGAACGTGCAACTCCTGTGATGGGCTGGGAGTATTAATTCCAACATATCCCTCGGCAGTTGTCTTAATGATTGTTCCACCAATACCAACATGGAAGTAATGCCCGATGGTCATTATTCCAGTTACATTGTCAAAAAGCAAATATGGAGAAGCAGCAAAGGATCCATCATTATTAAAGATTATCTCATTATCATTCCCTGGAGGACTAATTGTAATTGTAGAAATTGTCCCGAAGTTATTTGCAGTTACATTGACAATATTTCCGACAAAATTTAACTTATTAATACTATTTCCTGTACCAACAATCGATCCTTCTTCAAAAACTGAAATACCTGTAACAATTCCAGCAGGAGGAACTTGCCAATATCTATCATATTGACCGCCATTTTCAAAAGTTACAAGATTATAATAGTAATCCTTTACAGGCAAAGCCCTCTCACCTGGATATCCAAGATTGGGTTCTGCCTCTTCTGGACTAAGAAATACGTGTCTATCTGTACTTAATCCAGAGAAGGGTGTTAATTTTTGCTTCCCGCTTAAATATCTTTGCTTATTCCCCATAATTATGATGTACTATTCTCTAGGATACTTGCAATAAATTCCATTTGAAGTGGGGCAACCAATCCACCACTAACATATGTATGTACGATTCCATTAGCACTTCCTACTGTAGTGGTAAATGTTCTAGAAGTACCAACACTATTCACAATACTATCAACGACAAATGATGATTGGGGGGATGGGAAAATTGTTGTAGTGATTCCAGACCCTGAAGGGCATGTCATAGCAATACCTGACATGGTAATTGGGTCATTTGGAGAGAACCCATGAGGAGTTAGTGTAGTAACCGTTGCAACTCCTGTAGGTTCGTAGTACTGAACATTTGTAATTGTTACAATTCCAGTTTGAACTGCATTAATGTAAAGTGAATCTAGTTTAATTGCGTCTTTTTCTAAAACTAGACGACCATCAACCAAAACAACTGCATCATTTGGAGGAATTTGAATATCTTTAATGATACGAATATCTCTCGTGTTACCTGTGCTTCTTGATTCTCGACGATGCCAGAAAGTTACGGTTGGATATGTTGCACCAATACCAACATTCGAAACTTGAGCAAACAAAAGAATGGAAGAAACTCCAGTTGGAACTTCATATAACTTTTGAGTCCCTGGAGCAACAGGAACTGCAACTGTTAAAAACTTATTGACTGGTGCGACTGCCATATTATCTTAACGCTAGAATGAGTGGGGTAACTTCTGCTTGAATTGCTCTACTAAAATCTCGACCTCTAATTGTTGATGTTGTTTGGTCAATTGTGATTCCTTCACCAATTTTAAAGTTTCCTGCCTGGTCAGTACTCGTAAATGGTATTCTTGCACCATTAATAGCTACGATTTCATTCTCAGGTATTGGAATTCCACCTTGGAATGGGTTCGCTCTATTTATGTTAACACCTGTACCAATATATTCAAATGAGTGAGTACTTGTTAAAATTCTGCTAATTCTAAAAGTTTCAATTGAAGTGCCAGCACCAATACTGTAGGGAACAAACTGACTCAAAGTAATTGTTGTAATCCCACTAACTGGTATTGGTTCTGTTGCTTCGGCAACATCATAGAAAATTGGTTCACTAATTGCAGTTGCAATTGCTCCTCCTCCACCACCAATTGTAATTACAATTTCTTGATTTGGTAGATAATTTCTACCACTGTTTGTAACATCAATTGAAGTTATTGTACCTGCAGCACTTACGTTTGCACTACCTTCAGCAGTAATTCCTTCTGGACCAAGAGGCGAAGAAATCGTAATAGCTGGTGGAGAAGCTGGAGTGTATCCACTTCCTCCATTGAGAATACCAATTCGAGAAAGTGTTCTTAATGGCGCAGTAATAATTCCAGTTGCAGGGGTATCGTTATAATCATCAAGATTAATCTTGAAGAAAATTGCTTGTCCATTATATGGTCTTCTAGTATTTCCTAAGGTATCAGCAATACCAGCGACTACAAATTGGTCAGTATCTCCACCAATTGTTGATACTGTTGTAACTCCAACGAAATCTAATGAACCGACACCATCCGCATAAAGTCCGTATATACCAAATGATGAGTTAGAGTTTGTAAGGTCACATGCACCGCCACTTGCTGCATAAATTGCAATCTTACAGTTAATTGTAAAGATGGAAACCAACTGTGCATATCCATTATTAGTGATTGAAACTCCAATACCATTTTCATTATATTGCGTAAAGGAGTCACAAACCATACACTTGAGGTCTTGTCCTGGATTATTGACTCCAGTAAATGCTGCACCAACATGCTTCCCATCAATCTTCATGCCAATACTATCGGTCATGAAGTTAGTGCAGTTACGGATATATGGGGACCTCCATCTTCCGCTTGGACCTTCGTTACATGGTCCTGGATCTAAGAATCCAGACCTTGCACTTGCAATACCTGCTGGTGGTGGGAATGCTACAGCAGCACCTCTAATTGTCAATGGAGCATTATCATCAAAAGGATCTGGAGCATAAGCAAAGTTGATGTTCTCAATTAAACATCCTCTTCTTACATAGAAAACATCATCATCATGTTGTGGATAGATGGTAACAAGACGTAAATCCTGCCCACTAACACTTACATCTGTTCTAAGACCAATAGGATTGTTCTCAGCATAAACTCCAGAACGAATATAAATTGTATCTCCTGGGTTTGCTACTGCTGCTGCAGCACCAATGGTTAGTTTGGCATCACCCTCGGTTCTTCCGCTATTTTCATCATTACCATACTTCGAAACATATACAATATTCTTCGAATCTGCACCTCTAGGAGCCCAAAAGACTCTACCATTTGGATAAGTAACTTTTGGAGAAGCAGCAGGACCAACACCAATAATTGTTGTAACGATTCCAGCACAAACATTAATTGCAGAAACAACGTTTGCACACCCATCAGGATCACTATTACTACCTCTTTGAGAATCTGGTAGAAGAGAGAAGTCCCTGATTTGTGGAAAAGGTATTGTATAAGAAAGGGTTCTTGTTGCTGGTAGTTGAGTATTTCCAATACCAGTTGTAACTATTCCAATAAATGATGTAATAGCAGATGCCTGACTTGCACAAGTTGGTGATATTGGATCTGGTAATACGGAACCATCAATATACTGAGTAAATGTATTTCTTATGCCAGATATTTTGGTAACAACTTGATTTCTCATTACCTGAATAGCAACATCTCTTGCTTGTTGATAAGCATAGATTGATTGCTCTTGCTCACCTGCTAATAATCCTGCATTATCAATATAGTATTTGGTTGCGTCATAAACTCTTTCATTACCACCATATGACAAGTTATATGCAATAGCATCTAAAATTAACTTGATATCATCAATGCAACTTTGATTACTATTTGGTATGCTAAACAGAGGATAATTATTTAAAACTCTATCAACTGCTTCTGCCGCAATAAAATCTTTGTTTAAGAAAATCAAACGAGAAGCATCGGCATATGTTCCATTGATGGGCTCCATCTGATAAGATAGAGGATACAAGGAATTATTAATGACATATCTAGAAATTTCCGCTGCTTTTTGAATTGCAGTAATAGATGCTTCTTTAATTGAATATCCATTCACATCAGTCCCAGTGATATGAATTAATGTATTGCCATTATAATATGATAATCCAGCACCAACCGATCTAGAATTACCACCTCTAGTAATGTCAAAACAAATGGACCTTAGAATATCTTTGATGTCATCTCGACAAGAACTATAATTAGAAGTTGATAGTGAAAATGGGGGGTCTTTGTATGAAGTGCTTGTTATGAATCCAACTGCTTCTCCAGCAAGATACTCTAGATTCAAGCGAATCATATTCGCAGCATCAAAGAATCTAGCAGGAATAACTTGCCCTGTAGTTCCAACACCAACTTGTGTTAATACACTTCTGAAGACTCTGTATTCATCAGTTGTATTTTCAGATGTGAATCCTACTTGATTATTTGCATCATATATTGCACCTTGATTGAAGTATATGTCTTTTCTAAAAAGATCGACATCGCGTGATGGATCTGCAGTTCCTATACCAATTGAACCGATTCCAGTTGTTGTAAATACTGTTCCACCAGCACCAACACCTAACGTTGTCTGTAAAGTTGTTGCATCATCTACATTTAGTGTTGAATCAAACTGAACTGCATCAACAACATCTAAAGTAGATTGCAGATCTGTTGCACCTGTTACATCTAATGTGTCTAATAAATTAGTTGCACCAGTTACTTCTAAGGTATCAAACAATTCAACAGACTGAAGCACGTCCAATGTGCTGAGTAAAGTTGCTGCTGCACCAACTTGTAAAGTTCCAAATAAAGTTGTACCAGCACCAACAAATAAGAATTTTTGTATGGATACTCCAGCTCCAACAAAAACATTATTTTGGAACGTCGAGACTCCAATAACTCTAAAACTACCTGCCATCGTGGCAGCAGCACCAACGTATAATTGATTATCAATTTCTAAGTTTTCTTCTACAAGAACATTTTTTTCAAAAGTTACATCATCTTTAAATGTAACAATTTGTTCAAATGTTGCTACTCCAACTACACTTAATGGACTTAAGATAGTAGATCCAGAACCTATAACATCAAATCCATCATAAAATACACTTCTTTCAAAGAAAGTAGAAACTCCAGATACAGTTAATCTACCATTTAATTTAGTATCACCAGTTACTTCTAATTGATTTTGTGGGTTGGTAAGACCTATGCCAACATATGCTGAAGTATTAAGTCCAGCAGGTCTCTTTTCCCAAAAATCTTTAATAACAATATCAGCAATATTGGGGTTATCTACATTAACTTTACCCTCTACCAATTCAAAAAGACTTCCACCAGAATTAGTGATAAAGTTTAATCCACGGAATGATGATGGTCCAACTAGAACGCCTTCATTATAAACAAAGATACCTTCAGTAAAAGATGGTTCAAATTCTACCCATTTAATTCCTTCAGCATCTTTTGATAAGAATCCACCAATAACACCAGGACTATTAGAAGCATCATAAAGATTTCCATCAATTCTAGCATTACCAATAATATCTAGATTTTGAGTTGGGGCTGTTGTGCCTATTCCAACCCAACCAGCATAGGGTCCATAAGTTACAACATTAAAAACATTATCTCCTGGATTATTTCCAATATAAAATTCTTCAGTAACTGTTAGAATTCCAACTTGAAGTTGTTCTAGTTCTTGTTGAATATCAACAGGACCAGCAAAAGTTGTTATGCCAGAGAAAAATGCATTTCCAGTAATTGAAATGTCACCGAAAGTTTCTGTTGCTCCTGCTTCAAAATCATAATAAATTTTGCCATAGACGTATAAGTCCTTATACATCTTGACATCTTCATTAAAGATAGATGGTTTTCCAATAATTGAAAAATCTTCTCCTTCCATCTACTTTACCTCAATTTCCATTGAAAGAGTCTTTTGCAGCATTAAAAAGAAATACTGCTGCCCCACCAAGAATTCCTGCTAAAACATCTGCCCCAACGAAACTACCAGCGAAGACTTGATTACAAAAATCAATTTTCAATCCTTCAGCAAGATTTCCCTGTTTTGCATTCAGATTAACTTCATTACCATCAAGCAGTGTTTGACCACCAACTGATTTTAGTGTTAGGTTTCTTCCCGCTTTAATGTCAATATCTTCGGTTGCTTCAAGAGTTATATTTGTTGCTTTAATTCTTACCGCACCATTTCCATCTGCTTGAATTACAACTTCACCAGTTTTAGATGCAATTAAAACGTCTTGACCTTTAGAACTTTCATTACCATCTCCACCAACTATTTCAATCGTTCTATCATTATAAATTGAAAACGTGCCATCCTGTGCAAGGGAAATAGAAGACTTATCTTTATTATCTGTTGTAGAGTAAATTAGATAACTTAAATTTCCCTTATTTCCCATTCTAGGATTGTTTGCGTCAATCCTAAACTTTGGTCCAAGACTAATGTGTCTTCTTGCTTCCCAGTTACACTTTTGGGCGGGTCTTTCTGCCATGTTATTTCGTAATACAATCTATTTGCTGTTTAACTTCATCTTGATATTCAGGAATGCCCAGGATTGGTCGTATTAATGCTCCCGATCCTGTATCACTAATAACTCTTATAATTGGTAAGTCGGTAGTTATATTGGTATTTATCGGAGTAGCCTGAACAATTCCTCCCTTATCAATTACTAGATCATATTCTGTGCCGAAATTATCAGTTGCTATATCACCAACTCGATATCCAGTTCCAGGATTATCAATAACTGTATTAGTTACTGCATAATTTGCAATATCACCAACAGGATAATTTTCACCCTCAGATACAAGATAAATGGCACTCACTTCTCCAGCATCATTAATTAATGCTCTAGCAACTGCACCATATCCCTGATTACAATTATCTTGAATGGTAACAAATGGTGGGAATTGATATCCCGATCCAGGATTAGTGATTTGCACTCCAATGCAACTTCCAGTTGCTTCTGCGCCAAGTCCAACAATTGTTCCCATAAGTGGCGTAGCTGCTGCGCCAGTCCCACCACCACCAAAAATATTGATAGTAGGAGCACCACAAACTAATGGCGGTCCAGTATAACAACCACCCAAAGCACTCAATGGATTACTTACAGCGTCAATAACTTGACCTGTAGTTGATTTAAAGATATCATAAGCATCTGTGAAACTACCTGTCATATCTTGCAAGGTAGAATTGGCAGTGTTCATAATATTAGAAATCTGAGTAAATGGATCTGCCCCAGACATCATTGGACCACCACCAATCACATATGTTGTTGCAAGATTTGTACATTTGTCTTTATTTTGATTACATCCAAAAATAGAACCAATACCTTTAATTGCATCAATTGAACTTCGAATTAAATTGGCAATATTAAGACCTGCAGTTAAAATCTTAGCAACTCCACCAATGGCAGCACTTAGTGCATCAGCAATGCCATCAACAATATTATTCAAAAGTGCTCCAACAAATTGATTAGCAGCACAAGAAACAAAGTTTTTAATATTATCTACTGCAGAATTAACCATCTGCTCAATAACACCCTTCAATCCTTCAATTACTTTTCCAACAACACACCCTAGTGCTTTTTGGAATGCTTTCACTGGTTTTACCATTGCAGTCTGAGCTGCAACCCCACCCAAGTGAGCTGCTACGGGGTTGCCAGTTATCGCTAAAATTTTTCCAAATACATCTTTATATAAAAAGTCTAAACCAGCCTTCATCAATTTGACCATCTCATCACCCAACCATTTGACCGCATTGCCAATCATTTCGTTGCAGTCTTTTAGAATTCCATTAATTGCCTCTTTGATTTTTGCTTTTTTCTTCTGTATATTATTCTGTAACTTTCTAATCTTTTTAAGTAGGTTTTCAATTCTGGCAGTTATTTTATCCACTGTAGTATTCTTACAGGGATTTGCCATAACAATTTTGTCACCAATAACAGAACTTACTGAAACATCTCCAGTTGAAGAAGATGTATCATCTGTTCTAGCAACAGGAGAAACTTGAGATTTAGGATTGCCAGATTCATTTGATTCATTCGGAACAAGAGTTCCATCTGGTTTAGGAATATTCTCAGTATATCCCGTGAATGGTTGAAATGGTCCTTTATAATCTTTGCTTACTACGTCCGATGTTTTACCAAATGTTGCTAATATGACGGGGATTTGTGCATTATCACCATCCATAAAGAACCCGAAAACCACATCACTAGGTTGAAGTGCAACATCTGTAGATTGATTTGCTGCGCCACTTCCAGACGTGGTTGGTATCAGAACTTGAGCCCATGGAAGGTCTTCATTTTTTAATTCAGATTCATAGAATGGATGATACCCCATAATACGAACACGGTATCTATTACCCCAACCTTCAGCACCTTGTCTATGATAAGGAGCAGGGGGAATCTGACCAATCCACCAACGGAATCCGTCTCTACCTAGAAAATTACTTTTAAGTAATGATTCATCTATCATGACTTATTAGCCTCTGGATTTATACCAAATGTATCTCTAACTAATTTCATAGAAGTATAAGATGATTCTGTATCAAAGTGATGACACAGTTCTTTAATCATATATAGACCGCTTGTTTCCTCGTCCAATTCGTTTCCATCTTGAGAAGATATCTTTGGAAAATTGCATTTAATGACATCCCCTGCACTTAGATTTGTATTCAGAGGAACAACCATACTTAAAGTTTGAGTGAAAAGTATATTATACCTCATAATAGACTGAGATTGATACTTTTCTGGACTTGCATTCACTTCTTTAGATGGTTCTTTATTCAGAGTACCAACATCAAGACACATTGTGAAGATTCTAGTTGGAGTTTCACCAAGATCTTTTGAACTACCAGAAGTTATTTTAGGAAGTTTTATTTTTTCGCCAAGATTACTTGTCTTATTAACATAGTCATTTAACTTAAATAATCCCTTTTGGGGATTTGTAAATTCAAACGTTAATGGATTAAAAAATATTCTGTAACTTGAATATGTGCCTAACTTAAGTTTCTCAATTAAGTTTTGATTCTTCTCTGTAGTATATTTCAAGATTTTAAAGTCGTTCTTTACAGCGTCACCCTTTTCATCATATGTTTCAATGCTTTGACTATAAAGATAAACTGCTTTTGGTTTTTGTTTAATCAAATTATCAATTGACCTGAAATTAAAACCATCCTTGGTTTGATAGAATACAAATCCAGCGGTAGCATCACCTGAAGTAGCAGGAACACCTTTTGATGCTAGCCAGATTAAGACAGTAAATGGCTTACGCATATTACCAATAAATCCATACTTATTTGTTGTCCTCTCTATTGAATCATTAGTAAATTTGTCAGTCTTAAGGATATTTTTAAGAATTTGTTTTACAGAAGTATCAATACTATTGTCTGGGGCAAACTTTTTTCCTACTCTTACTGTTTCATTTGTGATTGCTTCTCTTGAAGTAAGATGTAAAGTAAAAGCTTCTCTTTGAGATTCTGCAATCACATCAGTAATACTTGAGACATACAAGTAATCTTTTGATGACTTGGAAAAATCAATGGCAATATTAGACTCGGTGTTAGGAGAAATTTTCAATCTAAGTCTCTCCCCACCCCTAAGAGGAAGACCATTATAAACAGACTGGGGATTCTTATCTGTGCTCCCATCAGGGTTAGCAGAAGGTATGCTATCACCAGTATTAATCATCTTCAAAGTCGCAGTGATTGTTGGCGAAAAGATATCTTCATAATAGTCAAAAGAAACTATTGAAGGCGTGATATCAACTGTTCTTTGCTGATCATTTGATTCTAGAATTGCTTCTTCAAACTTGGATGGGGATTGTGCTACTACTTGTGCCATTATAGATACGCTAAATCAGTTAAGAACTTTTGTTTGATAAAATTATTTAACACACTTGATGGTGGGCTTTGTGTGGTTTGTGATTCTTGTTCAAGAGAACGAGATCCAAACGATGCAGCGGCAGAATTCAATAATTGTGCTAATCCACTCAAATCCATTTGTGGTCGTGTATCAACCACGCTTACAACATCTGGAGACATACTTGGTGTAATTCCAGATGCAACATCCATTGATGGAACACCAGATACAGAACTTGCTGTTGAACCTGCTGCACCATGAGAAACAGTAACTCCCCCCGTTCCAATAATTTCTGCTTCTCTACCATATCCACCACGATAATACACTGCACCAACTGCAAAAGGAAACTTAGTTGCCGATCCTACTTGAGATGGGAATGTTTGTTTTACTTTAGAATTGATTTCTTGCATATCAACAGCGGCACTACTTCTTCCACCATGGGCTCTCTGCTCTGCAGCAATTAATCTTCTGATATTATCATCACTACCAGATGCATATTGTTTTATATTTCCATAAAATACAGTTGAACCTCTTGCAAGCATTGCTTTTGTTGCATGGAAAGCAACTTCACGAATACTTGCAAGTTGCTCTGCCGTTGGATTTGCTCCTTTATAATCTAAGTGGAAGTGAGTCGCATAACTAGCCTCCCCTCTACCAGATCCACCCTGAATAAATCCCCCTGGTCCAACTTGTGGTATTAAACTCATTGTTCCAGTTGATACTGCAGGTGCTTGTTGTAGATTTGCAGATTGCTGCCCAGATGCATATGCTGCTGGAGATACATTTGCTGCTTTTTGTGCTTCTGGTAAAAATGACCTATATTTTCCAGACTTATAAACACTCCAAGGATTAAAATTAGAACCACCAGACAGAATGAATGCTGCCCTTGCATTAGTTAGAGGGTCTTTTAATTGCTCATAGGATGTTATTCCAAATTTTTTCAATCTTTCTGGGCCAAGGGACCCAATCATATTAATTTGCCATAAACCATAAGATAAGTCACGAGTCCTTGGATTGTCATTTACTACACCAGATCTTCCACCAGACTCTGCTTTTGCAACTGCTGCTGCAGTAACTGCATTTTGTTGACTAAATCCAGCTTGTTTTGCAACAGCAACTAATTGTTCAGTGGATAATGTTTCTCCAGCTCCTGGAAATTGAGATTCGCGTTCTGAGAATTGAGATTCTCCCTGAGTGCCCAATGGTGGTGCATTTTGACCACTTGCAATCCCTTCATTGAGAGATGTTGTCATCAATCTCAATGCGTCATCGATTGATGATGACATATCAGATAGATTTTGATTGAGTTGTCCAAATGTATCTTTTACTCTATTCGATGTGTCAAAGAAATCAAATGACATAATGTTTTGGGCAACGGCACCAAGAAGATTGAACATATTACCAACAAATCCAATTGCACCCATAAAAAACTGTTTAATAATTGCCACTCCCTTATAAATTCTGGCAACAAATTCTTTTGCCATTCCAATCCAAGTTGGTAAGTTTCTTAGTAACCATCCCACTCCCAAATATGCAATCGCAGATAAAATCCTTCCCAAAAATCCTTTACCACTGTTGAGGATAGATTTCTCAGTAGCAAATCCTGGAGAAAGGATAGAACCTAGACTTGATGCTTCAAGTTGATCTTCTGCTTCTTTCTTTCTTAAATTATCCTGTCTTTTTTGAAAGAGACCTTTACTTCTGAATACTGCTTCACTTTTTATCTTAGTTCTATTTAAAATAACTCTTTTAGTATCACTAATTACTGTTCTTGTATTAGAAAGACTTCTTCTCATGTTTATAAACGTGGAAGAAATCTTATTGATTGAACTAGTTCCAGCAGATAAACTTAAAACTGCCATCTTACATCACCACATTATAACTTAATTGAGAGTACATAGTGTAAAAATTATTAGGATTACTCGAAGATATATGGGGAACATTGTTAGAAGAATTTCCTTTTCTTAATGATGGTGCTGGTGGTTTTTGCTTCATCTCTGGTTGTGTCAAAATAACCTGAGGAGCTGGTTTAGTTAAAGGTCCTAATGGTGCATTTTCTGTTTGCTTTTGTGATATTTTTGCTTCTGGAGACACTGGAGTAACAGAAAGAGCTCTTTCTTCAGCAGTTTCTCCTGGAAGTAAAGGTCTCATTGTTGGTATATTTTTATATAAGTCTAAGTATCCTTTTTCTTCTTCTGTTGGAGTTACTTCTGGTGCAGCGGTTCCAACATTCATATTAAGATCTCCATTTACCCCTGGAGTCATTGGAAGCATAGGTGTTGCTGCTGGAGCTTCTGGTGTTTGTGAAGTTGAACCTGGTGGTGGAATATTTGGTTTATTTGGCTTTAATTGTTGCTGTGGAGTTGAAGAAGTTGGAGTTTGTTTTTGTTCTTGTCCCCCACCTGCCATTCTAGATAATTCAAGTCCAACTCTTCCAGCGGCTGCAAATCCTCCGATTACTGGAAACATAGATAACGCACTAAGAGCTGCTCCTGGCAAATCTCCTTGACTCAAATCATAACCTGTCGAGACTGCACCAAGAGCAGTTCCAAGACCAGGGGTAAAACCACCAGCAACTCTCCCACCTCCAGCTGCTGCAGCACCGCCACCTTTCATAAAATTAAAGAACTTAGTCATTAAGTTCGTGCTACCTGTTACAGTAGGTCTTGCACCTCTGGCAGCGGCATTGGCAGCGGCAGGTGCTCCTCTACTGAATAATCCAGCAACACCTCTACCTAAAGCACCCAGACCTCTGAATGGCAGTAAAATCAGTTTAGCAATTAAACCACCAACTTTAAAAACTACACCATTGAGTAATCTTAGGAAAACAGCAAATCCAACATTAATCGCTAATAAACCAGCACCAGCATAAAGTAAGTTCTTGAGGATACTATTCTTAATCTCATCAAAAACTTTAAAATTTTTATCCTTGTATGCCCTTAATAATTCTATTCCTTGAAGTGTGAACCACCCACCAAGAAGAGTGAATATTGCGCTCTTAATCCTATCAAATATACCCTCAGTCTGCTCAATAACTTTTTTTACTGGACTGATAAGAGCATTTTGTATTTTCTTTTCTAATTCGTTTTCACGACCTCTTTTTATATCTCTATCAACTATCTTTTGCTCATTATCTTGTTCTGTTTGAATTCTTTTTTGCTCAGCAATAGTTTCTCCTCTGAGAAGTCTAGCAATATCTCTAACACCATTGGTTAAATTTAAAACTTCTACACGAACAAATTCAATCTGCTTTGAAATTGTTCCAAGAGAAGATTGATTTGCCTTTACAATTGCTAAACTTTGAGTGCTTGCTAAATCATTTCCATCTTGCCTAACTAAAGCACCACCACGACCACGAAACACAGAACTGGAAACAGTTGCTCTACGGAATAGTGCTTTTCTGGCTTCAGCAGACAGGTAAGATCCTGTTCTAGGATCTACACCTGTTTGTGCTATGGTTATTGCATCAGCCATTCGTTATGCCGTTTTTAAGATTTTCTTCTTCTATAAACTGCTGAAGAAGAGAGATATAAATTTCTCTCTCCCAAGGTATCATATTTTCTAACTCTGTCAATGAATATTTATGATGCTGTATGAGGGCAAAATTTGTTTTGTAGTATGACTCAAGGGAATCATGAGCCATCCCTACGCGAAAAAACTTGTTAGACCCTCCAAAACAACTTCACTTTCAACTTTTGTTTCTGGATTTTTGATTTTGATTGTATGAGAAAGTTTGGGCATTGTTTCAAAGAAAGTCTCAATCTCTTTGAATTGTTTCGAACTCAATTGATCAACAAATTCAAATAATTCTTTCTTAGTACAATCAGAAGCAGACCAAGATTCTTCTTCAGAATAGACTTGCTCAATACATCCACTAATCAACTCAAAAGTATCATCAACCGTTACATCAGTAATATTAAAGTTGTTTTTAATAAACTGACTCAATGAAGGATATCTCATCCTCATTGTTAGATTATCATCTAACTTAATATCTCTGGTATGATTTGGATTGGTTTGAACTTGGATTTCGTCCAAGTTAATTGACACTGGAACTTGAGTAACTTCATCATCAGGGCAGGTGATTAGAACATCTACTGTCTCACCTACTGACTTTCCTCTGATGTTAAGGAACAGATACTCAATATCAAAAGTAGCCAGGTCTTCTACTTTTACACCTTTTGTCAAAATGCAATTTGAGATAACTGTTTTAATTGCATTTGTGATTTGCTTATCATCTTGACTTTCCATTGCGATGATAAGAATTTTTTCTTCTTTAACAAGAAATGGTCTATATTTAATTGTTTTTTTAGAAGATGGTAATGTCAACTCATAAGTCGGAGTTGCAATTGTTGGTAAAGGCATAATAACCTATAATATTGTCAGTAATTTATTTATGAACCAAATCCTGGTGGATATTGTCCAATTTCTCCAGCAACAAAGTCAGGTTTTTGATTCCAATCAATACTACTCCCAGTAGTTGCCGCACCCTCTCCTCCATAAATTGGATAAGATTGTGATAATCTAATAGCGTTCGCTTCATCCGCACTCAGTGGTGCGACTTTACCAGATGCATACAGTAAAGATGATTCTCCAGTTTTATTATTATCAACTCCTCTTTTTTGGTCAATGGCAGAAATTGGCCCACAAACATAGCGAGTGAATTCAAAAGTTGCAGATGCAGTCAAAGTTCTAGAGCTATCATATGAAACATTAATATTACCAACATTAGAGGGGAACATTCCAAAAAATGTGTATTCAATATTTTTACGATAGTCTCTATCAAACTTAACGATTTTTGTCGATTCCATCTTATAGTATTCGGGGTATTGCATTCTGATAAAATAATTCTTTCTTCCTTGACTGACAGCATCAGCATTTGTTCCAACTGGATTATGAGATCCGCTTGCAATAAATTCTGCCCAGTGCTCTAGAAATTTCAATACTTTATAATCACTATCAATATAGAACCCTAAATTAACTTGCCCATAAATTCTACTATGGGCAATCTTTTCTTGAATGCCCATGTAGTTTCCTGCAATATTTGCAGTTGCCAAACTTCCATATGGAAGTTCTGCAGAGTAACATAACAATCCAACATCACCGCTTATAAATCTAGAATCAACACCTCTGTTAGCCAAATAAGATGATAACGCACCATCTTTTGGTGGTGCTCCAAACTTGACTTCATAATGTGAGGTTTGAGCTAGATTTGTTAATACTCTTTTAAATTCTGATATTTTTCTTGGTCTAGGTGCTGGCACTCTAAATACCTATATTATGAGTCTTTTAGTTATTTAGATGTCTTATAAGGGAAAATATCAACCATCTTATCCTGAAAAATACAAAGGAGATCCAACAAATATCATTTATCGTTCCCTCTGGGAAAGAAAATTTATGAAATACTGCGATCTCAATGAAAATATTTTAGAGTGGGGAAGTGAAGAAATTGCCCTTCCATATCGTTCCCCAATTGACCGCCGCATTCATAGATATTTTCCAGATTTTTATATTAAAGTAAAAGAATCAAATAATGTTATTAAAAAATATTTGATTGAAATAAAACCCAAAAGACAGACTATTCCCCCACAAAATCCAGGCAGACAAACTAAAACATACATCCGTGAAGCATATGAGTATGCAAAAAATCAATCAAAGTGGGCTGCTGCAAAAGAATTCTGTGCTGACCGTGGGTGGAGTTTTAAAATTATAACAGAAGATGAGTTAGGTATTAAATAATGCCGAGAAAAACTCTTAAAGACAAACAAGAGAAGCAACAAAAACTTCAACAAAATAAAGCAGTCAAAAATAGGGTTTTGCCACTTGTAGAAAGTATTAATGGCACTGAAGACCCTGATGATTTGATGCAGGAACTCATGGGACTTTTATCTGAGTCAAGCACTGCACCACAAGTAGGTAAATACTATACTTTTGTTTATTCGCCAAAAACATCTGGAATTACTTATGATGAATATCCTTTGGTTGCAGTAACTGAAGTTTTAAAATGGGGATTCAAAGGATTTAATTTTCACTGGAATGATGGAAGGCAATATACCTGGAAAGAAATCATTGGTGGTGTGTATAATATTCTAGATGAAGAAATAACTGATGTACGAAAGATACCTTTTGGAAAAATACGATCTAAATAGTTAGAAAAAGATAAATGGTAGTTAAGCCCTGGGAAGTCCAACGAAGCTCAACAACAAGTAACCCACCATCTTCTTCTGCTGGGTCATCTGCCCCAGCTAAGCCAGATAAACAGCAAGCTCAAAAATCCAATAAGAAGACAGCATATAGATATCCATTTGATAGAATTGATGATGGTGATGACTACTTATTAATAGAAGTTATTGATTTTGTTCCTGGTGGATTACAAAGACAAGGTGCCGAGTCTTTAGCATTAGTTACAACAGATCAAACTCTAGCAAAAAACAAGCAAAAAGTACTTAGTCGAATTATTTTACCTATTCCAGAAGGTGTTGGAGATACCAATAATGCAGACTGGTCAAATAGTAACGTAAATCCATTTGATGCTACTTTGATTGGAGCATTCAATCAATTTTTGGGACAATCTGCTGGGGGAAATCTTCCAGGTGCTTTTGGTGACATGGCTAAAAATCTTGCTGGTTCTGGATCTGCTTTAGCACTATCTGCAGAAGGAGGAAAGGCATTTATGGCATCAATGTCTGCTAAAGCAGCCGCAGCGATAACAGGAAATGCTAACGCCCAGGGACTAATTAATAGAGCACTTGGTGCAACATTAAACCCAAATAGCCAACTCTTATTTAACAGTGTGGCTCAAAGATCTTTTGGATTTAGTTGGGACTTAGTTCCAAGGTCTAAAAAGGAATCGGATGAAGTAAAAAATATAATAAGAATATTTAAATCCTACATGTCTGCAAGAAAAGGTGCTCAGGCTCAACCAGGTGGTGGATTCTTTATTGGGTCTCCAAGTGTATTCCAATTAACTTACATGACAGGTCAAAAACCACATGCATTTTTGAACCAGTTCAAACCAATGGCATTAACTGGGATGTCAGTTAATTATACAGGATCTGGAACTTATGCAACATATGGTGATTCAACACCAGTTCATATGCAATTAACACTTAATATGAGCGAACTTACACCAATTTATGCTGAAGATTATGATACAAAAGAAGGAAAAGATGGAGTAGGATACTAAGATGGCATACTTTAGAGAACTACCAGATTTAGAATATCAATCACCATTCTCGGATAGAAACTCTTCATTAGATTATGTAAGGGCAAAAAATATCTTTAGAAGAGTAAAAATCAGAGACGACTTACAGAAAGTTTTTACAATATTCAACAAATATACCATTTCTGATGGTGCAAGACCTGATACAGTTGCAGAGGCACTATATGGAAAGTCAGAATTTGACTGGGTTGTACTCATCAGTGCTGGGATAGTTAATGTAAGAGATGAGTGGCCACTCTCAAACTATGATTTGTACAATTACAGTTATGAAAAATATGGAGATAATCTCAATGACACTAAATTTTATGAAACAATAGAAGTCAGAGATCCTAATGGAAGATTAATTCTCCCTGCTGGAAAAGTTGTTGATGCTAACTTTACAATTCCAGACCCAGCGAATAAAGTTCAAAATTTACAACAATCTAAAGTTGTTGTAGCAATTAATAATTATGAATATGAAGTTCGTAAGAATGAGGCAAAAAGAAACATTTATGTATTAAAATCAGAATACTTACCAAGTTTCTTAACTGATATTAGAAAGATTATGACATATACAGAATCATCTCAATTTATTGATTCTAAGTTAATTAAGGCATCTAATACTAGAATCAAGTCACCATAAAAAAGGGGGCATATGCCCCCAGTGTATCAGTCTTCGGCAAGACGGGCGAAGTAGGACAGAGCATCATCATCCTCATCTTCTTCAACCGCAGCAGCACGACGGGTGGGTTGAAGATTGTTGAGTTCAGTACGAAGATCCTCAGTTAGTTCGCGGGTCGAACCACGGGTGTTGTCCTCATCAAGATCTTCGGGGTCCTGATAACGAGGAGTACCTTTGGAACCAAGCACATAGTCAAGACGCTTCTTCAGTTCATCATAGGTCTTGAATTGGTCGGCAGCAACGAGTTCGGCAAGCGAATACTGCTTCTTCCACACTGCTTCCATTGCATCATCATCGTCCAGCAGAGGAGCAGCAGCAGCAAACTCACTAGAATCATAGTTACGATAACCAGCAACGTTCTTCGCCTTCAGTTTGAAGTTGGCACCTTGCCAGAAGTCAAACGGATCGATTGCTTCCTCATCTTCAAACTCGGGTTGCATCGCAGCAGTCAGTTTGTCGAAGATCTTTTTACCGAACTTGAACAGGAAGACCTTACCTTCGTTCGCAGGGTTGGCAGGATCTTTCACAACGTAAATGTTGCTCACATAAGTCAGTTTGCGCTTCTGCTTACGTGCCAGTTCCTTACCAGCATCAGTACCATTGTTCCACAGTTCAGAGTTGTACTCAGACACTGGATCCTTCTGACCCAGAGTAGTCAGAGAGTTCTCAATATACCAACCACCAGGACCTTGGAATGCGTGACTGTAGAGTTTCACGAACGGAAGGTCCTCACCGTTCGGAGCAGGGAGGAAACGGATTACGGCATAACCATTGCCGCTCTTATCTACATCCAGTTTCCAGATGCGGTCATCACTAGAACCGCTACCAGTATTCATTTTTTCAACTTCTTTGACCAGTTTAGCGGTCAGAGAGCCCAATTTAGATTGCTTCTTAAGGTCAGCAAAAGACATTTGGATTACCTCGGATAGTTTGGATTCGGGGGATTTACTTGGATATTATAGCGAAGATTGAATCACCTGTCAATGAATTGTTTGAGGGATTCAATGGTCTTATTCATACTACTGAACAGTACTTGCATATCAGTCTCTGGTGGAAAACCCATCAATGCGACTGATTTGCGTAGGTTCTCTTTCATCTCAACCGCTTGTGGATCATCTGAAAGAGACAGTCTAGTATACATCACTCTCTGCTTTTCTAGCAAGAGTTCTAACTTTTCAATGTGTTCCAGTTTGGTCTCACGGGGCATCATACCAAAAGTGAGAATACTTCCGTATATCTCCTCTTGTAACTTATTGATTTCTTTCAGTTCATCTTGAATAATATCGGAGTCAAAAAAGTTACTCATCTATGATTTCCCTTAAAATCTTCTTGTACTGGAATACGTCAATATTTATGAATTATTCTTTAATGCTCTTTTTCTTTCTCTTGCCCGTTCCTTACGGTTTTCCCTATCTTTTTGATTTTCCCAATATCTCTTTTTCTCCCTAGCTCGTCTAGCTAAAACTTGCTCCTCAGTCAAACCTTTTGCCCATCTCTTCTTTTCATAATCTGGATTTTTATCTCTCCACTTTTTTCTAGATTGTTCTTTTTGAACCTCTCTAGATGGAAAATTTTCCCAATTTTCGTCCTTTATATCTTCTATAAAATCAGGACCATCAATATTAAGAGCAAGATTAATACTCGATACATTTAACATATTCTTTTAGTAGGGGTAATATTATTTAGGCGGGACTTACGCAAGTCAAATACCCCTACCCGACTTTGCTGCCCGCACTCTATGAAATTATTTCTCTAAGAATTTTTTTATAGTTAAAAATATCTATTTGAAGAAATGGTGAATATTTTTTAATTTTAAGAGAAACACACTCCCACACTGGGTCCAAAAGTTTTTCATCAAACGTCTTCCCGAACAGGAATATTTTATCATATATGACCAGTGTTTCAAGGCTAATCTTCCCGCTCAGGAATTTTTTTAGAACGGGTGGATGTCCTTTGGAACAATTCAACGCATCCTCTAATTTTGTTTCCGAGAACAATTCGTTGCTTTGCTCTTTGAACAAGTAAGTCAAACTCTGCTGTCGTCTCATCCATTCTTGATATGTTCTTTCTCCTTCGTTTATTAAAGAACCAATCCATAAATTACTCGGGTTGTCTGCTTCTACAAAGTTTGATACTAAGAAATCTACGACTTCTTTATCAGAATATTTGCGACTTGTCTTCTCGAACCAGTATTTGTCCTTGCGTTTGTTGAAGGATGTCATACTGGCACGGGTCTTCGCACCATATTTAAAGAAATCGTATTTTGGGTTTGTGAAATGATTTTTAAGTGACAAATAATGTTGATAAGTTTCAAAGGGTGTCACGATCATAAAGGCAATCTTGCTCTTGATGTTTTCTTCATAAAGTTAAGACGAGTGGCATCCCACTTGAGTCTTTCTTTTAAAGGTTTTGAAATGAGTTTCGTAACTGATTCTACCTCAAGACTATTGACTTCGCAATAGTGACAAATAGCATCAATATAATTCAGATTTTCTTCAGCAACAATTTTCTCAATCTCAAGAGCAAACTTGGAAGGGGTTAAAAATTTACTTTCTATTGCCTGTTCTAATTCTTTATTTGGTTCCATAGAGTTCCAGTTTATCTCTAACAAACTTTCTAATGTATTCTGTGAGAAGTTTGATGTATTTTGATTTGTCTCGTTCTTCATAGACGACGCATTCTCCATTTTCACAAGCCATAATGATTACAAGTTTTTTGACTGAAATACCAGTCAGTTCGTAGAGCATACAACCATATGCCATACACTGAACAAAATAATGTTCAATCCACTCGCGTGGTTTTGGTTTTTTAGAAGTCTTAAAGTCGATTATCGCTAACTCGCCGTCATATTCGGCAATACAATCAACTGTCCCAGCAATGCCTAGTTGCTTACTATATAGGGACCCTTCAAGGGCGTAAATATTATTTATACGATTTAAATCAGTTTTTGCAATCTTAAAAAGAAAATCAGAGATTGGTTGAACTTCTGGTAGTTCTTCATTTTTGAGATGATGTTCCACAAGAAGGTGCATATCAGTTCCACGACTTGTTGCCGCTTTTGTGACACGCTCTGCTTCTTCTTCACCAACTTTTTTACGCCACTTAATAAAGATTTCTTTATTAAAATGACTGGTCACCGAAGTGATGGAGACCAGTCGTACAAGTTCTTCTTCGTCAGGAACTTTATAATAACGAACACCATCTATAGTCTCCCTTTCAAGTTCAGGGAGCGTCACATCAACATGTTTGAACATTACATACCTGCTTCCATTTTTGCGATGATGTATTCTTTAACAAGTCCAGAACGAACAATATCTTCTACACCAAATTCAATTATATCAAAAGAAGGCATTTTACGCAAGATGTTCATAAAATCTACAATACCATTACGTTCATTTGTTTTTTGCAAGTCTGATTGAGTAGCATCACCACAGAAACAAATTTTGGTATTTTCACCCACACGAGTAATAATAGAATCGAGTTCGTGGAAGTTTAGATTTTGGAATTCATCAACAATGACGATAGCATTATCAAGAGTTGTTCCACGGAGGAATGAAGTGCTCCAGAACTTAATAGTTTCTTGTGACTTCAAATTGCCATAGAGCATTTCAAAGTCAGCATCAGAAGGCATCTGGAACATATACTTCACCATATTCTTATAAGGAATCTGGTAAATGTCTGCTTTATCTTCATGAGATCCAGGAAGGAATCCAATCTCACGAGTTGCTACAAGAGAACGAACGATATAAACTTTTTCATAAGGGGTTCTTTCATCAAGAACATCCATTAAAGCATTATAAAGAGTAATAAAAGTTTTACCAGTTCCAGCACATCCATAAGCAACTAAATGCTTTTCATCTTGATAGGAATCAAAAAACTTTTTCTGATTATCTGTAATTGGTTCAATATCGACCAAGTAATCAGAACTTAGAGGCTTTCTCCTCTTCATTTGCTTTGCAGTCAAACCAACACCAATAGGTTGGATGTCATTGCCTCTTTTTCTTCTTGCCATTAGAGTTTCTTTACAGTAGAACCAGGAGCTTTTGCTGCTTTTGCAAGCACATCATTCCATCCAGGATTGCGATTGATAAGTTTGTCCCTCCACTCACCAACTTCTCCAGCGCCAGGACAAGTTGATGGGTCAGACCAATCTCTGTCCCAATCTGGATTATCTTTTTTCCACTGGTCCCAGGCGTGGATACTCATTTCCACTTCTTTCTGTTCGCCAGTGGTTTTGTTAATAACAGGATAAGTCGCCATAAAGTTACGAAATCAAGATAATTTATTTAGAATGAAAGTTTTACTCTTCTACTGTTTCCACATCAACAACTTCTTGAGATTCCCAAGGTAAAGTATCATACTTTTCGGTTGTTGATGCTGATTTTTGAGCATCAATTATAGAAGATAATCTGAATTGCTTATTCGCAATCTCTTCTTCCCCAATTAAAGTCTCAACCCAAGAAATAATTTGTTCCTCAGTTAAATCAGAATACTCAGTAAAATCATCTTCAGCAGCTGAAGGCAATTCTAGAGTACCTCTTTCATCAGCAGTAAAAGTAGTTTCATTCACTTTTTCTGTAGCAGTGTAAATCCATTCTACAGAACTAACTGCACCAGATAATCCTGCAGTATTATAATTCAATGCATGAATTTTCCAAGAATATTTGACAGACATCTTTGAACATTTAAGAGTAAAATTATTTATTCCACTCTAACGCTTCTGAGACTGATGGAAATTGTTCGGTAAATATTTTCTTACACTCAAGAGCAATATCCATGTGTTCTTTCTGAGTTCCATTTGCAGAACGAAGATTGATATAATGAATCCATGACCTGCATGATCCCGACATATAAATGCGTGTAGGCGTCGCTAAGGGCAGTACAAACCTTGCACACTCCTTTGCTACTCCATGAGCAAGAAGTTCCTTATAGAGTTGCATAGAGTGTGCAAAATGGTCTTGAATCTTACTCTGTAGAGTCAGTTTCTCATACTCAGAAATGTCGTCAATAGAGTTCTGACGATTCTTGGTATCTTGACGACGAAGTTCAGGTACAGGAATATAATCGCTCAACAAAGAAGAATCTGCATAACGCTGCGAAAATTCTTGATATGTGAAAGAACGGTGCCTCAAAATTTGAGCTGCGATACCACGATTTGTTTCGATCTCAAGAGTCATAAAAGACTGCTCAAAAACAGACCAATGATTATGCTTAATGCAATAAGCAAGCAACTTGGCATAGTTTTCGTTGTCTTGATTCGCAGGGTTGCTAACTCTAGCAACATATGCCATTGTTTTTTCTGCATCTGGGGTCACGCTAATGAGTTTTACTGTCATTTCTTTCCAAATCCTTTTGATGTTTTTGCTTCGAGTTCTGAAAGTTCTTCTTCCAGAATCCTTAATTGTGATTTCATTTCAATCAATTGCTCAGCAGAATATAAATGCTCTTGTTTAATCAATCTACGGAGCAATTTCATCATTTTTCTTGCCCTATTAGTCATCTAAATCAGAATCCTCAAAAATTTCGTCGTAATCTAACATTGGTCTTTTTCTGACTTCTGGATTTGTATAAGAATATGCAGATACATCAGAATAAACTTCTGCTTTCAGAGAATCAACCAAGAGTTCTAGATTACGGACAATAAGTTTTAGTTTGTCTTTATCCATAAGATACTATTCTCTTTCAATATTTTAACATAAAAAAAGGAGGGAATCAACCCTCCTTTACTTCAAGCAACTTGTGGTTGCTTCGCCATATTCAGTTGTGCGTTATGAAGGAGTTTTTCCTTTTTTGCTTTGAGTTTGAGATAGCGAACGAAGTAAGTGTTCATTTTGCACCTCCCTTAGTTTTAGACATAGAGAGTTTGTTTCCATTTTCATCAACGTAAAACATAGTACCACGATAAATTTCTACGTGGGGTTCAATTTTAAACGTTTGATTTGGACGTTCTGCGGTATCATATTCGACACCACGATATACGACTTTAGACATTAGGTTTTCTCCTTAATTTTGAGGCTAAAGAGCGTTCCTTCAGTCGGCTTTTGCGTCTATGAATTTACAAGTTCTTGGAGATCCTTCTTTAAAGATCTGAATAAGTTCAGATCTTGCAGGCTCATCCATTTTTAGTTTTACATTACTAATAAGTCTTTGAGCCTCAATGCAAGTCCAGAGAATTGTTTCCATAGATGAACGATCCGTTCCGAGTCGGCTTACTTCCGTCCTATTCAGTTTAGCACTTAAGTCTTATAACGTCCTTTCGGAGTTCTGATAGCAATCGGTCTTCTTTTCTTTGGTCTACTACATCGTCGTTTTTAACGATGTCCATTAGTTCCCACGCTGCGTCGCAACTTATAGTCACTTGATTAGATTTGGCAAGTTGAGGCGTAGAAATAGAAAGAAGTGGAACCCATGCTAAAAGCAAAAGTGCTTTAGTCATAGGATGAACGTTAGGGGATTATTATACCCCTATTCACACTATATAGTCAAGTTTTATTTTGAAATAGTAACAATAGATACAAAAATGTATCTCTATTATACTAAAAGGCGTGAAGATTTATGAAAACCTTCGCGCAAGAAAAATTTTGGCGGAAATTTTTTACCCCAAAAAGAAAATCACTTTCGCTTTTTGGTTTTGGGTGCTTGATAACCCCATAACTTTGGATTGATTCTTCCATACCCAAAGTCAATACTCTTTAGATTTTCACGAAACTTGTCCCAGTACATATCAAACAAACGAATTCGTGATCCTCTAGTTAAATCAAAACAAATTTCCTCATCAACAATATACTTTACGATGTAAGCATCATTCGGTGCTTCTTTAGTACAGACATCAGCATATGAACCATTTTCAATTAAAATATCACAACCATAGCGTGACTTACAGGTTTCTTTTTCTGCTGGTGTCCAATAGTCCATATGCTTTTCCGTATTGTGGGTTTCTTCAACTACATCACGAACCTGACTCACGAACGACCTCCCCACTTAATATCAGGATAAGCTTGTGAAACTACTTCCCTGGTGAGTTTGTATTTGTCTGTCAGTTTTTTATCCTTAGTAAGAATAACAATTTCTGCTTCAAGAGGATGAAGACCTTGAAGAATGTTAATAAACATTGTTTCTCTACGAAGAGAACTCAATCCATCGTTACCACCCTTTACAAAATTATAAAACTTATTATATTCCTTACGAATTGATGAGCGTCCCTGGTCCTGAGAACCTAAAGAACTACTTCCCAACTCACCCATCTTAGAAACAGCATCTGTAATCTTTCCAGACAGAGTTCCGCTGAATGAAGTTTGTTCATCAGTACCTGCATAAGGTACATCTCCTGGGGGAAGAATAGAAACAACCGTCTCATCAAAGTTCCAAATAAAAAGAGTCTTCAGAGCAGGATGAGAATACTTTTGAAGTACTTCTACCTTTTTTGCTGTACTTTTTTGCTTACATGCAAGACTTAAAATCTCAAAAATAAATGGATTTGAAGGAAGATCGGGAATAGGAGATTCCTTCTTAACCGTAAATTTTGATTCAGTCTTCTTCGTCGCCGTTGTCTTCGTAGTCATGATAGTTCTCAAAGTTAAATGCAATCACCTCATCTGGAATTAGATTTCCTTGTCCATCAAACATTTCGGGGTGAGGTCGTGGAATTTCCCGATAGTTCATCATATATTCTCTTGCAACCCATCCTCCCATTATTCCAACTATAAAAAATAATACGGTTAAAAAAGAACCGAAAACTAAACTAGTTGCTAACATAGTTTTTCTCCCTCGGGAACTACTACTTTTTCCTTACTTTAATGGAAAACTCAAAGTAGATGGTTACTTCCCGTCTCAGAAAGCAAACCAACTTCTCGAATATAATATGAAAATCTTTGGGTTGCTTTCTTTTTCCTCCATTAAGAATAAATTCAACTCCACGATTAATGTGGATGTCTTTATTTATGTCCGCCATCAAACAATTTTTTGCTCTTGTAAAAACTTAACTGTATCAGTACATCCTCCTAATTTTTTATCATCAACAACAATTTGGGGAAATGTACTCCCCTCACCAAACTCGGAGTAAAATTCCTCTGCGGTAAAGTCCTTGTCAAGAGTATACACCACATGTGTCATCTTTGTCAACTTCATTACGCTTTTAATTTTGTCACAATATGGACAACCTGGTTTTGAATAGATTGTAAAGTTCATATTTCTTTATAATTTTTGTATAAGTATTTAATCAAAAAAGAACATGTGCCACAAGCGGCAGTTTTGAAGGCAGTCTCCAAAATATTCAGATGCTGAGTGAATATTTCCACCACTAAAAAGAACTAATCTGTTATAGACATTTCCTGCAACATCTACTGGTTCATATGGAGTTCTATCAAGAAATGTTCTTTGATTAAAGACTTTAAGACCTTGACCTGCTGCCCAATCAATTTGAGAATTATGGTGAATCTTAGTTTCTTTATGCCTCCACATGGTAGTTCCACATTGTGGTGGAGCATCGGGTGTTAGATAAACCATACCAGCCCAAGTCTGGTCATCGCAGTGATAAACAAGTTTTTCCCCAGACCAATTATGCTGAAAGCGACCATTCATTCCATGGTCTTCCCACTTGATAATTGGTTGTCCAAGAAGATCTTCAAATGCTTCTTTTGTTCCAGGAATGAAAAATTGCTTACGAGTTCTCCTGCCAATGTATCCAGCATCATCAAAGAAATCTTGCTCTAGAGCAAATTTTCTTACAGCATCTGGATCTCTATAGAAATTATCAACAATGATTACTCTCTGAGATTTTCTATATTCAGGATTAACACTTAATAGTTGATTCATATTAGAATCCTAGGTGCTTACTACGAACAAAATCCAAATCAAATGTTGTTGCAGAAATAAATTGTTCTTTACCCTCAAATGGCAATTCAGTTGGACCACAAATCCTCCAATCTTTACCCCACTTTTCAGTAAGGTAATCAATATTCATTGCATTAGATGCTTCAAGTTTTTCTTTCAGAGATGGATCATTCTTTTTAGTTTGACTTCCATGGGTGTAATACTCTTGCTTCTCACCAAACCCATGATAGTACATACTATTCAATTCCATAACTTTACGAATTGGTCGATGCATGAAACGCATAATCATATCAGCATCTTCACAATAGGCAGGATATAGATTTTCATCAAAAAGACCAAATGCCCTAATGATATTTTCTCTAATCAGGAATAAATCCCAACTACCAACACCATAGTCACCTTTGTTACCATGAACCATTCCGATCATTTCATCAGAATTGACAGTATTCACCATCTCTTCTAAGAATCCTGGACCAAAGGATACGTCATCATTGCAGATAATCCAGTAGGGGGACATCAGATAACACTTGATAATCAAGTTCCAAGATCCAGCAACTCCAAGATTGCCAGGAAGGTGGGCAACCTTAACTTTTTTCACATACTTATGCTTGATACTTGCCAGTTTATCCAAGTCTTCATCAAGTTCTCCTCGACCATTATTATTAACAATGAATACTTCATCGACAGGATAGTCGATGCTCATGAGTAAACGACTAACCCAGAATGTACTATTAACAACAGGTACTCCAATTACAGGTATAGACATAAGATTACAGAGAATTTAACATGTACTTTTCAGCTTTTTTAGTTTCACCATCAACGCAAATCATTTTCTGAATGATTTTTTCATCAACCAATTCTGGATGCACCCACCAGTCTTCATAAGGTCTATTATCATCGGGTGAAATATTATCTACAACTAATTTATAACCAAAAGACTCAAGGTACTTTCGAGACTTATCTCTGAAAGATTTTGTCTCATCACAATAGTAGTCATGCTCATAAGTAATGACAGCAAAGCGATGAGTCTCAAAAGGCATCGTCAGGAGTATCTTGTAGGTGACCTCAGGAGGGTCGCAATCAAGTTGTAGGTAGTCGATATCGGTTGGCATGTCTAACCCATTCAGGAACCGCTCGTAATTGACTTTGAGGGCATCTTTGAGTAAGCATGTATGCTTTCTCTCCTGATTATGGGCATTAACAAAGTTTTCATCAATATCAAGGGCAACACCGTTCCATCCATATTTTGTTTCTAATAATGCAGTATTGTTTCCATAGAAAGCATTGCCTGCTCCAATTTCAAGGTATGTTCCATTCTTCTTACCATTGAGCATGGAAAGAACAAACATATCCTGATAAGATTCTGCATAGTTCTTTTCAACCTCTTTAGAACCTTTAAACTTAAATCTTAATTTACCATGATTCTTTTTAGAATACCAATTCAACTTTGGTAATCCAGATGATTTATCACCAGTGAGTTTTTCAAGATTAGAAATAACTGCTTGGCGATGCACTTCATCAAGTTCATAGTTGTCAAGCAAGTCCTGCAACATATCACGAGACTCATCACATAGACCACACCACCAAGATGATATGGCTTTCTCAAATAGAATTCCATAAAATCCTGGATAATCTACCTTAGTGCGTAGTGGTGGTGGATTCCTATCACAAAACTCTTCAGCAACACAAGCAGTTAGATAACAATCTTTCCAACTTCCATCCTGATCAGAGCGTTCATAGTATCTCGCAAGAAGAAAATGACCTTCAGGGCGAGATGGGATAACTGTGATTGCATTCTGAATCAAACCCTTAACAGTAAATTTACGAGTTCCTTGTTTGTCATAACACATCGAAGCACGAATAAGGCACTCATACTGAAGTAGTTTATCATCAGACCTTTCAGTAGTTCTCAGATAATATGACATTGCAGCAGCAGTCTGCCCAATTTCATCATAGAAAATAGCCAACTCATAGTTAATCTCAGGATCATCTGGATTTTGAATATAAGTTTCCAGAAGATTGATTAGATATGACTCATCAACAATATCGTTTTCTGTGTTTTTCATTAATACTTTCGATGCAAACTGGTCAGGAGTAATTAAATTCAACCACTTCTTTCTATTTCTAGAAAAATTAGCAAAGTCTAATTTCTGAAATGCATTATCAAAAACTAACTTTTCTTGTTTGCCAACTTGAATGACTCCACATCCATAATCAGCATCCACAACGCACATAGAAAGATCATCTCTTTCTTGTCTCAGAGTTACAAATGCTTTCCAACAATCTCCGTTCCAAATCCCACCACGGAAGGGAATAACCTGATGCTCTTCCAGTTCTGGGTTCATATCGTGGCAGACAATGTATCCACCAGGATTCAAAATCTTTAGTGAATTTATTATGTCACGATATACTTGGTCAGCATGATGCAATCCATCGATAAAAATTACATCAAAGTTCTCAGTATTTTTTTCAAAGAAATCATCTGAAGTTGCAAAAATTGTAGCTGGAGAAGTCAGTTCAGGATCGACACCAACCTTATAATCGCATTTGATTTCCCTGAAATTCTCTCCTGCAGAGACACCAATCTCAAGATACTTTTTTGCTTTAACTTTATCAATTAGGGATTGAATAATATCAGTTCTCTTCATCGTACTTTCCAGCAATAAAATCTTCTACAACCTGAGGAGAAACTCTCAGCACATAAGCGGCATTATCTTGGAATCCAAAAGTCATTAGTAAGTCACCTTTATAGTAGCACATGCCCGTACAAAATTCAACATGGGCATCCATGAAAGAAAAGTCTTTAGAGAATCCTTGTATCTGCCAATTTTTATCCCATACAAGAAATCTGTGACGATACAATCCATCCTTTCTACCAACTTCACTCTTAAACAAATCAACTTCGTGTGTAAGAGCGAAGTAATAATTGTCTCCAAGGGGAAGCACATGAGAACCACCACGTACATCTCTGGGGATATCCACCATTTGAGTGAGAGCAATAGTCTCAGAAGTCCCTGCAGTAGGATTAACCTTGACAACTTCGGTAGGATTTGACCACTTTACATAGTGCCAATCCATATCGGGAATGGGCATCCAATTCTTTTCACAATAAGAATTAGGATCTTTGGGTGGTTCAATACGAACTCTTGAAACCTCTTTGACATAATCTTCTCCAACAACAATCTTGGACAGTTCCATTCTTCCCTGACCATTTGTTGTTGTATCCCTTCTTACACCAGAAATATACAAGTCTCCTCCCCAACGGAAAAGTCTAGCATCTTCTAGACCAACAAAATCCCAAAGAGGTTCTTTATCTAACTCAGAAGTATCAATCTTATTGACTCTCGTTATTTTTAAACTATCATCCAACTCCAAATAATAATTCGTAGTCCTTAGGTGCATATCATTTTCAGGATGCACATAAGTCAAAGGACCCCACTGATGCTGAAAAGTTTTCTTTTCAGAGTGGTAGAATGTATAGTTCACATGGCGAAGATTTACCATTAACTTACCATTATCATTGTAAATGGAAGGATTCATTAATCCCGTGCCATTTGTAAGATAAGAAGGAATGATTAAAGGATGAATACTACCACCATTATCTAAAGCAATTTTTGCAAAATGCATACACTTCAACTAAGGTTATTATCAATTATACCAAATATATATGGGTTTTACAAGTATCAGGTTGCAACCCTGGATAAGTTATAAGAATGTACGGACGATTGAGTGGAGTATCTTCCAGGATCGAATGAAGCAGGCCAAGTTTGGTTACCAACATAAAATAGTCTATCATCCTGACAAATTGCCCACCATCCATCACCCTGAGATCCTTGTATTGATGCAATGGCTGAGAACCAGTTTGCTTGCAAGTTGCCTGCGGACTGAGTAGCATCAAATTCCCATGGAAGTTTGTTTCGGTTATCCATTGTTTGACGGCCACTTCTAAAACTGACACCCTTTGCTCTACCTGGATCTGTTGTGGTATTACCACCGATAGTAAGACATCTTTGGTTAGAAGTTAGGAATAATCCAAGTCTCCATTCATCATTTCCAGTACCAACTCTACTAATATCAATAACATCATTAGAACCACTATAAACTGGAACTGGGTATTGAAGATTTGTGTTTGACCATGGAAAATCACCAGTATTTTGGTTTTCTGCCAGGAGTTGATCAAGTGAAGTAAATCTATGGTAAGATTGCACACCAACACCATAAATCATTCCCGTACTTCTCTGTTTAATAAACAATCTTGGATTATTCTGGTCATTACTTAGCCAAAAATCTTCAACATCATTGTATAAGTCTGTAATATTCCATAAGCTCCTAAGACCAGATCCTGACACCTCAAGAGATCTAGCTCTATCCCACCAAACTTTTTGCATTGGAGAAAATCCTGTTCCACCATTTGGCTCATCCCCATCGTATGAACCAGAACTATAAAGGTTGGAACCAATCCAATTAAGAAGTCCAGCCATGTGCAAAACACCATCATTTGTAAGGACAACTGTAGTATAGTAAGTATTATATCCAGCAGTTGCTATTTTTTTAATTCCGCCATGCTTTTCCCAATTATATAAAACTTTTCTTGGAGCACCAGTGTATTGGTCATTACCAACACCAAGTTGGTCATTACCATTCCATCCCCAACCCCATAGATTGCCATCTTCATCTTGAGCAAACCCATACTGATAGTTACCACCAGCTAACCAAAAATCTAAAAGTTTTCGGTTATCAAAATATTGCTGAGGAATTCTAGCTGGAACATAGCTATTAAACCAGTTATTATTATACCTAAAGTTTCTACCTAGTCCAGAGTATCCGTTATATCCCCAAGTCCATAGCCGACCATCAATATCCAGAGCACCATTAACACTACTTGAGTTGTTAGCATTAGACGAAGAACTTGTTCCAATCTTAATTGCCTGAATATCCCTTAAAAATCCCTGACCTCTACTCCCTTGAGAAGCCTGATACTGTTGAATTTGTTGGTTATAATCGAAACCACCACCAGTATTGTTTGTTCGACCAACTCTTCTCGAATAATATCTGTTAGTTGTTCCACCATCACCATGCTCCCCTGAACCCATCCAACCAGCCCAGAAAACTTCTCCATTATCAAATAAGAATCCATACATGTGTTGGTCATCACCAACGATTTGAATACATCTTGGTCTTGACCAAGTTGTACCCTGAGTTACACTAGAGTTTCTATAATTATCATAGTGGTCCCACCACTGGAATGTTGATTCAGCTGGATTATGTTGAGACGCACCAACTCCATATTCAGACCCACCATATCCATAGCTACTATGGCGACCTATATGAACTGCTTCAAACTCACCATTAATAAACGAATATCCCTGGTTAGATAAAGCACCATTATCTATTCTTCCAGGAATATGCCCCATATTTCTATCATTCCAACCCATAGGGTTGCGATTATTAAATTGTAGGATTCTATTTTCTTTATTCTGATTTGAACTAGCACTAATTCTTTGCCAATATGTTGTTGCTGATGTTCTTTCGTAGATAGGATGAATCATCCTACCATGCTTCATACAAACATAACGATCGCCATTATAATTTACTACATCTCCTGGATAGTAAGTTCCATTCTCCATCCACTGACCAGTCCACATATAACCAGAGGAATATCTATCCCATCCCTGCGTATCATTTTCTGGTTTATATTTTTCACCATATAAATTATTTTCAGCATACTTATCGGTTTTACAAATATAAGCGGCACCATTAACTCTTATAACATCATTTTTAGTATAAGAAACTCCTTCTCTCCACTCTCCACGGTAATTTAGAGTTAAATTATTAGCAAGACTAGTTAGCTTTTCCATAGATTATTGTTATTCTGGAGATGAAGTTGGAGACCATCTAGTAAAGTTAATCATATCATTAGGATCAGATGGTGGTGGTATATCTTCTACTTTTGTTATTTGTAAAATAGTTTGCTCTTCACTGGAAGGAGTTGTTGATATACCCAAGTAGTTTAGATATTCTGGGTCTTCAAAGTATTTATCCCTAATATTAGGATTACGCTGTAGTATTCTACGACAATAATCATCACCTAAAGATTCAGATAGTGACTCTGAAGTTTCAAATCTTATATCAAATAATTCTTCTTCAGTTGTATTAGAAAGTATTTCCAAATCACCACTATATCTTTCTTGTTCTGGATTATCTGGATCCATAATCGCATCCACATCTGGAATATAAAATGCGGTTTTCAAAATATCCATTGTATAGTTTGGATGAATCGAATAATAACTCCTTTGTTCTGTATTTGGAGATGTTTGTGCAACGATTGTTGTATTAGCAACTCCAATCATGTTGCCAGATCTAAGTAATAAAATAACCTCAGGCTCAATCTGAAAATCTGGGTCTCTGACTTCAATTTCAGTTTTTTGCATTTCTTCTCCAATCTTTTCACCACCCTCATCAAAAATATAACAACATACATAATCGGTTCTGATACCAATAATAGGAGGTTCCTTTGGAAGACCAATATCGGGCCAGTTCATTGCATCATATGCTGAATTAATGGATATAATTTTTCTTTCAGTATTGATAGCCATTTTGTTTCCTCCTTAACCTGCCCAATTCAATGATGGAACTGTCCCATAAACGGTTCCACGATAAGAAGCGAATCCCCAGTCATAGTTACGTCCTGTTTGCATTACTTCTCCATTATCAAATAAGGTTTGACTTCTAACATTATGATTCACTCCAAGAGTTCCCTCATAATCTCCTGTGCTACTTATATCTATACAAGCGGACCCACCCCAAGGATGAGAATCATATGCTGTCATTGGATTTGCCATATAATATGGAGCATGGATTTTTCTTGCAACAGCGTATTGTGATTGTCCATTTTGTTGGTGCCTTGCATTATTGTTTGCGATTGTAGAATCTCTACCAATTCCACCAACACCATATCCATTCCAACCTGTTGCATAGACATAACCCTTTTGATCAAGGAAGTGTTGTGTCGTGCCACCCGATCTACCAGCAGAAGACATACAAACAATATTTGTAAGTGCTTGTGTTGAAGTATTTCCTGGACCAAGAATAATGTTTGGAGATGTTCTAGAAGATGGTGCAGAACCTGTAGTTAAATTGTAATGACCATCATAACCAACACCATAAGTATTTCCATTCTGAGTTCTATACCAAATATGCCCATATCCACCATCATCAATATCTACCCATACATTTACAATTTGTGCAGCACCAGTCCATGATGTTCTTCTTGTAATTGTTGAAGAGTTACTGTTATTCGTTGTAGTGCCATCACCCAATTGACCATATCCATTGTATCCACATGTCCAAACGTATCCTTGACCATCAAGAAGTGCGATGGTATAAAGATTTTCTGAAGAAGCAACAACAAGTTTTTGAATACCACCATAAGTGTTCCAATTGACGGGAACTTTGAGAGGAGTATATGAGCGGTCAGAATCCCTGAATCCACTGTTTGTTGGATACATCAATTGACCTTGATGATTGTATCCCCAAGACCAAAGGTTTCCTGCTTCATCAAGTGCGTATGAAGTTCTATGTCCAGCCCAAATATCTACGATTCTATTTCCACCGAAGAAGAAATCTTTATTCATTGTATGAATCAACCAGGCACGGTTGTTCACACCCATACCATTATCTTCAAAATAATAAATGTCTGGAGAATTACCACTACCAGAAGTGGTTCCAGAGTCAGAAGAAATACCACACTGACCTGTATCGTTTCTACCCCAGCAGTGAATCTCACCATATTCATCAAGAGCAATACAATGGGCATCACCGTCTCTAGATTGATGTCCACCAGTTACAAGTTTTACGATTGAACGATTCTTGAATGCTTTTCTAGGAATTGTAAATGCAGCTTGAGTTGCCTGACCATCATCGTTGGAGTAACCGTCACGACCATGGTTTGACTGACCTGAAACATGAACTCCGCCATCAGAAGTTAGGTGCCACCTATTATCATTCCAAGCTTGCATAGATTGGATAATTCTAGGTGTTCTTCTCGTCATATGGAATGGGTTATTTCCAAAGTTTGCCCATTCACCACTGTTAAAATCAATGTGATATGGTACATCATTTTCTTGAGCCTCGATGTGAGCACCACCATCACTATGCATATAAGCATTACTAGTTCCACTCTCAGCCATAATGACGCCCTCGCCATTAATAAACTGCTCAGAGTTTCTATATGACATATGACCTTTATTCCATCCTGGATTCCATCTCCAGGCATGGACTGAAGTTGATCCGATTCCTAAAGATGTATTCCAAGGAATATTTCCATTCCATCTATTAACCGTTCCCCATTGTGGTCCAAGAATATATGGATGACCTTTCCATCCAAAAGGTTGGTTATTGACAAATCCAAGGCAACGGTCTGATGGCATTAAGTCATCACCTCTTGAAAATACTTCCCATGCGCCAAGATGATCAAATAAGGGATCAACGTTTGAATGTCCTACACCACAAATGTAAGATGAATTCCTTCTCTTAACAATATCTCCAGGATAATATGTGGTTCTTTGTGACCATGTTCCAACATGAGCTGTTCCATCAGAATATAAGTCCCAATCAACTTCATTGGTTGCAATCTCATATTGACCCATCATTCTTCTTGGTCCAAGAACAATTGGGTCATTAGTTACAACTGCAGTATTGAGCCCAACACTCGTTAGATATAGGACAGCAGTTGTTGAGGTAACTGTACCAATTGAGGTAATCCCAGCATAAGTATCAAAGTGTTTTGAGTAAAGTCTTAAACCTGTTCTAGGAGACTGATTCCATGGACCTTTTGGTGCCTCGGGATAATATGATGTTACAATTCCTGCTGTTTGAGTTTGAGGATTAAATCCTGTAAAAGTAACAGTAACAATGCTTGTTTGAATCCCCAAACTAGCAATTGATCCATTTAAAGTTGGAAGTACAATTGGAGCATGTGCTTTGGGGACATCATTTTTGTAGATATAAAGTCTATCTTCAAAGGTTACAATGTCACCTTTGCTATAAGTTGTAGCAGGAACGTATGCTCCTCTATGAACAAATTTAACTTTTCCTAGTGTTACGACGGCCATGATTTATACCTCCTTACATGTGTGTATATCTAATGTGATTTATATTGCCTCTACCACCTTGTGATACAAGTCCTCCACAATATCCATTATTACCTGTATTACCATTTTGTGTCCCAAATACTTGACCAGTTCTAAGGTCTGCATAGAATCCATTCTTTGAAGCAGATGTTCCAGATACATCATAGAACCAGTTGCCCCATGCAGCATAAGGCTCATACATATTATTTTTTAGTCGAAAGTTGGCATCAATTCTGTTTGGATCTTGGTCACCTCTTGCATTATAAGAATCATTTTGACAGTTGCCAGATACACCATTATCAAATCCACCATGGAACCATTGACCAAGATTGTTCTTGGCTCTAGCAGCAAATGTTGAGTCATAACGATAAATTGCAACTTGAATGTGTGAACTGCTATGACCTTGATTAGAAGTCACAGACATTACATTTGTTGCGTTACTTCCATTATTAATTTGAACGTTTTGAAGTGTTGATTGATTGGTTGTACTGTTTTGAGAAATACTTAAATTATAATATCCATTATAACCACAAGAGTATAAAGTATTGTTGATAATCGAACTTCCCCTTGTGAGGTACATGAACATGTGACTGTTTCCACCTAGTTGCCAAACATCAATACAGTCAGTAAATGCAGTTCCTTGTCCTGTACCTTTGTTTCCTGATGTGCTAACAGGGTTTGATGCACCAGAGTACCCACTTGTTCTTACCTGAACAGGAACATATGTATTGAAGGTATGGTTGTGCCCTAGACCCCCATAACCATTATATCCCCAAGTAAAGACTGTGCCATTACCTTTGAGTAGAGCACAAGTTCCATGAGAACCACCACCGTTTATACTGAACTTTCTAACCCTACCGTTGGTTCCAGTTAATGTTCCAATATCATTGGCATCAACACGAACGAGAACTGATTGGTTTGTTGTGTTTCCATTTCCAATTTGTCCATATCCATTGTATCCACATGCATACAAGTGGCCCAGATCAGTTAGAACATACAGTTGTCCATAGTTTCCACCAGTTGCCCAGATTGAAACAACTCTACCATAAACACCAGCACTAAAAGTAATCTGAGTTGGAACCTGTCTGTTAGTGGTATCATTAAGACCTAATTGACCATAACCATTGTATCCCCATGACCAGATTTCTCTACTTCCGTCAGTGGGATTTTCAATCAGTGCATACATTGCATGGGATTCGTTGTTATCTCCACCAGATGCAGCAGCAATACGAATTGCTCTCTTACCCCTCAAAGCAGTGGTTCCAGAAATATTAATATTGAAATATCCACATCTTACTGGTTGTTGCGTGAAATTATTAGTATAGTTACCTCCACTATTTCCATTACCATTATATCCCATATAATGAACTTCGCCATTATTAAAAAGAACTAATGTATTATATCCACCACTTTCAACTTGAATAACTTTTGGATATTCACCATCTGGAGTTGGTAAGACACCATCAAGATAATCAAGATTCACAAACTGAGCCATTGCCAACATATTATCGGTTGGACTCTGACCATCTGTGGAAGTGCCTCCAGATGTATAAACACTTTCTCCAATATTTACGAATTGATGTCTGCGATTTACATATCGCATATTGTATCTACACTGGTGCGTTCCATACGCCTTAGCAGGTCCAATACTATCACCCATTCCAACTAAAACTGTTCTTCCTGTTGCACCATCAGTTGAGTTAGTCGTGACGTTACAACCAAATGTTGGTAATGCACCACCACCATAAACACCAGTGTATCCTGTAACAGTTGTATCTACACTGATGGTTGGAGTTGAAGTATAACCACTTCCAGGATCAATAATATCACATTGAAAAACAGCTAGAGTTGCAGCATTAACATGGGCAACACCAACAAACCCACTTCCACCACCACCAGAAGCAGTCAATCTTAACATAGCAGTGCTTGGACTTCCTGTTCTACCATTAACAGTATTTGTTTCTCTAATTAAAGACCCTGCAGTGTTGTAGAAAACGGTATTGATTGTTCCAATAACTGACTGACTTCTTGCATTCCACAGTGGCTTGTAGGGTGGAGTATATCCCTCATTCATCCCCGCGAGGAATGCATTCTTTCGATACATTCCACCTTCAGATAATAATGCCCATTGAGTACCATCGTTTGTCAGTGGGTTATAGTTTGTATTTGCTTGCTTACAAATATAAGTATAGGTATCATAGTATTTCCATATAGAGTTGTATGCATATTCTGGATATACAGTTACAATATCATTTAATTGATATGCCGTTCCAGAATTCCATTCGCCCCTTTCTCTTGTCAAACCAGAAAGTTTTTCCCAAATTGCTGAAGAAGCAACTCCTGGAACTTGAGAACCACTAGAGTTTGCTGTCTTACAAAGATATTGGGAACCAACATAAGTTACGATATCATCTACGGTATATGATGATGAGGTATTATATTCACCTCTAACATTATACCTAACTTTTCCAATAATACTTGTTGTAATTGCCATATTATTATACCGCTGTCGTTACTTGTAAGTATCCAGTCGAACTGATGGACATTGATATGGATGCTGTAAGAGCAAAGAAATCGGCAAGGATTGGTGCTCTTGTATCACGAACAAGTGGGTTAGTGTCATTTGCTTCATAAGTATCAGAACCTGTAATTGCAGTCAATCTGAGGTTTCCATAATCAGAAACATCATTCTTATCAGTATTTATAGCCAAATAATGATAGGCGTTTGTGCCCGTATTATTTACCCAAACGGTTCCCGTTCCCGTTGAGGATAGAAGTTGTCCTGAAGTTCCTGCACTGTTTGTTCCATCACGAAGTCTATTCTTGAGTTGGATATTTTGTTCAATAATAGTATCACCAGCATTATCCATGGTAACTGCAAGAGTTCCCCCTGGAGTTGTATTGCTTGTAATATCACTTGTGTTGTTTGTATAGAATCTAAATCTACCTCCAACTGCTGTTCTACCAGCAACAAGGTAGTTGTCACCATTATTTCCAAAAGCAATACCATTCCACCAGAAGGTTCCAGAGTAACTATTATCCGCTGAAGTATATGCGACTCTATGGAAAGATCCACCTACAGGTTGCCCAAAATTACCAGAAGAAGTTAATAAACCAAGTGTTGTGTAAGAAAGTGATCTACCAGCAGATCCTGCAGCAGCATTATAGAATGTAAATCCTTGGTTGAATAGTAAATATGAGGAGGTATCGGTTCCTGGAGCAATATAAGATCCACTAGTTGTAGTATGCCTTACGTTATAACCAATACCACCATAAGAACCACCAGAATAACCAGCGACAAGACCACGACCTTCAGTGCCACCAGAACCTAAGTTAATATTGTAAGTTCCAGTGAAGTCATAGTGGTTTGATGCAGCAATGTTAGCAACACTCAAAACATTAGTGCTTGCATTAAACGCAAATGCAGTCGCAGTTGATCTACTCTTAGGTGTTGCATTAGACCCAAGAGTTGAGACCATGACAGGATATAGAGTCGTGGTCGAAGTATCATCTATCGATAGAATTGCATTCGAAGGTCCAATTAGACCTTGAGTGCCCTGAGTTCCTTGAGTTCCATTATTACCTTGAATACCCTGAGGTCCTGTGGTCCCCTGAAAACCTTGAATTCCCTGCCGACCCTGAATACCTTGAGTCCCTTGAGGACCTGTAATTCCTTGGATACCTTGAGCACCAGTAATACCCTGAGTACCCTGAACACCTTGAATACCTTGCGAACCCATAGGTCCAAAGGCAAGATTATTGAATGCAAGGTTTGAAGTATAAATTGAGCTATCAAGGAATAAAGCACTTCCTGGAGAGCGATTAACTTGTCTCAGTAGAGTTCCATTCAGATAATAGCGAACGGTTGTTCCATCATAAAGAACGTATGCAGTATCCGTAGCAGTGTATGTTCCTGACGAATAAACAGAAGTTCCACCCTCATAAATTGAGACTGTTCCATTATCAAAGTAGAAAGCATAATCAATCGATGAGAAACTAGTATCAGTTGTTGGGTCTGAGTTAAGACCAAACATTGCAAAACCAGTTGTTGAAGATATTCTTGCGGTTGCATAGACACCAAGAACATATCCCTGAACAGAATAGACTGAGGAATCCCAAGAAGCGTTTGTGCCACCAGTCTTTGTGAATGTTGAAGAGTCTGTAGTAGATTGAGTTACATTAACAAGAACAGGAGTCCAATCGGAACCACCACGAGTTCCAGTAATACCTTGTACTCCTTGAGAACCAGTGGTTCCTTGCGTTCCTTGAGAACCAGTGGTTCCTTGTGTTCCAGTTGTGCCTTGAATACCTTGCCTACCCTGAATACCTTGAGCACCCTGAGTTCCCAAAGTTCCAGAAATACCCTGAATACCCTGAGTACCTTGAGTTCCAGTCTGTCCCTGAATACCCTGAGTACCTTGAGTTCCAGTCTGTCCCTGAATACCCTGAGTTCCTTGAACTCCCTGGATTCCTTGACGACCTTGAACACCCTGAGCACCAGTTGCACCATCAATACCCTGTCTGCCTTGTAATCCTTGAGAACCTTGGGTGCCATTTGCACCAGCAGTTCCTTGAGCACCTAAGACGCCTTGAATACCCTGAACACCTTGATTTCCAAGTGTTCCCTGAACACCTTGAACACCCTGCTCACCAGTAGTTCCTTGTGTGCCTTGACGACCTTGAACACCTTGGAATCCTTGAGAACCATCAGTTCCCTGAGTACCTTGGCGACCTTGAACACCCTGAGCTCCAGTATCTCCAGTGATACCCTGAAGACCCTGGCGACCCTGAATACCTTGATCACCTTGAACACCTTGAACACCTTGAGTTCCTTGAATACCCTGACCACCAACTGTACCCTGAGTTCCAACTGTTCCTTGAGAACCTGTTACACCTTGGAATCCTTGAATACCTTGAGCTCCTGTGGTTCCTTGGGCACCTGTAATTCCCTGAACACCTTGCTCACCTTTAATACCTTGAGCACCCTGCTGACCAGTCGTTCCTTGGATGCCCTGAATACCCTGACCACCAGTGGTTCCTTGTGTTCCCTGCTGACCTACTGTACCTTGAGTACCTAATAGACCCTGAACACCTTGAACACCTTGAATACCTTGACGACCTTGAGTGCCTTGCTCACCTTGGATTCCTTGAGCCCCCTGTCTTCCTTGAACACCCTGGATACCTTGCTCACCTTGTGTCCCCTGAGTTCCCTGAACACCTTGTTCTCCAAAATTACCTTGAATACCCTGAATACCTTGACGACCTTGTGTGCCTTGGACACCTTGAATTCCTTGCTGACCAAGATCACCTGTTCTACTAAATTCTACAGAAAGTAGTTCATTGTTAGAAGGTAAAGTTCCAGAAATAAAGGTAACACCAATAGTATAGTAACCAGTACTATTAGTTACTGAATCAATTTGCCATACATTAACTATTGTTCCAGTTGGAGAAGCTGATGTAATTACTAAGTATCCCTTGACAGTACTTGTTGAATCATCCCAGATTCCATACCAACCAGTTTGTAAGTTTGAATAATAATCTTGGTTATCAATATAAATTGCATTTACTGATCCAATTGTTCCGCTGTTATACCTGATGAATCCAGTGCCTGGGTCAGAATTTGTTGTAGTTGTACTAAATTGATAATTAACACCACCCTTGTTTCCAGAAATACCTTGGATACCTTGATATCCTTGAATACCTTGTGTCCCCTGTACTCCCTGCTCACCCTGAATGCCTTGAGTTCCTTGGTCTCCTACTGTTCCTTGAGTACCTTGGCGACCTTGAACACCCTGAACACCTTGACGACCCTGAACACCTTGAGCACCATCAGTTCCTTGAGTACCTACATCACCCTGAATACCTTGGCGACCCTGAATACCTTGGCGACCCTGAAGACCTTGAGTTCCTTGTTCGCCTTGAAGACCCTGCTCACCTTGAGTTCCTTGAACACCCTGGATTCCCTGACGACCCTGAGTTCCTTGAATACCTTGAGTACCCTGAATACCCTGAGTACCTTGCTCACCCTGAACGCCTTGGATGCCTTGAGTACCTTGAGTACCTTGAGTACCTTGAACACCTTGGATACCTTGACGACCTTGAGTGCCTTGAACGCCCTGAACACCTTGAGCGCCAGTAATACCCTGAGTTCCTTGCTCACCCTGAATACCTTGAACACCTTGAGTACCTTGCTCACCCTGAATACCTTGAACACCCTGAGTACCTTGGGTTCCTTGAGTGCCTTGGACACCCTGACGACCTTGAAGACCCTGCTGACCTTGAACGCCTTGAACACCCTGAACACCTTGAGTGCCTTGGACACCTTGAACACCCTGGCGACCTTGGAGAGCAACTTCTTCAATCAGCGACCAGGTTACTCCAACTCCTGTAGAGGTAAGAACTGAAGTCGTTGTTCCAACTTGATTAACAGTATCATAAAGTGGTCCCTTAAATGCAACTCCACTAAAGGCAGTAATTAATCCAGCAGAACTAAACTGTGAAGCATGTAATACTGTAGTTGTTGTAATTCCAAGAGTGCTGATTCCACTGACATTTACTCCAGTGAGTTTTGGAGTTTGAGCAACAGATACAATTCCCGAAGAAACCGTTAAATTAGTTGCATCAAATGCAGCAATACCTTTTGTAGTATCAGTTGCAAATGTATGAGTATTGCTTGTAATAACGCCAGTTACTCTTCCATAAGAATCAACATTAATTTGAGTAACAAAAGAAGTATCACCGCTTGTTAGTGAAGACTTAGAAGTTGCAACAGTTGCTAAATCAATATCGTCAGCATTAACAACAATTCTTGATGTACTTGCTGTACCGACAGCCAGTTCAGTGACAAGACTATTATAAAGACCAGCACCAGCAAGAGTTTGAGTTGGAGCTGTGAATTGTGTCCATTCTAATGCCGATGTACCAACACCGACATTACCCCTTGTGATATGAACCCAACCAGTGCCGCCATTAATTACACCATCACCAATGAATGTAAAGTCACCAGGAGCAATTTCAGCATCTTCATCATAATTTGCATCTCTGACTAATTCCCAAGAAGTAGATCCACTACCAGCTCTTGTGATGTTGTAAATACCATTTTCAAATAAATTCGTTTGATCTTTAACAAGAATTCTTTCATCAAATATAGATGTAACACCATCAACTATAAGTGTTCCAATCCCAACACCCCACAGCTTTGCTCCAACTCCAGCAAAACCATTATCATAATATGAAGAAAGATTTGAAGTCGTTGCAACAGACACAGACTTCTGAATTGTAATCGCAGACTGGAAGTTGTCCAGATAGTTCTTCGTTACAAGTTCATTGGTTGCACTTGGAATGGTCTCAGTTGCAAAGAAACGATAACCATAAACATTACTTGAAATTCCAGCCTCACCATTTACGGTGAGGGTTCTGTTCATCACATTGGTTCCAACACCAACACGATTTGCTGCAGAATCATAAACAAGAGTTGCAGCACCAGCAAAAATTCCGTTATCATTATATTGGACTTGCTGGTTACTACCTGCAGCAGTGGTTGCCTGAACAGTGATTGTTGAAATATTTCCAGAAGAGCTGGCAGTAATTCCACTACCAACGAAATTGACAATCGTTACAGCTCCAAGAGTTCCTACCTGAACACCTTCATCTTGAATTGTAATACCTGTGATTGCATTTGCAGGAGCACCATCTACCCAATCAATGCCATCTGCAGTTGAGATAAGAACCTGACCACTTGTTCCAGCTTGATTATTCTTATCGTAAAGTGCTCCCTGAAGTCTGATTGCACCAGCAACATCTAAATGTCTAGATGGTAATGTTGTATTAATACCAACATAACCAGTCAAACCTTCAACGAATACATCATCATTTAAGTTGATATCAACATCAGATCCATCTCCAAGTTTTACATAATCTTGTGCTCCTTCAAAAATATCAACTAATTGAACTCCACCAGCATTGATTCTGATTCTATCTTCCGTTAATCTAATAAAAGTATCATCAGAAATATCTTGATAGCGATAAATGTATTGACCGACATAGATGTCTGTTCCGAATGTGGCAATACCAGTTACATTAAGAGATCCTCCAAGGGCATCAGAAATACTTACTCCAGCAAAAGTTGCATTAGAAAGAACAGTAAGATCTTGAGTTCTTACTTCTCCATAAACATCAAGTTCTGTAGTTGCAAGGCTTGTGCCAATACCAACTTTTCCATCCTGAAGAATTGAAATTGCTTCTACTTGAGCCCCAGTTTGGTTATCAGATAAAATAGATAAAGACTTATTGTTACCACCTCTTGTTCCAAAATACTTAATATTAAATCCATAGTCTGCACTATTTCCACTTATACCATTAGCAAGACCATTGACTCTGAAAATATCAACATCCTTTGATACTACAGAAGTTCTAATGATTGACCCAGTAGGAGTTGCTACCCCATAGTCAAATCTTAGTTCGTTATCACCAATATCAAGATTATCAGCAAATGTTGAAACACCAGTAATTGAAAGTTGATTGGCAAACTGAGTTCCATAAACAGTCGAACCAGTTGCAACAGTTTCTAACTTTTTGGAATTATCGTAATAGAGTTCTACTGATCCATTCCTTATGAATGAACCCATAGTTTCACCCTCAGTGGTTGCAATAACAACTGCAGCACCATTAGTTTCCAATCTTAAATTACCAGCACCAATATCCCTAATGTAGGATTGACCAGATGAATGATAAATATCCAAAGATGGAGTGTTTCCAAAATACAATCTATCATTATCACCAAAGTATGCAGAGGCACCAAATGATACGTTGCCAGAGAATGTGCTTAGACCAGATACAAAAATATTCTGTGCATCTAGTGCCTTACTTACAGTAAGACCACCACCTAGAGTGGATACTCCACTTACTGACAGTCTTGTCAGATCTGCAATTCCACCAATAACAGAAGTTGAAATTCCAGATAGGGGAGCATAAGTTGCAATACCAGCAACCTCAGCGTATGTTGCAATGCCAGCAACTTCAGAATACGTTGAGAATCCTGCTTGGCCCGAATATGTAGATACACCAGCTACAAAAGCATAGGTTGCCACACCTGCATTTGTGGCATAACCAGAAAACGTAGAGATTCCAGAAATTTGTGCGTAGGTTGAAAACCCAGCTTGACCAGAATATGTAGAGAATCCAGCCTTTGGTGCATAAGTTGCTACGCCAGCAGAAGCGGCATAAGTTGCTACACCAGCAGAAGTCGCATAATCAGAAAATGTAGCGATTCCAGAAACTTCAGAATAAGTGGAGAAACCTGCTTGACCAGAATACGTTGAGAATCCTGCGGTAGGAGTATAAGTTGCAATTCCAGCAGAAGAAGCATATGTAGAGACACCTGCTGTCTTTGCATATCCAGCAGTTGTTGCTTCACCCTCAAAAGATCCAACAAAAGAACTAGCGGTAACAATACCAGTGATTTCTGCACCACCTTTAACATACAAGTCACTAGTTGCATTGGTTGTGCCAATACCGACTCTACCAGTTATTTGTAATACTGATCTACTTTCGGTATAATCAGGAATACCAATGCGTACAAGTTCGTTTCTACCGCTGAGATATCTTATTGGACCTGCCATTTTATTCTACGAATTAGAGGTTAGAAGTTTCTAGAATACTAGTTAAAAATTTCAAATTCGTTGCATTACTACCAGAGGTAACCAGAGAGTCTCCAGTTTCTAATACTAATTTTCCTGCAAGTAGATTAACAGTGTCATTAGGTGCAATAGGAATATCCTTAATTAAAGGAGTGTCAGATCCATCTCTGCGGAAATTTAATGTCATTGTATAAGTCGTAGCTCCCATATTTGTGCATTGAGCCAAAAGAACTACTCCTGTGTATCCAACAGGAGCAGTATAAACTACTGCGTTTGAAGTTCCTACGGTTTGTGTTACCGTCTGAAAAGTATTTACTGCTGCCGATGCTGCTGCCATTTAATTAATCTCCTCCTAGAGCTAGAATGAATGGGGTAACCTGACTGAACAAACTCTTAACATAAATTGCTCCAGAAATTGTTCCTGTAGTTTGGTCGATTATAACACCATCACCAATTCTGAAGTTACCATCTTGGTCAGTGCTCGTATAAATGACCTCACCACCATCAATCTTTACAACTTCATTTTCTTGAACTGTCACTCCACCCTTAGAAGGTCTTGCAGTTTCAATTGCATTTCCAGCACCAATATACTCAAAAGAATGTGAAGAAGCGATTTGCAAACTTTGTCTAGCAAAATATGCAGTTAATCCTGCTCCAACATCATTATTTAGATTCTGTACCAGAGAGACTGTTGTGATTCCAGATGATGGAAGAGTTGCAGAATCAATCAAATAATAAATTGGAGATAGCACTGGTTCTGCAGTTGCTGTTACTCCACCACCAACAGGGGCAGCAATTGTAATTACTGGAGGACTATCTAACTCATACTGGAATCCAGTTGTAAGTATGTTAATACTATCAACTCCACCAAGAGAATTAAGATTTGCAGTAAGCTGAGCAGGAATTGCGTTACCAGGACCAGTTGGTGCAGTAACAGTAACCAAAGGTGGTGTTGAATATCCTGCTCCAGGATTTGTAACTGTTGCGGACTGAACTGAGTAATACTTCTTATCAAAATAAACTGATTGTCCAGAATAAGGTCTGAATGTACCAACCCCAGAGAGAACGACAACATTATCACCCCTTGTTGTCAGGGTTGTAAGTCCTGCGGTATATCTATCAGTTGATTTTGTAGTTTCATCACCCACACCTTCAGATACAAGACCTTCTCTACCAAATGAAGAGTTAGAGTTTGTAAGGTCTAACTGTCCGCCTTGTCCAGTATAAATTGCACGGTCAGTACAAATAGTAAAGATAGAAACCAACTGAGCATAAGCACCGTTTGTGATGGAAACACCAATTCCACCTTGATTATATTGTGTATAGGAATCAACGTGGAATGCACCCTGAATACCAATGTCTCCTTGGTCTCCTACTTCAGAGTTGAATCCATCAATTTTAGCTCCAATACTATTAGGAATAAAGTTGGTGCAGTTTCTAACATAAGGTCCTTTTGTAACTGGACCAGTTCCTTGCAGAGGACTTAATGAAGATGTTAGAATTCCTGAGTTAATTGCACCATTATTACCAGGATAGTTTGTATTGATTCCACTTGCAGAAAGTCCGACATCAATAATAGTAGTAACAATCCCAACGCAAGAATAAATTGCAGATACAACGTTAGCACAACTATTCACACTATTATTAAATCCAGTTAGAGGATCAGCTTGCATTGATAGATCCTTTACCTGAGTAAATTCATTCTGATAATTTGTATATTTCTCAACTGTTCCACCAGACGTATAGAAGTGGTCCAATGTGGATACACCAACCACAACTTCAAACGTATTAACTCCAACAACACTCTTGACTGGGAAAATATATCCGAAAGAACCATCTGGATAAATGACTGTTCCAGGTCCAGAATTACAAGTAAATCCTAGACCGATAATTTTTACAGGATCATCCTTTAAAAGTCCGTGATTTGCTACGGTAATTGTTGTAACACCAGTTGTTCTATCATAAGTTGCATTAGTAACTGATAGACTTCCAATACCAGCAGACTTACTACCCCAAGTAGCGTTATTGATAATCGATCTAACAATGCCTGCAGAGTATTGAATTGCATCAATCGTTTCTGTCTTTACACCAACAATATGTTGAATTGCACCACCATTGTAATATGACTTACCTGCACCTACACACTTGGAGTTGCCACCTCTGGTAATGTCGTGGCAAACACAATTCCAAATTGAACGAATATCTTCGATACAATTATTGACTGTTCCAATTCCGATATTGAATGCAGGATTTCTATAATCTGTGCTTGTAATATACCCTACTGTTTCTCTAGCAATAAATTCAATATTATTACGAATCATTCGAGCAGCATCAAAATATCTGTCTGCTGCAGTTCCTAATAGTGGTCTTAGTGAAACAACCGCCGCACCATTTGTCGATGGTTGCCCCATAAAACTGATGTTTGTTATATGGCAACCATTGCCCATATAAAACAAATCTTTTGATGGGTCAGATGGAGTAACTATACAGTTTCTAAGTTCTGCACCTTCGATTCCAAGGTTATCACACATGTTGATAGGATTACTCTCAACATATGTTCCAGGGAAAATCCTTATCGTATCATATGGACCAGAAGCAGAAACTGCGGCACCAATTGTCCTTTTTGAATCAATTTGGTTCAGACCAGTATTATCATCCGAACCATTCATTGTAACGAATAGTGTCTTACCAGCGGTTGTTGCTGCACCAGCTTCTACAATTCTGGTGCCAATCCCAACCCCGTTTCTATCCTGCTTTAAAAGAATTCTACCGTCATATGTGTTAATGGCTAGCTCACCTAGAGGAAGTTGCTCTAAAGTTGGCTTCTTACCAGGGACTGCTGATCTTTTAAACCTAATAATTGGATCGGCCATTTAACACATTCGGTATCTACCAGAAGGAACAGTATTTACTATTCTGGTTTATTTATAAAAATCTACGAAGCATTATTTCTTCTTGGTCTGTATTTAAACAGATTAAGAGGAGGGTCTGGTTTCATCCATTCTTCTATTTTATTAAATCTTTCTTCACTATAAAAGTCTTGCTGAACAAACCATAATTTCCAGTGCTCATGTCCCTTCGACTGGTTACAATCATGACAGCAACAGACTACGTTTTTTGTAAAGTCTGCTCCACCTTTTGATTGAGGGATAATGTGATCAATTGTGAGTCTCTCCTCCGACCCACAATAAGCACATTGATGATTCCACTGTTCTTTTATATGTTGCCTCCACATTCGTTTCGCCTCCCCAGAACTTGTTGCGTGTAACTGAAACAAGTATTCTTTTGGAGAGTGTAGAGGTCCCATAAGCGATTGCGATTTGAATTATTTATCCAACATACTCAATAATGTAAAGACCCCTTAGAGATTCGATTACGTGGGTCTTCTTAATAATGTGGCGGTTATCATAAACAAATCTTTGGGCAGCATCTCTACCACTCCTTTCACTAAAGAAGTCACTAACCAATACAACTCTTGCCTTACCTTTAGTTAATTCAAGGTCATGATATCTTCCTTCAAAAGTTGTATCGCCATCAATATGAATCAGATAATAACTATCGTCTAAAGATTCTAGTTCTTGACTATTAATTGTTTCGACTCTTATATCAATATTTTCTGCAAGAGATTCTGTCAAATTCTCTTCAGTCCGAGTAGCAGATTCACTATCCAGTTCATATCCAACAATTTTATTTAAAGTGGTCGAACCCAAAGATAAAGAATAAAGACTGTATCCATTTCTTGTTCCGATTTCTAAAATACTATCTGGGTCATAATATTTTGAAATAGCATAGAAGAGTTCATAATGACTCCCAGAATTGATATAATCACTATGACCTTCTTCTTCTCTTTCAAAGAAGAATTCCTCATCACCAACTTCAAATATTGATGCTGGTTTTAAACTATAAATCTCTTCCATCTGAATACAGACTCTTTAAAATTATTTATTCTTTGATCCAATAACAAAAACAAGTTCCTTCAGTGTTATAAAAATATAATGGATCTCATCGTAATAAGTAATGTCTTGATCTCTTTCAAGAAAGTGTTGTATCTTTTTTAGCATTTTACACAACCACTGGTTCTGCTTGACTTTCTGGAAGTTTGATTTGTGGCAGTTCTTTCACTTCCCAAGAACCGCCAACTCCACCATCCATATTCACAACAATCTCATTAGTTGGTAATGCCTTTGGAATCTCAACATCCACAACAGGTCCCATCAGAAACTTATTACGAGTATAAGTTCTGTTATGTGGATCAAAGGAAACCATTTCAAGAGCATCAGACTCTTCGCCACAGTCCAGAATCTTTCTTCCAGTTCTTTTATCAATCACTGAAAAATACTCATCACGATACTTGTTCATCTTTTATTTCCTTTTCTTCATTATAAGATGGTTCTGGTTTTCTGTAAAGACCTGGCCAAGTATCACGAATAATCTCTGCGAGTTTATAGGGTGTTTCTGATGTTATCATTCTTCAAAGTACATATTACGACGATAGTTTTCTCCAGGACAGTTTTCAATATGTTCAACTTCTTCTTGTGGTAAGAAATGAACACCACCAAGAAGTTTGGCACCAACAAAAATCTCAGCAGACTTCTCACACATCAAACTTGCAGATGCACAATCTTTCTGATAAGGAGATGCTGTAATGATGCCGTGATTTTTGAGAAGAATTAGTTTAGGAAAATATCCTTCCTCATTCACAAACTTGGTTACATATTCCTCAACCAATGCAAGAATTCTTTCTCCAGGAGGAGCATAAGGAACTAAACAAGACTTAGGACCATTTCTTACAATTTGATCTGGAAACCAACGATGATTCGCAAAATCATCTGCTGCATCAGAACAAAGAATCTGTGTGGTATATGGTGGATGACTATGAGCGATATAGTTAATCTCTGGAAAAGTTTTCATAATCCAAGCGTGAAACAGTGTCTCAATACTTGGTTTCTTATGACTTAATTCTATCTGTGCTCCATTTGTATTACATAAGGTCAAATCTTCTTCGGAGAGTGTATGAAGACTTGTACCACTTGCCTTAATTAAAAAAGTATCTTTATCAACTCTTTCAGATACATTACCTTCCCCACAAATCGTATAATCTGCAATCGTATGTGCCAGATCTAATATCATAGTTTATAGAACAAAACCTTGAAATTTTATTTATTAAAACATAACTTAATGGTTGTCTGGAAATCAATACAAAATACTTAAAAGGACATAAAAAAGGAGGAGTCAAGCCCCTCCTTGTGAATATGCAGGTTGCAGGATTCCTCCATCTTGGTCATCATCGTCATCGTGGTCTTCAGTAAAAATAACGATAAGTGCGAATGCGAAGATGACCAAGTATAGAAGATACTGTGCGGTCACAGTGCGTTGCCTCTTGGTAGAACTTCCTCTGGGAACACAAAGTTCTCATGAGGTTGATCTACTGGTGCCATCCACGCTCTAAGTCCCTCATTAAGGAGGATATTCTTCGTATAGAACGTCTCAAACTCTGGATCCTCTGCCGCTCTAATCTCCTGAGATACAAAGTCGTAAGCACGGAGGTTAAGAGCAAGACCGATGATGCCGATAGAAGAAGTCCAGAGACCCATAACTGGAACGAAAAGCATAAAGAAGTGCAACCAACGCTTATTACTAAAAGCAATACCGAAGATCTGAGACCAGAATCGGTTCGCAGTAACCATAGAATACGTCTCTTCCTCTTGAGTTGGTTCAAATGCTTTGAAAGTGTTTGCTTGATCACTATCTTCAAATAACGTGTTTTCTACTGTTGCTCCATGAATCGCACAGAGTAGTGCTCCACCCAGAATACCAGCAACTCCCATCATATGGAAGGGGTTGAGAGTCCAGTTGTGGAAACCCTGAAGAAACAGAAGGAACCTGAAGATAGCAGCAACTCCAAAAGAAGGTGCGAAGAACCAACTGGATTGACCAAGAGGATACATCAAGAATACAGAAACGAATACTGCGATGGGACCAGAGAATGCGATTGCGTTATAAGGACGGATACCTACAAGACGGGCAATCTCAAACTGACGAAGCATAAACCCTATAAGAGCGAAGGCTCCGTGGAGTGCCACAAAAGGCCAGAGTCCCCCAAGTTGGCACCACCTGACGAAATCCCCTTGAGCCTCAGGACCCCAGAGCAGAAGAAGAGAATGACCCATAGCGTCTGCTGGAGTACTAACTGCCGCAGTAAGAAAGTTTGCACCCTCAAGATAGGAACTTGCCAACCCGTGAGTATACCAACTCGTAACGAAAGTTGTCCCAGTAAGCCAACCACCAAGAGCAAGGTAAGCAGTGGGAAAAAGAAGAAGTCCAGACCAGCCAACAAAAACGAAACGGTCTCTCTTAAGCCAGTCGTCGAGTACATCGAACCATCCCCTTTGTTGAATTGGTTTTGAAAGTGTAGAAGAAGTCATAGCCTCCTTTTGTTATTTCTCATATTTATCTTAACATTTTTTAACAAAGAGGTCAATGAGTATTAGTGCTCATCCCTATGCCGTTTAACATACTCAATCATATTTCTAATTAATTCAACATCTTCATTTACATAACCAATAGTTCTGTTGCAGACATTGCAGAGAAGTCCACGAACCTCACCAGTTTTATGATTGTGGTCAACATAAAAAACATCTACTCCACCACCTCTACCAGATTTTCTACCTTTCGGGTCAGTGGAATTGCAAATAGCACACTTATGCCCTTGCTTTTCTAACAGAGTATTATATTCCTCAATACCAATACCATAAACTCTTTTCAAATTTTCATCCCTCTTTTTTACTGGGTCATAATTTTCTTGTTGCTTTTTTACATAACATTTTTTACATTTTCCGTGATGCCCATATGGACTACCATTTCTTACAGTTTGATAAAAGTCTGTAAGTGGTTTTAACTGATTGCAGATTTTACAAGTTTTCATAGTCGGTTTATTTGTTAAAGTTATTATACCATAACTTTAAGTATTTAGCAATAAAAAAGACCCCTTTCGGGGTCTCCGTTAGAAAATTCTAACTTATCAACCAATCGCAGGAGCAGTCAAGGCAACAGGAGTTGCTTCGGCAGCAGCGAGGTCCAGAGGAAAGTTATGGGCGTTTCTCTCATGCATCACTTCCATTCCGAGTCCAGCACGGTTCAGGACATCTGCCCAAGTGTTGAGCACACGACCCTGACTATCCAGGATACTCTGATTGAAATTCAGTCCGTTGAGATTAAAAGCCATCGTGGAAACACCAAGAGCGGTGAACCAGATGCCTACAACAGGCCAGGCAGCAAGGAAGAAGTGCAGCGAACGTGAGTTATTGAACGAAGCATATTGGAAAATAAGGCGTCCAAAGTAACCGTGAGCAGCAACGATGTTATAGGTCTCTTCTTCTTGACCAAACTTGTAACCATAGTTCTGGGACTCGTTCTCAGTGGTTTCACGAACCAGCGAGGAAGTAACCAGAGAACCGTGCATTGCACTGAACAGAGAACCACCGAAGACACCAGCAACTCCAAGCATATGGAAGGGGTGCATCAGGATGTTGTGCTCTGCCTGGAACACAAGCATGTAGTTGAAAGTACCAGAGATACCCAGAGGCATCGCATCAGAGAACGAACCTTGACCGAAAGGATAGACCAGGAACACTGCACTCGCAGCAGCAACAGGTGCGCTATAAGCAACACAGATCCATGGACGCATACCAAGACGGTAGGAAAGTTCCCACTCACGACCCATATAAGCATAGATACCGATCAGGAAGTGGAACACAACCAGTTGGAAAGGACCACCGTTGTAAAGCCACTCATCTAGGGAAGCAGCTTCCCAGATGGGGTAAAAGTGCAGTCCAATAGCATTGGACGAAGGAATCACAGCACCAGAGATGATGTTGTTTCCGTACATGAGTGAACCAGCAACGGGTTCACGGATACCATCGATATCCACAGGGGGAGCACCGATGAATGCGATGATGAAGCAAGTCGTAGCAGCAAGCAGACAGGGAATCATCAGAACGCCAAACCAACCCACATAGAGGCGGTTATCGGTTGAAGTAACCCAGTTGCAGAACTGTTCCCAAATATTCGATTGTGATTTTTGACGTGAAAGAGTAGCAGTCATTTGTAATAAACAGGTAGTAAGACCATCAGGGAAATGGTGGAGATACTATGCTCCCCGCACCCTTAGCGGGGATATGAGAGACGTAATTTATACACCCATAGGTCTCGGTTAGCGGGTGTTGCAAACATTAAGGATTTGTTACATTCTTTAACGTGTTGATGTATTTATATTAACACAAAAAAACACCCCCGTCAAGGGGGTGTGCCAGTTTTGGAATTGTCCTACTTGCTATAGACTCCTCTTGGGAACACTTGTCCTGTTTGAGGTCTTCTTCCTGTTAAGAATCCAGGTCTTGTTTCATTAAAACTAATATCTCTATTTTCCTGAACTGGAATACTATTATTTACGGTAAAAGTTGTCTGAACTCCAACTGGAGAAGTTGAAGCAAATCCAACAACAGCAGTTCCTAGATTAGGAATTGAAAAATCTGCCATCAGACCTTCCTCGCACAGAAGAGAATTCCAGCGGTCTCATTGGACTTGTTATAAGAACCAGTAATCACAGTATAAACTTCAGAACCACTGATTGTGATTGTATCTCCCTGTTTGATATCTTGTCCCGATGCAGTTAGTTTGAAATCAATCAATACAAAATCATCAGGCATATAATAAGGACAAGGAATTAGATTTCCATTAATAGGAATACCTTTAATTACAGATGCATATGTTGTAATTGGATATCTATTTCCATAAGTTCTTGTGGAACTCTCAATGGTTAAAGTTCCTGTATTTTTAAAACTACTATTCCTTGAAAAGATTGTTGCTTCATTAGAACTAGGATCTTCATAGTCATTACCAGCAGTTCCACCTCCAGTCGAATTTGTATATGACGTTTGAGATGATGCTATTGAATAATTTTGAGCAGCCAGTCCATAGCGACTATTTTCACTATAAATCTGAGACCATCCTGCTTCTGCTGATCTTAAGCTTATATTCTGTTCAGTAAGATACTTCATTCCAGTTAGATAAGTTCTAAATCCAAGATGAGCAGAATCTCCACCATTTGTATTAATAGAAGGTCTAGGCATAACAACAGTAAGTCCAGCAGAAAATACTTCATCAAAATTATATAAACTTGAAGTGAAATTATGGACAATAAATGTTGAAAACGTACTATCGTTCAGTGTTCCAGAGACTGTTGGTTGTGAATAGGAAAGAACGGCAAAATTAGGATCAATACCAGAACGATAAATGTTTAGATTAAGGTCATGAGTTGTTGGTGAGTTTAATGTTGCAAATCTAAAAACATCTTCATATTGTGCAGAAATTTGTGCATAAGCATCATTGGATCGATCCAATGATGTCTGAGTACCTAGCGATTCTCTAGAGATATCTAAAAATTCTGTTCCCCTAAAAGAATCTCTATAGTATCCACCTCTATTGTTAACGTTATCTACATTGTATGGGAAAAATGATGATCCAGCAACTAATGTCATTTGATAGTTACTATAAACCTTAAATCCCCTATAGGTTACTCCAAATCTTTTGTTTGTATCAAAGTCCTGTTTTAATACTCCCCAAGGACGAGTGCTATCATTAGAAGGTGTGAAGTTTTTATCAAAAAATTGATTGGTTGATCCATATCCAACTGGAGATGCACCACCATCAACATTTACAGTAATTCCTATCGCAACCGCAGATCCGCCACCAATATCAGCAGCAGATAGAGTTACATATTCTCCTTGAACATAATTTTCTCCTGGACGATTGACATAAACAGCAGATATTGAACCACTAGTTCTACTAATATCAAATGTTGCTCCTGTCCCAATACCAGTTGTAGTTGCGACAGGAACATCATAATAATATGTACCAGAAGATCCAACCGTTCCACCACCACTATAAGAACTAATACTGGTCACAAGTCCTGATATCTGAGTTCCGTGCAATTCTAACCAAGTGAATGCTTGCTCCAACTGATCAATCACATCAGTTCTTGCCCATCCTACTGATTTTGTAAATGTTGTAGTCGTAATAGCCATTTGTTACTTATGCCTCCAGTTGAAGAAGTGTTAGATTTACAGAAATACTTGAAGTGACTCCAGAAAGATTCGTGATTGCTGCATAAACTGTAGTATCAGCAGGGTTATTCAAATTACCACCCATTACAAAAGGAGATATGATTTGCGTTGTTGAAATGCCTGTGGTGATAACCTCAGCAATCACTCCACTTCCAGGTGATGGATCAATACCAATCGAACGAGAGGCATCAGCAGAGCGAGATGCACTATCAGTATATAGTCTCAACCAACCTGCAGTAGAAAGACCAACCTTCATTAATGAGTAAGACTTAAATCCAGTAATATTAGTATTGCCAATTCCATTATTTGGAATTGATGTTGTAACTCCAGATACTATTGTCCTTGATTTAAGAGTATTAGATCCAGAGAATGATGTTGCTGTGACTACACCAGTAAAGGATGCTTGAGTTCCAAATAAAGACGCAGAATGAGTGGCAATTCCAACAAATGTAGAAACACCAGAAACACTTAATTGGTTGGTAAAGGTAGTTCCATTGATTGTTACACCAGCACCGAGAGTTTCAAACTTTTTAACATCATCATAATAAAGTTCGTTGGCACCATTCGCAACAAATCTTGCAATACCACCACCAGTTGAAGCATTACTAATATAAAATTCTGCATTATCAAGTAATTGATATATAACTCGACTTCCTCCAGTTCCACCAGTCTGTTGAAAATTGAAAGTTACATCATCATTAGCAGCACTATATGAGAGTGAAAAAACATTTTCATCAGTAGGTGTTTTTAATGATAAAATTCCATTGTAAATATCGACATTAGTTCTAAATGTAGAAACACCAACAACATCCAGTTGCTTAGAAAATAAAGTAGATCCAGTAACTGTAGTGATTCCAGCAAATGTAGAAACACCAGAAACATTTAGATTACTTAAATTTGTCTGTCCTCTAACATCCAAGTCCCCTGTTGGAACTGTCGTGCCTATACCAATTGATTTTCCAGTTCCAACAATAATATTGGAGGTTACCTGACCACCAATGGTTACATCTGTGCTGATTGCGACAGTGACAGCATTAAGATTTAAATTATTAGGACTAGTTAAGTTTGGAGTGCCAGAAGCACCAATCAGATCTATCTGTTTTACTCCAAATTTCTTATCTGCCATTTCTCTTTTTTAAGTATTTAGGATTGGGTGAATAAAATGCCAGACATCTGGACACCAGAAATTGAACTCTGCTGATTAGTTGCAAAAGGGTTTCGAAGGACTTTCTTAGGAGCACCTCTCAAACTACCATTACCACGAACATTATAAGAATCATTAGTACTAGATGCAGAATCAAAAGTAGCATTATAAGTCTGTGACCAATATCCCGTAGAATTTGGGTCTGGATATGGATCTGACAAATTGATTTCTACACTTCCATGTCTATCTAACCACTCATGTACATCTGCTTGCGTTGCTTTTCGATTTGATTCAAGATACAAAGCAATTGCTGAACAAGTATTTGGTCCTGCAGAGCTGGTGCCATTAAACCAAGTATCATAAAAAGTTATATTATCCTGTCTCGCAAAATCTTCATATGTGGATGTATATCCTGCAGCCATGGTCATTTCTGCAGGTGCCCAAACATTAATCATTGGACCAGAGTTAGAATAACAAACTCTCCTGATTGCATATGGAGTAGATCCTTGCTTTGAATCTGCTGGCTCTACAGAACAATCTAAAGCACCCACTCGTATAGTTCCTTTTTTCCTCTCATGAATGCCAGTGAATCCTCTACTAACCCCCCCACAACGATTAACATAATTCGTTGTGGAACTATACCAATTATTAAAATCTACATCAGTTTCATCAGAAAACTTTTGATTTTGATTTCCTGCAGATGTTACAACGATACATCCAGCAGCAATGGCATTTTCTGCTGAAGCACTTGTTGTTGCAGAATGTGGAGTATATTCACCGCTGCCAGAATAAGCAGATAAAGCGGTTCCCCCACCAGTATTATAAGTAAAAGATTTTGTATTTCTGCAAGCACCAGCATTTGCCTGAACAGTGAAACTACTTCCATTGCCAGTATAACTTAATGTTGCACCTCGATATCCATGACTATATGGAGTACCATTTGTATTACCAGTTGTTGAAGTCTGACCCCAACTATTATTAATAATCGTAGGATCTGGATTTCCATTCTGAGCAATTCTTTTTGCCTGGTGCCAAATAGTACAAATATCCAGTGCTGATGACCCAGCAATATATCCACCTACTCCACTAAGAGAAATTCTAATATTCCATAAGTTGCACTCAAATGCTAATCCAAAAGATTTACCACCGATTTGAGAAGCACAAGCAGTCCCATGACCATCAACCAATTGATTACTACTCGCATTAGAAGTTTTAGTTGCTACATGAGGAACAGTATATAAAGCAGTTACCGAAACTGTTCCTAAACTTTGAAACGCAGCAGAGCGACTAGCTGCAGTGCTCCACCATGCAGCAGCTGCAGTTGTCACAATACCAACTCCAAGATTCACGCCATCCACAATCTTAGTATAAGTTAAACCCCTACTTGTAAAGTAATCAGGATCAACTTTATATGGACCATCAAGAATTACATCTTTAACTCTATAAGTTCCATCTGGACTTTGAAATTCTGGATGCAAATGAGCAACTCCAGAATCAATAATGACTGCATCAACTCCTCTACCCGTCAAAGAATATTCAACATCACTCTCAGCATACGTTGTGCTAGTAACACCAACTCCTTTAAATGGCAAACTCGTGGGATTAGTAACAAATAAGTGAGACCAATTAGAACGAGTCTCATTTAGAAAATAAGTTGTCTCAGTATCAAAAGCAGCGACTAATTCAGGTTTATTAAATGCAATTGGTTTTTTATATCTTAGAGTATCGGTCGATTGTGGTTGCGGATACTTTTCTGGATTCAATTCCACACTTTCAATTTTAGGATGAGACTTGAGAACTTCTGCCTCTTCCTGACTCATCAAATAAATCGAAGTTCTAAGAGAATGTTCTTGAGTGTTTATGCAGGGTATTGCCCTATTTGGAATTCCATCAATCTCATTTTCATTGATGATGTAACCATGAATCTCTTCCCAATCTCCAGCATCCTCAACAACAACAATATATTCATCAATAGGGTCTGGAGAATACTCTATGACAGGAGTTTCTGGAGATAGAACAATCTCAACATCTTCTGATATGGGAAGTAATCGTGTCATATTAGAGTAGTGTAGTTCTTACAAATCTATAGGTTGTTAATCCTGTAACACCTGCCTCTGGAGTTGCTTGTAATTTACACACTCCAGCAGAGACTGTAGCTCCAACAGAAACAACAATCGATGGGTCATACATGATTGCATATTCTTGTGAATATGCGGTGGTTCCGTTTTGCATGACAAGAACTTTCTGAGATTGAATATAAGTTCCATATCCAACATGGAGTGTATATTCTGCTGTCTTAAAGTCAGTTGTTGCGATTGTAAAGCTATCAATATCAGTTGCAACTCCAACAGTAGAATTGAAGGTTCCAAATCCTGTTGATACTCCGTATCTCTCAACTTGTAGTTTTGATACTGGATTTGTTGTAGCAATGCCAACATTGGAAAGTGTATGAATGCCAACGCCAGTTGCTACCCAGTAAGATTCTCCACCCCCACCACCAGCTCCTGCAGGTCCTTGAACACCCTGAATTCCTTGGGCGGCGGCAGAACCTGCTATACCCTGTGTTCCCTGGGATCCAGTAATACCTTGAATTCCTTGTGTTGCTGTTCCAGTAGTTCCCTGAACACCTTGAGTTCCTTGAGTTCCTGCTCCAGTAATACCTTGGATACCTTGAGTTCCCTGAGTTCCTTGAATACCTTGAATACCTTGAATACCTTGAGAACCTTGTGTCCCTGCACCAGCGATGCCCTGAATACCCTGAGTTCCTTGAGTTCCTGTTCCAGAAATACCCTGGATTCCCTGAGTTCCTTGAACACCCTGAATACCTTGAGTTCCTGCTCCAGTAATACCTTGGATTCCTTGAATACCTTGGATACCTTGAGTTCCCTGTGAAGCTTGTGTTCCTTGGACACCCTGAACACCTTGGGTTCCCTGAATACCTTGAGAAGCAAAGGCACCATCATTTCCCTGAATACCCTGAGCACCAGGTCCTCCAGTTGCCCCACCAGTTCCCTGAGAACCTTGAATCCCTTGACTTCCAGTTCCAGTTGTACCCTGAGTTCCATTAGAACCCTGAGTACCTTGAATACCTTGAACCGTCGCATCAGAACCCTGAACACCTTGAGTCCCTTGAACACCTTGCCCACCAACAACACCTTGAATACCTTGATATCCTTGGGCAGCTGCTTCACCTGATATTCCCTGATTTCCCTGAGTTCCATTAGACCCAGCGACACCTTGAATACCTTGATATCCCTGGAAAGTTGCAGATCCATCATTTCCCTGGACACCTTGACCACCTTGAAGACCCTGGTTACCCTGAACACCTTGAGAACCAGTTGCACCATTGGCACCTTGGATTCCCCCAGAACCTTGAGTTCCACCCTCACCCTGAACACCCTGAGTTCCTTGAGTTCCTGCCCCTATAGTGCCCTGAATACCCTGAACACCTTGACGACCTTGTGTTCCTTGAGTTCCACCGTATCCCTGAACACCCTGAATACCCTGGCGTCCTTGTGACCCCTGAGTACCTTGAGTTCCTCCAGAACCTTGAGTTCCTGCTGTACCTTGAGCTCCAGACCCAGTAACACCTTGAATACCTTGAGTTCCTTGAGTACCGCTATCCCCCTTATCACCAGTTCTAGCAAAAGTAATAATTACATCTTCATCGTTAGAAAATGAAGAAGCACTTGCGGTGCTTATACCACAAGGAATTTTAAAATATCCTGTTCCTTCTACACTTGACCCAGTAATAACAAATAAAGCAAAATCAGAAGCGTTTGATTTATTTGTTATTCTAAAATGACCCTTTATTGATGAAGTAGAATCATCAATCGTTCTTAGATAATCCTGAATATCAGTAGCATTATCATCCTGGTCATCAATATAAAGTTCGGTTGCTATACCGACAGAAGCATTGTTTAACTTTAATCTACCAGATCCAGGGTCTGTATCTGAAGTATTAGAGTCAAAAGTAAAGTCAAATGTTACGCCACCAAAATTACCAGTAGTTCCCTGAATACCCTGAACACCTTGAGTTCCTTGAATTCCTTGAACTGTTGATGCACTACCTTGGATACCCTGAACACCTTGAGATCCATTTGTTCCACCTACACCTTGGATACCCTGAACACCTTGAGTTCCATTTGTTCCATTTGCGCCATCTACACCTTGGATACCTTGAATACCTTGAGTCCCTGGACCACCGCCACCTACTACTGTCTCAAATACAAATTTTCCTAAAGTATGATCATACTTTAAATACTTACCATCATAAGCAGAAGCATTTGTTGCAATACCAACAACGTCATCAAGATACTTTAGTTTAGTTTCACCACCGCCACCAACTGTAGCAATTTGCTCCTGAATACGATTGATGAATAAATTATAGTGCTTATTCAGGTCTTCAATCGTTACAAAATTTTGATCTAATGGTGTCAGTGGATCTGTAGTAACTGTTTCTGGTGGTTGATTTAACAAACCCTCTTGAAGGTCATTATAAATTCTTAAGACCTTATCTACTTTCTTTTCAATACTTGGAATATTAAAAAGAAAATTTTCAGATATCTCATCAAAAATTTGCTTTCTCAATAAAGAAAGTTCTTCTTCTACAGAATTAATATGCCCCTTTACCTTCTTAATTGAATTATTATTTACCTTTGATTCTCTTACAACAGAAATTTCTTCCGTTAGAATATCATTTTTTGCAGGAACAGCATCCTCTCTCCAACTATATTTTACAACTTCATTCTCCTTATTTTTTTGCTCATACAAAAAATTCTTGTCACTGTCATTAACGGCAACATCGGTCTTTTTTAATTCAGATTCCAACATCTTAAGTTTTTCATCCAAGTTGGAACCCTTGGAATGTCTTATACTCTTCTTAAAAATACCCATTAATATAAAGGTTTTCTTTTTAATAATAGTATTTATTATACCCTGTATTCCTCTATTTTATCAAGAACTTTGTTGAGATAATGATGGGCTAACCACTTAGGATCATATCCAGACTTATTCATCCACTCTTTATCCAAGTCTGCCTTTAATTTAATAACCTCACACTTGATAATATCTTTGGTCAGGTGTCCGCGTGGCATAATACTAAAAAACTCTGCTGCTTATTTAGCAACAGAGTTAAATATTATGAAGTCTTATATCAAACAGTAGTGCCAACCTTCACATTTGCTGACACATACTCTAGAACATTTTCTGGAGTAGTCTGCTCATAAGGGTCGGTGTCGGCGTTGTCCCGTTGCCCCACTTCCACGAATAGTTTCTCGATGACTCCGTTATCCACGACCGCAGCATAACGCCAAGAGCGATCACCGAAACCAAGGTTAGACTTGCTGACAAGCATTCCCATAGAACGTGTGAAGTAAGCATTGCCGTCTGGGATGAGTTTGACATTAGCAATATTCTGGTCCTTAGCCCAGGCATTCATTACAAACCCATCATTAACAGAGATGCAATAAATGTCATCAATGCCAAGTCCAATAAAATCTTCGTACTTCTCTTCAAATCCAGGCAGCTGATAAGCAGAGCAAGTAGGAGTGAATGCACCAGGCAGACTGAAAATAACCACACGCTTACCATCAAAAAGTTCCGAAGTTGTACGATTTACAAACTCACCAGACTCACGAAAGGTGAATTGAACTTGAGGAACTTGATATCCTTCGCTACGCATTTTAACCTCCATCACCAAACACCAGGAATTACTTGACCAGTGAAAGCATAAGAGGCAACAGCTGCAACGAAACCAAGCATTGCCAGACGAGAATTGAGGATTTCTGCCTCAGGGGTAAAACCGAATTTCATTTTTTTTCTCCTTGATAGGGGTGTTGTTGTTTAAGTTCTGGATTGGGTTGGGAGAAGACCATAGGACTTCTGGTTTTATTCTTGATAACAATAAAAGCGTCGTTCTGATAGGTTACGGTTCCAAATGGCTTCGCCCACTTTGCATTTGCGTCTGGGTGAGTCGCAGTTCCAGTTACTGCTACTCCACCAATCTCAACAGAGAGTTCATCATTCATATCCCACCCAAGTTCTTGAAGGGCAAGTGCAAACTGCCCAAGCATTCCAGCGGTCACAGGTTTTCCTCTTGCTCAGTGAGAATCACACAATCGCTAGTAGGATAGGCAACACATGTGAGTACCCAACCGTCAGCAATTTGGTCATCATCCAGGAAAGACTGTTCTTCATTATCGACGGTGCCACTAATCAGTTTTCCAGCACAGGCAGAGCAAGCACCTGCCTTACAGGAGGAAGGAAGATCGACACCTGCGTCTTCTGCTGCTTCAAGAATGTACTGATCACCTTCACACTGGATGGTGGTCTCAGTGCCATCGGGAGAGCGGAGAGTAACATTATAAGCCATAGTTTAATAAGTTTCTGATAGTTGATTTACGGAGTGTGCCAGTAATACGAGAAAGGCAACACTAGTAATTGTAAAGATAATTGAAGTCATTGTCAATCAATTGTCAGAAGATTCCGAAGAAGAACTTGTCAGTGAGAGCATAAGAAATAAACCCAGCAATAATGCCGACCATTGCCCAACGCCCATTAGTTTTCTCCTTTACTTGATTGGGCGTATCCATCCCATAATTTTCATAGTACATTACGGGCTCTTTAGCAAACATATTTTGCTGCCCATACTCATTCGTTGTTACAGTCATCGTTACATTCGTTAAGAATTGTTACACAATTATATAGCAAAAATAAAGGGGCGTCAAGCCCCCTTTGTTACGGTTTCCCGATTTATTAAGTATAAATGCTTACTATTTGCCTTCCCAACCAGGTGGAAGAGTTCCATAGTAAGGATTCAATTCGAAAAATTGATTCCAATCATCAATCTTATTGGATTCGTTTTTCCAAAAATCCCACAGACCATCATAACTTGATTTATGAAATACATCTACATGTTCTGTATGGATTGTTGATCCAAGTTCAATCTTATAAAGAAATAAAGGGATTGCATAAGTATTGCCAGAGTTATAAATCAAGTCATCTGCAACTGCCCTTGGCTTAACTCCATTATCCAGTTTATATTTGTCACCTCTAACATGCAGTTCAATTAACTTTTGTGCGTGACGACGAGTAATCAAATAACATGCCGTAGAAAAATCATTTACAAAACGACGATGAATTGGAATATTAATTTGTGCTGGATTAATAATCGCAAGTTGAACCACATCATAAGCATACGGAATTTTGGAAAAGAAATCTTTCCAAGTAAATGGCCAATATGAAACTGTGGAAATATCACAATCATCCTCCATGATTAAAGCACATGGAGCATCAGAGGTCTCAACAAAATGCTTAAGAACTTTCAGGTGAGAAGTTACACATCCAACCTCTCCCGAATTCATCATGTCAGGATATCGACCTTTTAGAATTGAACCTAGATCATCTTCTCTACCATCATAAGCAGAGATTCTCTCAAAGTTTTCAATTTCCCAGTACTTAAACTGACCTTCCATATATTGTGCCCTTTCTGGTTGCCCATCAAGATTGATATAATAGATGGGAGGAAGACCTTTAAGTTTATACGCTGCTTTATTCTTGTCCATGGTTCAATATGTTGTTTAAAATTTCGACCTTTTGATTGAATACATTTACCTTACCATCCCATAAAGTTCCACCTCTAAAGTGAAGAAACTTCCCATTCATAAAAGTTTCCATATTAATAAGAGTTTGACCACGATAATCACCCTCAAATACACAGTCTATAGATTCTGGGGTAATATTATTTTCGTTTAAAAAGTTATAAGATTCTCCACCAGTATCACACAGTTGCCCACCAAACGATCCTGGAAAAAATCTTGGTCTCCCAGACATCTCTTTTAATTTAGGCATATTTAAAAGAGTAAATCCTGGCCAAAGATAATTAACATCTTCTCGACTTTGCATATATGAAGATATAACTTTATCTTCCATATAATTGACCATATCAAACTTTTCCATCAAAAAGCAATCACTATCCACAAGGAAAACAACATCATCCATACAAGACCTATAGATGATATTATCAAGTGCATATTGAATTGCATTTGCGTGAGATGCCGAAGGTCCAGCAACATCTGAATTCATATTCTTGATGTATGTTGCATCATACATCTCACAAATTCTCATGAACTCATTGCTAATATCTGGATCCTTTGAATCATCTATTGCAAAAAGACGATAATCACACGTCAGATTTTCTTGGAACTGAATGCATTGCAATTCCAAGAACTGAGGAAAATTAACAACTGGAGAAAAAATACTTAGTTTCATTTCTTCTGGAGAACTACCTGATATTCGTCCATTACCAATTCAAATCCATTATCAATCAGATAAGGAATTGAATATTTTGCCTTACCATAATCAGATTCATCTTCAGCAATAATCTTAGGAGTTGTATTCCTAACATCATCAATCAGAATAATTCCTTTGTCGCTGATTAAATCCCTTTCAACGATAATCTTAGATTCTCTCAAATGAAGTTCTGCAGTTGGTTCAATGGGAGTCATATCCCCAGTGTCCATGTACAGAAAATCAATCTTACCTTCACCGAGTTCTAGAAACTCCTCAGAGGACATAACAACATGCTCAATGTTATCAAGACCTTCAGTTACAACTTTACTTCTACGAATATGACGTGGTTCCAAATCAACAGTGATGAAATCAATATCTGTTCCCTGAATTAATTCACCAACAACACGGGTGAAGCAACCCGCTGCCCAGTCCCACACATCAGGATTTTCTGGTTGCCAAAACTTAATATCATCACTATTGCATCCAGGAAACTTACCATCAACAAAACTGCGAGTTGTTCCAAGTTCAACAATTGTAGTAAAACCATTCTCTACAACTTGGTCCCAGCAATACTTCATTGTATCGTAACGGAACTTAGGAACTCTTCCGTAATACTTTTTAAATTCTTCATCAGTAGTATATTTTGCGTGAGCATTATCCATATACTCTTTATACTTTTCTAATGCATTAGACATTATAGATTTTCCTCCATTGTTGTAGGGTTTTTTCCTTATGGGTTTTACTGCATTCTAACATTATAGCACAAATCTCTTCTCTGTGTGAAACAACAGTTCGAAATGCTTCTGGTATTTCAGAGAAGTCATCAATATAAACTGCAAACTTATCAAAGTATTCATTATACCATTCACATGTCTGAACAGTATTCTGATAGAGACCGCTACCAAACCAATAATTTGGTTGTCTCGAAAGTTTAAATATCAAATCCTCAGATGGAAGAATGACAGGCAATCCAATGCCCATCATTTCAAATGCTGCAAGTTTAGAATACTGCTCTGGTAAAATAAAATATGCTTGATATTTCTTTGCAAGTTCAACAAGTCCAGAGTACCCCCTGTACTTACAAACATCTGCAACTAAATTATAGGAATCAAATAATTTTATACTATCTTGAAAAATTGTGTCATTATGATAGCGAGATATAAGCACATCTCCACCTTTCAATTCATCTCCGTAATCCCCACCAAATCCGATTAATTTCAAATCATCTTCATCAGAAAGCGAAGTATCAATTGAATAACCAATAGGTCTCACAACTTCTTCAGTGATATTCACTCCAAAGTGCTTTGCCCACACTCTTTCAAATTCAGTATATGGAATCACTTTTACATTATCCATTGTTGTTGCTTGAGCGAACAAGGTATGATAATCACTATCACCTTGCATATCATAATTAAATCGATTACAGACCCAGATAATCAATTGGCCAGTAAATTCTTGAATATTCTCAAGAAAAATTCGTGAAAGTGGAGCAGTGTCTGAGGTAATTACAAAATCAAAAGAATTAAAGTATTCTTTGTTCTTTTGCCAAACAGAGTTTGCATAATCTTTACTAATCACATAATGATCTCTCTCAAGGATTTGGTTCCAAATTGAAAGTTTATTGGTTAAATCCAAACCCAATTCATTACAAACATATTGATGGTCCTTCAGGCAACCATAATGGTGTGATAGATGTAGAACTTTTTTCATTGCTCAGAAATCCAATCCTCAAGTTTTATACTCGATTGCCACCCATAAACTCTCTTTATCTTAGATACATTTGCCAAACTCTGCCTTGCTTCCGCAGGTCTTGGTGGAATGTGTGTAATATCACTGGAAATCATCTCAGCAATTTTTTTAATCGTTGTAGCCTTACCAGTTCCAACATTATAGACTTGTCCATAAGTCTCAACATCCTTTTCAGCAACAGTAAGGTTTGCTGAGGCAATATCAGATACATGAATAAAGTCTCTAGTTTGTCTGCCATCACCAACAACAGTCAAGGTTTTTCCATCCTTTCTCTGATCTAGAAAAATTCCCATCACAGGAGCGTATTGACCCGTCTTTGGTTGGCGTGGTCCATAGACATTAAAGTATCTAAGAGTTACTGTCTTCACATTATATAAGTCAGCATACATCTTCATCAAATATTCACCAGACAACTTAGAAACTGAATAAGGATTCAAAGGGTCTGGGGTATCAGTCTCTAAGCAAATTTTATCAGTCAGACCGTAGATTGCTGCTGTAGATGAAAATACAACTTTATCAACCTTAGCAACTCTTGCTGCTTCCAAAACGTGACAAAGACTTGATACATTATTGAGATATGCTTTGTCTGGATTCTCAATACAATAAGGAATGGAAACATCAGATGCTAGATGAAAAATGTAATCACATCCCCTACACATTTCTGTTAGAGTTCCAAGATTATCAGGAGAACTTAAATCAAACTGATAGTTTCTAGCACCAGGATTCCAATAATACTCATCATGACTATTGGCAGATTCATTGTCTATGACCATTACGTCGTAGTCATTTGCCAATAGTAAATCTACCAGATTAGATCCAATAAATCCTGCACCACCTGTAACTAATGCTTTTTTCATAAGATTGCAAACATGTCCTTTAATCTACTTACATAGGTATGCCCATCTCTAATGAAGGACATCGCACTTCTCATTTTCTCTTCAGTGCAGTTTCTAGAATCTTCAACCAGTTTCTGATATAGATTTTCTAGATTGGAATCGGTTGTAAAGTGTTCTCCAAAAACATCGGCAATTTCTGGATGATTTGAACCCGTCCATCTACCATAACTAATGTTCTTAAATAATCTACAAGGATAATATCTACCCTGCACCAAATGGGGAGCATCTCGTATATCAACTGAAATATAAGAGTCTCTTACCATCTGAATGTTTTGATTGATGTCTGGAGCACTGTTAGAGTAAATACCAGACCATCCACCAGGATTCCTAAAATACTTTCCGTGCCTTTCACAGATATTTTTAAACTCTAGGATATTCTGCCCGTTTGGAGTTCCGATAAAATAAATGCTATCTCTCGACTCATCAAACAATTCAGGTTCAACTTGATCGATTTCATCGGGCAGTAAATCAGTTGCCCACATCGTTGTAATTGTCTTCGTCTTTGGATGAAAATAATGGTGCAAACTTATCTTCTGCAACTCATCATCACTTGACCAAGTAATATTATCTGCAGGATTCCAACGATCTGCAAAATAAACAAAGTTAAAATACCTTGGATGCGTTAAGCGATATGGAGTATCTCTATCAGAAAGCCCAAAAGGCAAATCTGCATTGTGATTAAAATACACACAGTCATCTAAAACTGGCATATTCTTACAAACATTATGCTCAGTAATAAAAATAGATTCAGAAAAATCTACATTACTCACATCGTCATCATCATCAAACCATTCAACTTCATATCCAAGATAATCTGCTGCCCGCCAATATCCGAAATGTACATAAGAGTGAGTATGAGTTCCAATCTTATGTCCCCATATTACTACCTTTTTCATTCTTTAACCCTCAATGGTAACCAAAAACGTTGGTCGGGAGACATAAACTCTACTGAAGGATAATCTGTCAATTTACCATCCGTTCCGTTAGAACTGGTTTGATAGAACATAGGTTCATCAAAAGCATATACATCATAATACTTTTGAACATCAGCAAATCCAATATCATGATGATCGGAAATCAAATACCCATGATAGGCAATTCGCTTGCACAAATCAACGTAGTCAGGATTGATATAGAGAATTGCATGGGCACTAACCATATTATAAATGCGAACTAAATCATCATACCCCTCTACTTTGTCCCACTGAACACAAGGTCCAGAGTGAGAGTTCATTCTTCCCCATGAAGAAATTCCTAGATAAACAGCATCTGCCTCATCAGGAATCTCAATCTCATCTACAAAGTTAAGAGGAATGCAATCATCCTCTAAAACAATAAAGGGAGAATCTACTTCCTCCAATGCCAAAGCATGGGAATAAGCACATCCCCTTTTACCTATTGGGTCTTTGAATGCAGAAACCCTAATAACATTTTTGAATCCTAGTTTTTCTAGATTCTCTTCCATCAACTCCCGCCTACGGGATTGTTCATCTAAGTTAATATAAACAACTGGTAGTTCTGTCAGTTTTAACTTCATACTTCACCTCTAAGGGCTCTCAATATACCTTCTTCTAAAGAAATTTTAGGAGTGTAAAAACTTAGCATTTTTGATGGATCACAAACCCGATATTGAACTCCAACAGGAGCAGTTGGAATATGATTCGGAGTTGGACTATATCCTTTCAATGAAGTGACTAAAGAAAACAGTTCATTGAAAGAAGTAGCAATGCCCCAACCAAGATTTACAGGACCTTGAATATCCTCTTTGATTGCAGTATCTACTGCTTCAATTATATCATGCATATGAATAAAATCCCTAACCTGATTTCCATCTCCCCATATATCAAATGGGTCTGCAAGATTTCTAGCTCTATTAATATAAGATGGGAAAGGATAATCTAAATCTTGGTCGGTTCCATATCCACTAAAAGGTCTAAAGACATTAATCTTTATACCTTCTGCTTCTAAAAACTGCATCAAAAATTCACCCGTCAATTTAGACCAACCATAAGTCATATCAGGGTTATTGATATCTGATAAATCAATATCAGTTTCCTTTAATTGATACTTCTGTGTCTGCAGTTTGGTTGGATAGGCAGCAGAAGATGAAAAGTAAATAATGCGTGTTGGTTTAGTTCGAAGTGCCCACTGACACATTTCGGAATCAATAGAAAGGTCAGTTGCTACTGATAAAGGATTATGTTCGATTGTCTGACGACCACCAACGATTGCTGCTAGATGGACTACTAAATCAAACTTATCCTCTGAAGTCTTGAAGTAATCTCTACAATCATTGCCATCTTTAATATCGATACCAACAATATCATGATCAACATACTTCCTCATGAAGTATTTTCCGACAAATCCTTTATGTCCTGTGATTAATATTTTCATGCTCTGAGTTCAGAATGATTTTTCTTTAGGGCAATAATTTTAGGAGCAAAGGGATAATCTGGATTTCCCATTTGTTCTTCGGCAAAACAATACGAAGGTGTCAGACTCAAAGTGGGTGGATTATCAATCAGGTAACGATTCATCTGTGACTCATCATGCCACAAAGCAATCACACCATTCTCAAGGTCTTTAGTCACACGGTCTGCAAGAACCTCTGCCATCTCAAGAAATCTTTTAGTAGATCCACCATTGAATCCACCAGCGTAATAGTCCTCTCCTTCCTCACCCACAGGGACGTATGCCAGCGACTGTGGGTTTCTATCGTAAGACCTCTGCTCCTTAGGATAGAAGGACTGGTAGGGGTGCTGAGTGGCAACCAGGTCGCTTAGAACCTCATCACCAACCTTATCTACCAGACCCATATCCACATCAAAGTAGAAGCAATAATCAAACTGAGAGATAAACTCTTTTTCTTTTACAAAGTAGTTGTATCTCTTCAGAGTTGGCATTGGCCAAGGTTCGTGGTCAATCTGACAAACTCGCACATTGTCAGATGCTTCAACTTCATGGTCTGTGAAAAGCAAACACTCAATCTCATGTCCATTGAGAAAGTTCTCTTCAATATTATCAAGAAGTCTTTCAACGAACTGAATATACTTGTTTGTTGCAATGGTCAGGATACAGATTTTCATCTTACACCTCAATATAATTTACATTATCAAAAACAAAAAATCCCTTGTCTTTATGTTCTTGAACGGTTCCATGTAAAAAGCAATTGAGATTTACTTCGGAACCATACTTATATTTAATCGCTGCTGCCATGGAGTTTCCTCCAGAGTAGAGACAGAAATAATCCTTTGCACTATGAATGATATCAGCATACTGGAAAATACTCTCAATCTCAAGAGGATTATTTTCAAATTCAAATCCACCTGAAAGTGAAAGTGAATTTACATTTTTAAAAGTTACCAATAATGCATCATCAGGAATAGAAGATTCTACCAATGAAAATAATTTATCAGCATCATAAAATTCACCGACATCATTCTTCAATAAAGTATGTGCAGACAAATCAACAATCGTCTTATCTCTATATTCCTCTAAAAGATTTGGTTGATAATAGATTTCAGGATATCTACCGTCACCTGCAAATCCATGCCGAATTTCTGCAGCAGAAACAATGTTGTCTGTTGTTCCATTTTTAAGATCGGGAGCACATGAACCAATGTTTGCATGATTGGTTGCAACACCTTTTACATAAGGATTGTCTCTCCAACAAAATTCATAAATCTCAGGGTTTCTATATGTATTGTCAGCACTGATATAAAAATTATATCCCTTTTCTGCATACAATTTAGGTAGGGTAGTGAATTGAAGATTGTCACCTAATCCACCCCAAGGTTGTCCAAAAAATACGTTCATTTTCCTTTATTTACAAAGATAAAATCTGTTCCGAAATGAACTCCAGTATTTCCATAAGCCCTATAGAAATTGTGAGTTTTCAAAAAATTATTTACATCATCAAAAAGACACTGCCCATCATACATTGGATTAATCTCCAACTCTGTATGAATCACCTGAACAGTTGAAAGAAGTTTTTCGCCCATTGATTCTAATGCAATTAACTCAGCACCCTGAAGGTCCATCCACATCAAATCAATATTCTCAATTCCATTTTCTTCACAAAAAGAATCTAGTCTCACACAATCAACTTCCAATTCTTTTTGGACGTATTTTTCAATATGGTCATATGTGCCATTTGCTTTATAAAGACTAGATGCACCTCTATTTCCATCAAACCAAGGAGTAACAGTTTTCTCAGGGTCAATAGGATAAAAAGTGCATATTCCATTGTAACTATTCACAGCTTTATTAATGACTGTAATGTTATCAATGTCTTTGGTATTCTCTAAACAAACTTGATAAGAATCTGGGTTTGCTTCAAATGCAAATATCCTTGCATTCTTATATCGTTTGGAGAATTCAATAGACTCCAAACAATGCAAAGAACCAACATCAAAAATTACAGAAACCTCATTTGGATCTCTGAATTTTTGGTTGGCAAAAGTATAAAATGTATCTAAAGATGAGACTTGGTACTGGGTTGTCATTTAAAAAAGTCTTTGTCCGAAATTGCTTTATCATCAATATAATAATCACCGAAGGGTTTCCCTAACATAAGATTAGTAAATTTACAACCCCAGGAAACTAACTGATCATATGTTTCATTATAACATGCATCATATGCTATTCTAACAGAGTTTTTACCTCTGCCCATACCTCTTGCAGTGAAGTATATAATAGTATGCCCATCATCATACAATGAATTAACTTTAGCAATCCTATCATAGAAAGGTTCTGCTAAAGAATAATCACCATATGTTTGAGTGCATATGGTGTTATCAATATCTACAATATATGTTTTCAGTTCAGCCATGCAGAGAAGTCCTTATCAAAGCGTTCGATTGCTTCAGTGCTCTTAGGATGCTCAACCATCTCAAGAATAACGGGAAGACCAGTCGTTACGATATCGGCACCTTCTTTCCAAGCATCAGAAACATCAGTTTGAGTACGGATACTGCCAGCGATAATCTCACAATCTAGGGCGTTCTCATAAATGTAATTCTTGGTTCGGTCAAGAACCTTTGCAACATCTCCACCATGCTGCTTCAGGCGGCAGTAAAAGAGAGAAACGTAATGAGCACCAGCAGAAGCACACAGTTGCAGTTGCTGCTCACTGTAGCAAGCAGTGGCATTGATTTGCACACCTGCCTTGGAAACAGTTTTGATTGCACGAAGACCATCAAATCCAACTGGAATTTTCACATGAAACTTATTGCAAAGAGGATAAAACCTTTCATACATTTCACTTGCTTGACGAACCATGCCCTCATAATCTAGGGCAAACACTTCAGCACTCAGAGAAAGATCTTCACTACCACAATACTCAGCAAGTTTTTGAATTAGTGCATCAAAACTTCCCTTTGGTTCTTTAGCAATAATGGAAGGGTTGGTTGTTACACCTTGAATGGCACCCATTTCATTTGCTTTAATAATTTCATCAAGATTAGCTGTATCAGCAAAAAGATAGTTCATTCGTCCTCTTTAAATACGTAGGTTTTTCCATCTTCAACGATGTTTGAATCTTCATCATCGTCTTTATTTGACCATTCTACCACAATAGTATCCTCCAATGCAATACGCATATGCATCAAACCAGGAGGAATATGAAATACATCTCCTGCTTCTAAAATGATAGATTTATTTTTGGCACGACCAATTCTCATACCAACTTTAAGTTTTCCAGATTGAATATAATAATATTCATCTTTAGTGACGTGATACTCCATACTACTTTGAGTACCCGCTTTCATAAAGACTTCTTTTAAGGTAAAGTCATCAGTAGCAAATACGGTAGTGATGTATCCCCAATACTTCTCTCTTTTTTCTTCACACTTAAGTACAAGAGGAAGTTCTTGCCTCCCGTAACTATTGTCCGTAGTATTTGTTGATTCCATTCTTTCGTTCAAAATGTTTTTTATACAAGTCTCTACTCAATCTACATGGTTGAATATGTGGATTGATTGAGGTGGTGTAGTAAGCCATTTCAGCAATTTCCTCTAACACTATAGCACATTCTAGTGTTCTTTTAGATGAATCTGAGAATACCATAACACCATGCCCAGGCAAAAGGATGGCAGGTATGTTAAGTGGATTTATTTTCTTAGATTGATAAAAATCAACTACGCACTGTCCCAGATTCTTTTCATATTCATCAAGTTCAAACTTTTCTAGTTGTCTAGCAACTGGAATATCAGATAGAAAGTAATCGGCGTGAGTTGTCCCTAAAATAGGAATTGGTTTAAGTGCCTGTGCCCATGAAGTTGCAAACTTTGAATGACTATGAATAACTGATTTAATCTCTGGAAATGCCTTATAAATTTCCAAATGAATTGCTGTATCGACAGAGGGTTTCATACCAGAAATTAATTTTCCAGTATAAAGTTCGACAATACAAAGTTGGCTAAACGTAAGTTTATCAAACTCAATCCCAGAAGGTTTAATAACAATATGCTTACCATCTTCAGTAAGCACACTGGCATTTCCCCAAGTTAGTTTGACTAAACTGTTTTCCTTTAAACTTTTGTTCAGAGATAAACAATCTTCAATTGCCTTATTCATGTAATGGTTTAGATACAAATTCAGCGGCGACTTGGTTAGCAAAAACTGGGTCACCAGTTGCTAGAAGAGCTGCATAAAAACAATCTCCTGCACCAATAGTATTTACCACATTTTCCACAGGCGTTGCTGGATAATTAACACCGTTCATCATGCAACCATCTGCACCTTTTGTTACACAGATATTTGTTACCCGATCTACGTGTTTTGCTTCCTCTTGATTACAGACTAAGTAATCAACCGCCCAATACCTATCATAGTTTGATGTCTTACTCGATACCTGAGAAGAGGCATATGTAATTTTTCCAGAATCAGTTGCATGTTTGATGAATGATTCTGTAATAAATCCACAACGGTAATCAGCAAAAGCAATGATATCAAACTCATCAATATCAAAATTTTCTAAGAACGATTTTGAAAACTCATTATTGACATCATTAACTTGTAGATGATTGTATCGACTATCTCCATGATTAACCCAGTATCTTGTTTTAGTATTATTACGACCCTGGAAAAAACTTTTTACTGGGAGATCATAATGCAACTCAAAAGTATCACAGTCTTTATCAGACATTGATGTTGCAAATGTTACGTCTCTACCAAATCCACGAAGAAACTTGGCAACATTAGCAGCGCCACCAAAATCATAACTGTGCTCTTCAATTACCGTTTTGATTGTTGGAGACTCTAGTGATAGTCCGATTGCCCTAAGTTCTAGAGTTTCATCAATGATGGTATCACCAACAATTAGATACTTTAAATTTTCTCGCATGTTTCAAGTTCTCTAATTTTTTGCATGGTATTGGTTGTGGAATAGTCTCCAACCAAAGGATAAACTTTAACTTGTATAGACTCTGGAATACAGTCTCTGCTTCTTACTTCATCAGCAGTCCATTCAGAACCCTTAACAATTACATCTGGAGAGAGTGTTTGATAGAATTCTTGAAGTTCTTCAGTTGAATCAAAAATGATGACTTCATCAACATAACGATTTGTCTCAAGAACCCTTCTACGATCTTCTTCATTATTAACAGGTCGATTGTCACCTTTGAGTTGTTTTACTCTGCGGTCAGAATCAATAGCAACAATCAGTTTTGTTCCCTGCAATCTAGCAAACTTCAAAAGTTCAATATGGCCCTTATGAAGGATATCAAAAACTCCATTTGTTAAAACAATGCCAGTATGTGAATCAATCTTTTCAACACGCTTGACATGACGACCTTCTCCCCATGCTTCATCTAACCACATTTTGCTCATCTCTCTCATTTCAATCTGAGAAGACAACCACGTACCCAAACAAAGAACATTGGAATCATTATGCTCTCTAGACTTAACCGCAGTGAGTTCATTATGAGCTAGAACAGCACGGACACCAGCAAAACGATTTGCAACGATACTCATACCAACACCAGTTCCACAGATAAGGATACCTCGGTCCGCCTCACGATTACTCACAATTGTAGATAACTGAGCTGCATAATCAACATAATCGACACTCACATCAGAAGTATAAGGTCCAATATCAATAACCCGATATCCTTCTCCCTTAAGATACATCTTTAGTTGTTCTTTGTTCTCGACCCCATTATGGTCAGAAGAAATAATGATCGTTTTCATAGAAATTCAAAGTTACCAAATGGATAATCAACTGTTGATTTATTATAGCATTCTCCACCAAACCAATTTTTGGGGGCAATTACTTTTTTACTTTTTGCTAACCATGCACCCCACCAAGAGAATGATGAATTTGCAATGATGTGATAATCGCATAATGACATTAAGCAAAGATCAGCATCGGTTGTGTTTTCTTCTGATATCAAAAACCTATCATCTTTAAATAAATCCTGCTCTTTACACCAAGATTCATCATCAGAAAAAACAATAACAGGAAGTTCTGGTAGTTTAGAAAGTGCTTCCTGATAATAACTAATTGGTTGCACAGGATGATTTGGATTAGAGGTATAATCTCCTCTACGAATATGTAAAGAGATTACTTCACTATCAAAATTTTCTTTAAGAAATTCTTTACAATTAGAATACAACTCTTCATTAAATCTAAAGTCTTCTCGTATCTCATCTTCAATATGCTTGAAGTATTTTTCGGTTTGAAAGTATCCCATTAAATCTACATTATCTGGGCAATTGATGAATAATTCCTCATCAAATTCATGCTTTCTTTCCCAAAAAGTATTGGCATCCTGTAGAGCACAATCATTATTTTTTTCTATATTTTCAAAAACATCGTATAAAATAACATCAGAATTTTTGACATTATCATCATGCTGCCCAAAAACATATCTAGGTGGAATGATAAATCCATATCCCCTATTTCTAGCAATTCCTTTTAAAGAAGCATATTGAAACATTTGATTGGCAAGTCTTCCAAGATTGCCAATATGATTGAGTGATATCATACTTTATAATTAAATGAAATAGTAACTCTTGGATCAGTATTAAGACCAGGAGGAACCATATGAACAGTGGATGATTGAAAAATTAACAAAGAACGTTCAACTGGTTCTATAGAATATGAATCTGAATTATACTCATTTCTGATAGAATGTGGGGTACAGTAATAAAAATTAGGATGGTGAAATACTATAGGTGCAGATCCCTCTGGTCTTTTACAGAAATATACTCCACTAATAGAAGATGGTAAATGATGATGAAACTCTTGACTGTTTTTATTAGTATAAACATTCCACCACCACTCACTTAAAAAGAATTTATGATGGTCACAATTTAAAAATTTTGCGTATTCATTAACTTTAGTATTGATTCTTTCAAATAGTAAGTCAAAAATTTTATTCTCATACCCAATATTAAATGAATTTTGTGGGCTATTTGCTCCCGAATACCAGGAGTCTATCCCTCTACCTTTAACAACATCCTTTTCTTTTAGAATGTGTTGATATATTCTCATATTTTCTTCTTCAGAAATGAGATCGTATGACCGATAAACTGAAGTTGGAAACAATAAATGAATATTATCCTGCACAAATATATCACAATATATCAAATTATTATAATAAAAAAGGGAGTTGTTGTCAACTCCCTTGATTCTTTTCAGGCTCGCCACCAATTCTTTGACTGGAAATTGGAAACCAGGCGGGAGAGAGTCCCATCCGCACCACTTGCTTTTTTATGGGAAAGCAAGAAACCAGAAGGGGTCAAATTTGACTCCACCACTTGGTTTTAAGAAACCAAGAAAAGTTGGGTTAACTTTGATATTTCGGTGATACCAAAGAATGCTATCAGAAATAGCACATCCCAGAGTTTGAGTTTGATAGCAAAAGGAATACCGAGTAGTCCCCCAATAAACTTTATTATCAAACCATTTTTGAAATCTCCCCACAACATGATTTGATAACCAAGTAGGAGAAGAAAGTTCCCGATATACCTCAGGATACTTGTTTTAGACATAAGGGGTTTGCTCCCGACCAGTGCTGTTATAGACCATCCGTGTCTTCTTCATCGTCTCTTACATAACAAGGAACTCTATCTGGATCTAACCATTTCGCATACTCAATATCCTCCATTGCAGTAGAACATTGTAGAACATTATCAAAAAGATAAATGTCATTCCAGCGTTTGGTATAGTAATTTTGCTTTTGCAAACGATAATCTGGTTTGCCGTTTATCTCAAGAATACCTGCTTCAATAAAGCGATATCCTTCACGTTCCAGAAGAACTTTGGTTTTCATGCAACCTCAACAGATTCAAGATCGCTGGCGACATACTCCATGAGCATTTCGTAGTCGTCAAGAGGGTCACCAGAAAATACGACACCTTCATTTTCATAAAAGCGACGAACTTTTTTATAAAGTTTCGGATTCTTTACATCAAGGTAGATTTCCCCGTTAGCAGCAAGGCGAAGAGTGCTAACATCTTTCTTGAATTTTGCGGTCAGAGACATTGTTTTGTGTTGTTTGCTCTAGTATTATAAGGTGTTGAGACTTTTCTGTCAAGTGTGCCAGTCTATGAACTGGTTATGTTATATAGTCACTAAAATCTTTTGCACAAAGATACATATTTCCAGATATAGAAATCCTGTTACTATCAGATGTATAAAATGGATAAACACAATGATTAACTCTAGATGGAAACACGATAATTTCCTTCTCGAAAGTAGAATCCAATTCTATTAAATGCTCTTCCATATCACCGATTGCATTTGGATAATAAAATGCAAAAGATCCAGGACACTTATTATTTGAATTCTTACATAAGTCTTGATCAAATTCATTCCTAAAGTCATAGGGTATTTTTACCCATATAACAAAACTATAAAGACCAGTATGATGATGGACAGGATTGAACTCGTATTTCTTTTGATAATTTACCCACAATCTTTTAAGTTCAAGATTGTATCCATCAGCAATAACTGATTTTTCATATCTCATCAAATTATACTGCCTTTCATATTTGGCACATAATTTTACAAGGTATTCTTCAACAAAGATAAAATCTTCTTGTGACAAATTAATATCATAAGATTCTTCTATATTTCCAGCTAGGGTATTAACAGCTCTATTATTATTTTCTTTTGCATCCAATGCACTATTGACAAGACGATCAAAGATAGCGTCGGGAACTCTATCTTTAATAAATCCAATGCTATAAAATGGTATAGATTCCATAATTAAATATAGACTAATCGGAGTATTCGGATTTGAACCGAAATTATTCCGCTTCCCAAAAGCGGTGCCATGACCAAGTTAGGCGATACTCCGTAGTTCCAACTCACCAGAATGAACTGCTGCGTGGCAACAAGCACATAATAGCACACATTCCTTTATTTCGTCAATAATACGTTCGTGACTCCATCCACGAATCCCATGAAATTTAGCGTCTTTTTGAGATGGATCTAAATGATGAACTTGAAGTGCTGATGAATATTTATCATAACCACAAGAAACACACTTACCTCCCATTTCTTCAAGAATAAAATTTCTTTTTTTCTGTCCCAACTCTAATGTATATTTGTTATGACAAGCACCACAAACACTTTTTTTATGCCCATAAAACTTAGATGGATCAGTTTCTCCACAATGCCCACACTTATGCGTTCTCATTTTCGGTAGAATAAGTTTATCTACCGTTATTTATGTTTTTTATCAAATGGAGCCCAGTGCTGCCATTCGTATTTGTGTATTGCCCAGATACCCATAATAGGAAGCACAATCAAAATGTATCCAAGAAATCCAAGAGTATAGGGGTTTTCTAGAACCCATCGAGCAAAATGTCCCATCAGTATCCTCTCCAGGTCTTAAACTCATAATAAAAGTATTGATCCACTACCCTATCATCTAATGGGGCATTTTCAGTTCTATGTGCCCATACCTCACAAAATTCTACGATGCGACGATCGTGTAATGAACTATGTCCCCACATTCTTACAAATGCTGATGCGGCAAAGTGATACCGCTGTCTAATGTGCGGTTCCGTTTCCTTTATACTTTTCGGTGTCATAATATCCCCCTTTTGTTCCGAAGTAAAGAGTTGTTAATACGAAAGGAATTGAAACAAATAAAAGTGCTTTTGCTAATAACATCAGATCATCTCCATTGCTCGTTCTAGTTCAATATAATGGTTCATTTCATCCACTGCGATCTCTGCAATCTTTGCATCATCCTGATGATCCCAGAAGTAATCTAGGTATGTTTCTGTTGCATGAAACTCAATACCTGAGTTCAGATGATAAGCGAAAACAGGAGCAAGAAAATAATAACCCACCATAATCCAATAATAGATGAGAACCAAATGATAAGCGAAAAAGCGATCAACCCAGCGATCTGCTCCGCCACGCGACTCCATTTCTCTGAGGTGTTCGGTTTCATTAATTGTCTGTGCGAAGTGTTCTTTCATTAAGTAGTAATGTTCTTCTGTTCGGAGACCTAGTGATTCTCTGAGATGAAGAACACTGAGAAAAGCGAAGTAAGGTGCTCTGGCGATTGTTTCCAGCACCCAGAATCTTTGGATTGGTAGATCACGGTAGAGGAAGTCAATGATGGCTACCGTAATTGATAGAACTGCATCATTGAACTTTCTCATAGGAATACTCCTGGTTGATAATTTACTAACTTTTGAATCTCGGTAAGAAGTGCTCCATACTCCCTGAACTTTCTGTCTCCAGCAATATGGTGTCTTTGTCTGACCCACACTGCGTCTGCAATCAGACGAAGTTCATATTCTGAAAAATCTTTAAATCGTTCCATTGATAATCTCCTTATCTAACGTGATGACCACCAAACATAAATCTCATGCCATTCAGGATTTTTGCTCCGAAAGATCCGAGATTGCGTGAATTAAATCGCTCAAATAGGGCAGTAGTAATAACAGGAGCGGATATCCCCAAATCCACAGCGGCAGAAACAGTCCAACGACCCTCACCGCTGTCGGATACCCCACCAGAGAACTGTTTAAGCTCACTGTTGCCGCGTAACACATCAGCAGTAAGATCAAGTAACCAACTACCAACCACGCTACCACGACGCCATAACTCAGCCACCTCAGCAACATCAATATCATAGCAATAGGATTCGGGGTCTGCCATTGGGGCGACTTCTGCATCTCCTTCTCTAACATACTGAGCACCTGCGTTTGCGTTTTTGATGATGTTGAATCCTTCAGCGTATGCTTGCATGATGCCATATTCAATACCATTATGCACCATCTTTACAAAGTGACCAGCACCAGGACCACCACAATGCAACCAACCGTGCTCTGCAGAAGTTACGTCTGAGTCAAATTGAGTCCTGGGGGCAGCACTGATTCCTGGGGCAAGGGCATCAAAAATGCGCGAACAAGAGGCGACCGCAATATTTCCCCCACCAACCATAAGACAGTATCCACGATCCAAACCATAAACACCGCCGCTAGTGCCACAATCAATATATTGGATACCCATCTTTGCCAAACGTTCTGCTCTTTTCCGACTGTCTTTAAAATTGCTATTGCCATGATCAATAATAATATCTCCCTCACTACAAAATCGTAATAACTCATTGATTGTCTCCTCTACTGTTTCTGCTGGCACAACCATTTGGAAGATTCCTGGTTGTATTCCCCCGTTTTTTGTTTGTTTAACTACTTGAACAAGATTTTGAATAGTAGTTGTAACTCCATTAACAAATCCCTTTTCATAAGCTTCCTGAGCCTTTTCATAATTTCTCCTGTAACCCCAGACTTCAATTCCTGCCTTCATCATGCGGCGAGACATTCCTTCTCCCATTCGCCCCAGTCCAATTAATCCTACTCTCATAACTCTCCCCTAATATTGTGGATATGCGTGTGTAAGTCCCCAATAAACAAATAACCCAATGGAACTAAAAAGTAACAATGAAGAAATAAAAAGGTTATTCATCGTCTTCGTCCTCATAAGTAGATGGTTCTTCAAATAGTTCTTCTATTTTTTGTTGTGTAACTCTTCTTTGGAGTTCTTTTAAATCTTCTTCTGTAAGAGAGATCATTTGTCCTTGAGTAAGTCTTCTATTCTTTTACGCATATTTGAACTTTCCTGTTTCATATAGTCTCGGAGAGAATATCCTCTTTGACCTCTCATAATACAAGTGCCTTGATAGAACATCGTGGCGGCAAATACTAACAGGAAAACAATACCGATTAGTTCAGGGTAATGTTGAGCCATGGTAATACAGGCGGAATAACACCTACAAGTCGGAGGAGTCCTTCAGCAAATAAAGCAAGAACCACCCAACCGACGCACATGCTAATGATAGAAGCATTACGGTTGTGTCGTCGTATAGCAGCATCAATCATCTCCTGAACTTCAGAACGGCTTACAAACTCGTCTTGAGGTTCCATCACTTCTCATCTCCAAGAAACTTCGCAAGTGGGTCTTTTCTGGTCTTTACGATTTCAACAGATCTCTTGTAGAACATATTGTCCGTATTACCAGACGTTTCAAACGTCTCCTTGATCTTCACCCAATTGTCGTAGGTGCGTTGATCCATAGGGTTTTAGATTGAATATTATTAGTTATACTAGTGAGTACTTTTACTATGTCAACTATGTGTTGATACAAAAATATAGATTAAGAAAATCTAAAACTTTGTAATATTTGTAACAAGGAAGATCAGGGATTCGAACCCTGGAACGCTATTAACGTTATTAGTTTTCAAGACTAACGCCATCAACCACTCGGCCAATCTTCCGATTATGTTATAATATACACTATCTATTCAATTTCGTCAAGTGCTTATCACCCCATCAACAAAAAGAATTGAGTTTGAAAGACTACTCAAAAAACTTGGATATCGTGATAGGTCTCCAGTTTATCCAAAAGAAAATAAAAGATATCAACAAGTCAATTTTAAATGTGAGGATGGCGCTCTAGCAATTTATACATTTATAATACTTTATCAAACTAAAAAAAGTTACTTATACTTAGAGTTTGAAGACCATTATAACTCACCACAGTTAGAAGAAAAAATAAAAACTTTAGCAGAAAGAATTTATTTTCATGAAAAAACCAGAGTTGCAGAGGTTGGTTATGAAGTCAAATATACTAAGCAACCAAACGAATTTTCATTAGAAGAAAGGAAAAAAATCTTCTATAACTTTATGAAATATACTTATAAAAATTTAGAAGAGGGTATGGTCAAACTTTCTCCAAGACCTGGAGATGTTTTAGTTGCAAAACCACATGGACCAAAACTAAACGATGGTTTTACAGAGTCTTCACTGGTTATTGGAAAACACCAACGTTCTTTGGTTGCTCGCAGATTTGGTTTTGGAAAACTAAATGATGATGGATTTCAGTATGCACGTTATGATGAAAATACTATACTAAGACCTATCTAACTTCAAAATCTAAACGTCTTACTTTTCTATTTCTACGAGCATTTTGATATTCTAGGTCTTCATTGGAAAAGACACTTGATTTTTGATTTGAAGCATTAGAAGATACCATTACAATTTTAGACAAATCTAAAGCAGTAATAGTTTCCCCTCTAACTGTGGTCATATTAGAACACCCACAGCACCTTGTTTTTGTAGGGTGGCTAGTCAATTCGACTCCACACTCTTTACATCTAATTACAATCATGGTTTAAAAATAATTAACTTTATTATTCTGGAATTACTTCTTCAATTGGTTCTTCGACTGACTCAGTTTGTACAGGTGCTTGTTGAGGAACTTCTACTTCTACTTGGATATCTTCTAGTGCCGCAGATGCCGATCTGGCAGTCTCTGAGATAGACCTCAACATCCACACATATTTGCCATGAGACTCCATTAAGTCCTGAAGAATATTTGCTGTAGCAAGACTCTCAATTCTTTCAGCAGAATTGGAAGCATCAATTAGCATATCAATAAGTGTTTGATTATCACCAAGAAGTTGCTTCACCATCATCTTAGCGTTGATTCCCTGAGCACTATTTGATGCTTGTTCAATATGAGTGACTTCAGTGATTCTAGTTAGTGTGCTCACTGGTTTCATACCAAGAAATCTCATATGTTCAGTCAGACGATCGATCTCTTCAAACATTGCAGTATATTGCTCACCGAAGAGAGTATGTAGTTGGTGAAAATCAGGTCCTACAACATTCCAATGATAAATCCATGTCTTATGAAACAAGACAAACAAAGATGCCTGAATATCACTCAATTGTTTGAAAAGTTTTTCCATTATACTTCTTTTTTGAAGTATTTATAAAGTGGGCGATGACGGATTCGAACCGCCGACCAATTGCGTGTAAAGCAACTGCGCTACCGCTGCGCTAATCGCCCAATCAATTCAATGTTTATCCATAATGTATTCTACAGTATTTGCTACATCATTCATAGCATCACGTAGATGTTTTTGTTGTCCAGATTCTTGTCTGACAATTGGACGATGATCATCAGTCAAAGTCCAACGCCAGAGGTTCATATCTTTACAATACCAGAGATTAATTTTCATTCTTGAAGTATTCCAAACGAACCCAGTTAAGAAGAGTATTTAACTCATACAGTTCTTGTTTATATGTAGTATATTCTGGATAGTTTGAATCTCCAACTAAGTCAGAATCTTCAATAAAAGAAATTTCACTTTTAAGAAAATCCGCATAATGCTCAAAGGCAGTAATAGCAAGTTGTCTATCGAGTTGTGAAAGAAGAGACATAAACCACCTGACTCGTTACTTATAATACATTAAAAAGGGGGTTTTGTCAACCCCCCTATGTATCACTTCTCGCCCAGACCGACTTGTTGAACTTTCAGACGGGCACGGTTCAGGACCGAACCAGCAAGAGGAACATAACCCAGGTCATCAGCAATCGACTGTGCCTTAGAACTCAGAGCATAGTTCAGAGCATCACGAACAGCAGATGCCTTACCAGGAGCATAACCACTCTTATAGGCAAGAATCCAAGTCAGAGTGGAGATAGGATAGGCACGGGCACCTGCAGGATTGGGATCTTCTCCAGCAAGGGTCACGGGGTCCAGTTTGATGCCATTCAGAGCGGCAGCACCAGTCACAGCAGAAGGTCCAACAAACTTACCTGCCTTGTTCTGAAGCACAGCAGCCTGGAGTTTGTTAGCACGAACGAATCCAGTGTTCAGATAACCGATACCGCCAGGAGTGTTAGAAAGGGTTCCAGCAACGCCTTCGTTACCTTTAGCACCAACACCAGTAGGCCAGTTGATTGACTTACCAACACCCGCAGTCCAACCACCAAAAGCATCCAGAGAATTAGTGAATGCATAGGTAGTTCCAGAACCGTCTGAACGATGGACAACTCTGATAGAACCAGCAGCACAACCAACTTCCTTCCAGTCCTTGATGTGTCCCATAAAGATATGGACAACTTGTTTCTGAGTCAGTTTCAGTTTGCATCCAGGCTTGTTATAGGCAACAGCAATAGTTCCACCGACCATAGGAATCTGAACGACACCACGCTTTACTTTTGCTGCTTCCTTTGCTTTGATAGGTTCATCAGTAGCACCAAAATCAACAGTTCCAGCAACGAACTGGCGAACGCCAGCACCAGAACCAACGGACTGATAATTGACTTTTTCACCAGTGGTGGAAGAATAATCAACGAACCAACGCTGGTAGATAGGTGCAGGGAAGGTAGCACCAGCACCATTAATAGCAGGTCCAGCAAATGCGGTAGCGGGAGCAAGAGCGAGACCGATTGTAGCAATATGTTTGAGTTTCATGAGAATTAAAAACTTCTTTGTAATTGTACTCGATTAAGTTTAAGAGAAAGTTAAATGTCGCCAAACACCAAAAAACCTCCCCGAAAGGAGGTTTAGAGGTATAAAGATACTATCAGAAGCGGAAGGTCGTCTGAATCACACCACCATAATTGTCCGAAGCTTGCTTCAGACCTTGGTTGTTGGACACATAGAAGACCGCAGGAGTCACGCTAATCGCATCGCTAACCTTGTAACGATAGAAGGCTTCCCACATAATTGCCTTTTGGTCATCATTCAGAGTAGCAGCATTACCAGGAGCACCGATGGCGAAACCAGCGGCATTACCCTTCACAAACACATCGCTCCACTGAAGACCTGCCATCCAAGTTTGTGAATCGGTAGCAGCATTAGGAGTCGTGCGGTTGTTAGACAGACTTACGGTGTTCCAACCATAAGCAGCACTCACAGAAGGAATGATGCCCGACTTCTTGGGTTGCCAGTAAGCATTAATCGCATAACCATTGGAGGTTTGGTTAGCAGCAAGGTTACCAGAACCACCACCCAGAGCGTTGAAGTTACGGACGCGAGTTCCTTCAGTGCCGTAGCGGTAACCGAAAGCAATACCATACTGAGGAGCACGATACCCAACTTGAGCAAGAGTGTTCAGAGAACCATCTTCATCAAACTGACCTTTGGTAGAATCGTTACCGCTCTGGGCAACATAGTTCAGGTTAGCAACGAAACCACCTTTACCCTTCTTGGTGGGTTGTACCCACTCTACACCGAAACCAGAACCAGTTGCCTTGTTATAGACACCAGGAGCACCAGCAACGGAGAAGAAGTCAAGGATGTCCGACTTATATGCGGTAGGAACCCATGCCATCTCAGTGTTACGAACCTGAGCACCAGCGGTCAGATAAACGCCCTTAGCAAGTGCAGGGAAGCGATAGTAGAGACGGTCAAGCGTCATCGTGTTCGCATAGGTTTCTGCCTTGTCCAGTTTGAACAGTGACGAGGAAGAACCGAAAGGTTGCGATGAGAAGTTACCCGAACGCAGACGGGTCTTGAGCAGATCCTTACCAGTGAAGGAAGTATCAAAACTCAGACGGAGGTCATAGTTGAAAGCAGTGTTTCCAACGTTGGTACTGTTAGCAAGACGGGCGCCTTCTACACCACCCAGAACGAAGGTTGCTTCACCCTTGAGTTTGGTAGTAGTGGAAAACTGTTGTGCCTGAAGAGCAGCAGACTGCTTCTCCAGTTTGGCAACGCGACCACGAAGAACTTGAAGTTCATTGGCGAACTCAGTAGCAAGACGCTGGAGTTCATCGGTAACTTCAGTTACGCGATCCAGACAAGCATTCAGAAGAGCAGCGGCTTCAAAACGGGTCATGGACTTACCACCAAGGTAAGTTCCGTTTTCATAACCAGCAACGCAACCATAACGCTCAACCAGATTGCTGAGTGCCTGATAAGCCCAATCCGTAGGACGGACATCAGACAGTTGTGTGACGCTAGAAACTTGTTCTGTGGAAGTGTATTGGTTGACTGCTGCAATATTCAGGTCTGCGGCATTCGCAGCAACAGGAGCAACCATTCCAAAAGCAACAGGTGCAAGCATCAGTTGTTTGAATTTCATAAAAGTTTGTTTTTAGTACTAAACGACATTGTACCAGAGATACAGATATACCTCAAGTATTATGGGTCACATATAGACGCGAGTAGTTGGGGCGTCTGCTATGCGGGAGTATTTAGAGTGACTTAACCAAATCTTAAAAGATAATTAAGTTGGTGGTATCATAGCATAACCGTATCGGTTGTGTCAATTAAGATACGGTTAAGATTATTGTTAGGGAACAAAAACATCAAAATTCAAAACAATACGTTCATTGTACTTTGGAATTCCAGCAGCATGATAATGTGCTCCATCAAAAACCACAACTCTTCCTTGTTTTGGAGTAACTCTTTCTAAGATTTCAATGTGTGCATCATCAGTAATCAAACCCTTTGGATTATGCCAGTTTGGATTACCTGCTGTTGAATCATCATCTTCGTCTTTACCATACTCAAATTTATTTTTCAGAATAACCGTATCTCCATCAGAATCATTCACATAATATAAGAATACGGTATGAGGAACTTCAATATCATCAATATGAAAAAAGTCATGGTCCTTTTCATTCATTGATGGCAGTTGAAAAAATGTTCTAGCTCTTATTACATGGTCATAATTTACACCAGATTTATTAGAAACTTCATAAATTAGAGGTGAAAAAAAATCATAGTACTTACTGTTCATCTCTGGTCTGGTTTCACACAACCAATGAGTAAATCCAGAAGCACTCCCATAATTATCAGAAGTTAATAGACGATTATAATGCCAATCAAAAACTTTACCAAAAAGAGTGGCTTTTATTTCTTCTTGATATCTTTTTCCAATAACATTATCAATTACTTTTATCATATGACTACTCCCATGAAAAACTTAATGTAATTCTAGGACCAGTTACAACTGGTTCATGATATGTACCTTTTGGAATGAAAAGACTATCTCCAACATTCAATTTATAAGTAATACCTTCACAGATATATGACATTGTTCCCTTTGCTTGCAATATCAAAACATCGACCGTATCTTTATGATCACCAAAAGTTAAGTTATCACGTCCAAATGAAAAATAAACATGCATGACCTTTAATCCTTGCTTTGCAGAAACTTCTTGAAAAATTTGATTTAAAGTTCCTGGACGATAATCACTATGCAAAACAAAAGTTGGTGGATTAGTGAATTGTCTATGAATAGTTTTACGGAGTTTTACTTTTTCATGTGGATTTACTGAGGAATGTATCTCATAATCATTCCAGATAACAATACCAGTAAAAGGTGGTACTGATAACTCAGAAGATGCCTTATCCATAACATCATCCCAAGTCACATCCTTAACTGAAGGATAATGATTTCTGGTTAATTTTATACTATCTAAATGCTGGTCCACCATACCACCCAACTAAAGAAATTCTTTTACCACTTTTTAATCGACGTACTCTATGTATTATATCTGAAGGGAATATGATTACGTCACCAACATCCATTGAAATTGTTTTCATATTTCTCGGACCAGACATGAGTTGAAATTCTCCACCTTCATAGTCATCCTTTGATGATAAGCAAAGAGATATGCTTAGTTTTCTTATTATACCAGGATTGTACTGTTCAGTAGTAAAATCACTGTGCCAAGCATAATGAGAACCTTTTCCCTCATAGACTGTAAATTGAATTTGATCGTGCCAAGATGTTAAATCATAATTAAAAAGATTTAAGTTTGCACAGTTAATAAAGTGTGCCATCATACCAGCAACCCAATGGTCTGTTGGTATCCAAAAATTTTTACTTTTTCTTATATCAGAGTCAATGGCAGATTGAGAATCTTGAAGTCTAATCGTTGAGGATGTTAAAGATTCTTGTCCAAATTCTTTTTGTATTAGACTACAAAATTCTTTTTTAATGCCAGAAGGAATATAGTAATAATTATTGTATATGCTCATTTTTACTACTTCGTAAGAGCGGAGTATCGGAATCGAACCGACGACATCTAACTTGGAAGGATAGCGTTCTACCGCTGAACTAACTCCGCAATGGTGGGGATTTACCCAGCCTCAGAGTTTCCTCTTCACAGGCACGGAACCCCAGCGCATCTTCGCTTCACACGGACTAAAATATTATAAAGCATAATGAGTATTATGTCAAGCCCTTTTTTTATTTCCCCAAGTATCTGTCTGAGAGTGGCAATTTGGACATAAAAATCTTAAATTTTCTACTCGGTTGTCGTTATTTACACCATTAATATGGTCTATTTGTAGTGATATTGGATTTCCCATCCATTCAGATATACCACACTTTAAACATTCATACTTTAATATATCATCTTTCAATATTCTCTTTTTTAAATCTTTTCTATCATAAGTAGAAAATTCGCAAAAAATTTCAGAGTGAGTTTTCTTTTTGGTGCTTTTACCACCCTTCCTAAAAATAGGAAGTTTAATTCCTCTATTATCAAGGTCTTTTTTTACAATATCATAAGTAGTTCCGCTTTTATTAGTATATCCAAGTTTTTTACAAAACTGCCAAAAAGAAGAACTTTCTAAAAGAAAAGATTTTATTTCCTCATCAGAATATAAATTTTTAATAGACATATAAAAAGTTTATCTATTAGTATTTATACACTTCCTTATTTAGGAAGTGTATATTGTAAGAGCCCCCGACAAGACTTGAACTTGCGACATCGGCTTTACAAAAGCCGCGCTCTACCAGCTGAGCTACAAGGGCGAAACAGGGGAGGCCATCCCCCTGACCTAGAAATATTCTAGGTTTTAGTTGGAAGGAGTGCTCTTGAGGTTATCGCAGGATCACTTCCAACTCCCCCTCCTGGATTCGAACCAGGGACCCTACGATTAACAGTCGTTTGCGCTACCGCTGCGCCAAGGGGGAATACTAACGGGGGTGTTGCCACCCCACTATTTTATTTGGAACTTACAAAAGTATTGATTTTATCAGCAAGTGCTTCAACCTCTTCATATGTAGGAAACTCTGGATAATCCATTTTTACATTTCTATCCCTATTCCACATTTCTGCAAGATTATAGTTTGCGTGAAACTCATCTTGCGCCTGACCGTAAGCTTGCTTAAAAATTTCAAAGCGCAGTTCGTAAGGTGTCATTGTTTTACTCCTTGTGTGTTTGTGTGTGTATGGAGAATAAAATCTCCAATGCCCGAGAGAGGACTCGAACCTCCACTCCGAAGAACATGATCCTAAGTCATGCGTGGCTACCAATTACACCACTCGGGCTGGCGACTCAGGCTGGACTTGAACCAGCGACCGACTGCTTAGAAGGCAGTTGCTCTATCCAACTGAGCTACTGAGTCAAGAGACCTCCCATCTTTATCGACCCAGTGGGCAAGGAGGGGCAGGTCTTATACGGAGTTTGAACCCCCGCCGCCTATGAGACAATCATACCAGATACGGTGCGAATCGTCAAGATCCAAAAATTTGAATCGAAATTCTTGGTTCTGGTAAATAATTTGAGACTAATGTTACGACATGACCTTCATGAATATCATTCAAAACTAAAGACCTACATTCTGGAACTAGGGCTTTCATGATAGAACTACCATCCTCTTGCTCTTCTTGCCACACAAATAATCCACCATGATTAATATGCCATTCTTTGTTTAAGTATATAGTTGCACCAAATTTATGATTAGAATCATCATGAAGTGCGATACCACCGTTAGGTAGCGTTACATGATAATTCATGGATATTTTATTACAATAGGGTAAAATATCTTTAATTTCTTCGAGTATTTCTAATCTCAATTCTGGATTTACTTTTCTGAATAGACAGTTTCCAGAAATACCCAGTGTTGCATACCTTGGCCAAGCAAAGGTACTAACTTTCCAACTATCGGAGAGATTGGAATTAACATCATCAAGACATTTTTTCCACAAATCTAAACTAATACTATCTTTAAATACTTTCATTTGAACAATTTTCAATCCAAGGAGAGCAAATCCTCATGGGAGGAGCAAGTTTTTTACATTCATCAGTATAGCACACTGAATCGTCATTTTTTTCTTCAATATACTGAGGTTGATATCTTTTATTTGATTCAGAAATAATGCGATCATACTCAGGTGTGACTTCATCAATTGCTCGATCTATATCACGCTTGACTCTGCGTTCTACCGCGTGAGGATCTTGCAAAATAAGTTCATTCAAAATCCCGTTCGGGAAATATTTACGTTGAACTTCATCCAATAAGTCCCAAAGTGCGTGATCGGGAATTTTTGTACATTGTGAAAGTGCTGCAATAAGACTTGATAATACGACACCAACTATGAGCAGTTGTTTCTTATCAGTTTTCTTCTTACCGAAGTTAAAGTTAAACATAAGAAAGGGGAGTTCTGCAGCACTCCCCTTATATATTAAACTTCTACCGTGATCAGTCGGTTGGCATAATCATGAGCATACGAAGTGCGAGCACCATGATGCCCCCAACCAATCCAACTATACGCATAGTCCATGTAGCGGTTAATTGATTTACCAGGAGTCTTCATACGCTCCTCAATCTCTTTCCACTGGACTTCATTTGTTAGATAACGAAGTTGCGTGTGAAGATTTGATGGCGAACCACCAAACTTCTTAGCAAAATCACCCAATCCATAATAACGGTTGGCAGATGTCCATTGAATCAGTCCGTAACCGCGTCCGCAGTTACCCCAACTGGTTCTGCTACCTCCTTCGCAAATATTAGGCACGAATGTTGATTCTTGTCTAATATTGCCCATGATGGTAGCAAGGGCGTTTCTGTCTTTAATACCACGATCCTGGAAATATGCCAGGGTAGCATTCTCATTTTCATTACACCCTTTACAAATTAGCCTTTTCTCTTTTGGCTTTTCAGGTTGAGCAACCTCTCTGGTCGCTGTCTCTTCAACTACAGGGGGCGGAGGACCGTCCATTTTGTAGTTTACGAATGGCAGTGTTGCCGTCGATGTTGTAACCGTTGCCAGGAGAGGCAGGGCTACTGTAAAGATATTTTGCATTAAATTTGATTGAACTCTACATCCGTATAGGGAAAGCGCACTTCCCTCTTCTCAGAGGGCAGACCCCACGGCTCTAATTGTCACGTCAAGGACTAATAATAAGAAACCCGCCATTTTGTAGCGGGTTTGTACATAATAAGTTAATATTTAGGTTTTGTCAAGGTGCCAATTAAAGAAGTGTCTTACTAAATACAAATAGTTCATCACCACTAGAACAATGAAAAGATTAGCACTTATCTTTTCGTTATTCCTTACTACTCCTGCTTTTGCTGGCGAAATCACATCAAAAATCACTGACTCAATTCAATTAAGCGTTCAGGGTGCGGCGGTTCAATCAGAAAGAGTAGGAGCTTCCTACGCTGTCTCTGGCACAAACATTAATGTAACAACTCTTGGAGGAGTTGGCGGCGCAGGTTCCTATGCGATCAACACAAACGGACAAGCATTTAGTTTCTCTGAAACATCAATTACTGCAGATACTGATGTTACCAGTCAGTCGGCAGCTTCTGGAACAATTGCTTCTCCCAACCTTTATAGCAACTCTACTACTCAGTTAGGTGGAGATAAAGGTTCTCTGGCAGGTACTCTGAGTGGAACTGGTGTTCCTACAGTCACTGCTGGTGGTCCTGGAAGCAGCGCAACAGCACAAAGAACCATTGAGTTAAGCGTATTCAAGTGAGACACATAACTCCCGTTTTGCTGGCAGCAGCGGGACTTATATCTCCCTGCTATGCTGCGCCCCTCACTCCTAACTTTACGAGTGGCACAATTACTTCTGAGACTAAAACTCGTACTGAAGTGATTGAAGTTATCAAACAAATAGAATATACCACTGGGACATCTTATACAGTCACTGGTACTAATATCAACATCCCTGGAACACCTGCTCCAGGAGCGAACTACACCATCATCAATCAAGGTGCTCCGTTCCAGTTTAGTGAAACACACTTGACTCCTGGAATTGCGAAAGAAACATGGATAGATCGCAAAACTACCGAAGAATCGGTAACAAATTCTATATCTGTCTTTACACAATAATCGGTTTAGCGGCACCTGCATTTGCAGAAGCACCATCTAATACGAATATTGCAGGACCCTCAGCATCTGCGACTGGTAATGTAACCAACCAGGCAGTACAGGTGCTTCAGGGTCCTTTTTCTGTGAATACTTATGGTTCTGGTGTTTCTTGCCAGGGACCTACACTGAACTTACAGACCTTTGGATACAATAGTCTATCTGGTAGCACCGACCCAACAACTTATCAACAAAACTCTCTGAACACTGGTTTATCAGCAGGATTTTCCATCCCTCTTGATGGTTCATTTCAAGAACTCTGTAAAGCAAGGGTTCGTACAGAGATTACAAGACAACAAGCAGAAGCAGATAAAGCACGTTTGGACTTTGAGTTAGTCAGATTATTAAAGTGTGGTGAAGCAATGAAGAATGGAATTTCATTTCACCCAGAAAGTCCTTATGCGAAAATTTGTGCTGATGTCGTTGTGAAGTATCCACGAGTACAGGATGTAGCAAATGGAAATCAGACCAATCCAAATAAGAAGTAATCCTCCACCGATTATTCCAACTATAGAACCTCCTGTGACTCGCAGAACGGGTAGAACTATTATACCCGAAATTAATATGCCCATCATTAATATGCCTGATACAACTATCAAATATCCAATAATTGATGTGCCGACTCAAGAAGAGTTTGATGCTGCAGTAAGGGCAGAGCAAAAGAAACAGCAGGAAGAGAAAGAAGAAAAGACCAGAGGACTTCCTGATGCTACCCCTACCCCTCAACTGCCTCCATCTGTTCAAACCCCCCAGGATAATCGGATTATTTCCGATGATGCACCCAAAACTAGTAACTTAGGAGTGCCCGTCATTGAAGTACCAATCGTCGGAGAAGTCCCTATCCCACCTAAAGAGCAGGTTATTCTTGCTGGCACCACTGCTACTGCTTCTGTTGCTGCGGCTCTTGTTGGGAAATCTTTGGTGGAATGGATGGTAGGTAAGATGAAACCTATTGTTCAACAGATATTTGTAAGGGGTAAGAAACTCTTAAGCAGAGACCTTACCCCCTATGAACTTCAAGTTTATTTTGCGTTTGAAAAAAGTCAGTCTCTTAAAAAAGTAAATAAGTTACTGAAGAAAGAACAGAAGAATCAAAAGAAAGAACAATACAAAAAGTTTCACTCAAAGTGATTACTTCTTACGCTTCTCTAACAATACACTAAAGTTTTTATCTTTTGTTCCCCCATCATAAGCAAGAGCATAACCTTCGTCAATCATTTGATTATTCAATGAGGTCTCTTGTCCATTAATAAACAAATGCCCGATGATTCTTCCATACTTCTCTGTACTGTCTGGAAGTTCGGTCTTGATAATAATATCTTTAGCACCTTCAAGTTTTTTTTTCAACCATTCTTTTGATTCAAGACCCATTGCCTTCTCTTTGAGATCCGTTGTTCTACTTTCGGGAGTATCAACCCCAGCAAGACGAATACGTTTAGTGAGAGATATATCAAACCCTAAATCAATATCCGCATCAATCGTATCCCCATCGACTACTTTATGAATCTCACGAATTCTGTAAATATATGGATCTTTATTTTCCATCAGAAAGGTAACTTGAACTTCTCAGTATTTAGTTTGGGGATAGGAAGTTTCTCAAATGCTTTGCTGACTTGCTTCTCTACAACAGCACCGACGAACTCTTCTGGGTTGTCCAGAATCTTCTGTGCTTTCTGATAAGTCACATAAGCACCATAGCATAGTGCTCCACTCACCGCCAGACTTGCCGCTGATAAAATAAGTGCTAGGTTCTTCATTTTAGTAACTTCTCAATTGCGTTATAATAGTAAACAGCATTATGGTCTTCTACACCATCAAATCTCTTATCATCAGCATCTTCTAAATGAATCTCTGGATGAGTATGAACATATCCAGTCAAGAAAGGTGGAGTTTTGGGAACAACATCATCGCCGTGAACAAAACGAAGGTGCTCTACATTCTTCAGTCTTTCTTTCAAACCTCTACCACCTGGACGGGGAGAACCAATTGTGATGATTGCTAGGTCTGGTGCGGACTTAAGCATAAGGTCAGCAACAACAGTCGCAGTCGCACCACCAAGAGAGTGTCCCGCAAGAATCAGTTTTCTACCCTTCTCTAGTGACTCAAAGTTTAATACTAACTCAGTAATTGTTCTGGTAGCATTATCTTTAAATCCCCTGTGAGTATCCTCACTACGGAATAAGAATTTTAGATTAGTTGCCCAGTCTGATGTTTCGTTGGTTCCCTCAATTGCGAGAATACAATATCCAGGAATACTCTTATCTACAATGAAATCATTCTTATCAGCATAAACATCAACACAGTTTTTAACTGCCTTTAGAATGACTTCCTTTGGTAATGTTGTGTTCATCTTTCATCTCCTCGTTTGCTAACCGTAGTATATAGTAAATGATATACGAAACAAAGATAAGTCCTGGACCAAGAATCGCCATTACTCCCCAAGGAAATTCTTGCGGCATTAGAACTTACCTTCTACACAATAATCTGCTTTTTTATTTGGTGTATATTCCTTATGACCTTCTTGGGGTTTCATCCAACCACATCCAATCAACCATTCCATCGTCATCGGAGTGGGTCTTACCTGCTCCCAGAGTGGTCCTTTCGCACACATTTCTAGGTGCTTTGCCGTTTGACCTAACTGTTCTTCTGCCCAGTTCGCATCTGCCTCCCAAGGCACAGCACGACTTTGACCCATAGACTCATAAGAAAGCCTTGTGGTCTTCATTACCCAAGATGGTATTTCAGCATCTTGATGAACCTGAGCCATAAATGCTGTTTCTATTCCACCACCCATACAGTCCTGAACAACGTGCCATCCTTCGTGACGTAGTGTTCCTAGAAACTCTCTTGGGTCTTTGAGTAACTCTTCATTTATAAAAAGACGATTATACTTTGGTTTATATAACCCTACTGTTCTTGGTGTGAAATATCTGGGTGGAGCAATATAAACACCAACATTGACTTTCTCTAGTCCTACTAAAATACGCTTGACTTCTTCTCTGAATGGGTCAAGTTCTTTTGCTTTGAGTAATTCTGATTCTGATGTAAGTTTCTCAACACCTTCAGTACATTCTAATAGAATCATACAACCCATCGCTGCCAGACTATATGCTGGAACGGTGGGTTGTTTCTTTACTATTTTTTCAGCACTTGCGGGAAGAACTAAACTTAATGATAGACCGATTGCCGTGAGGAGTTTTTTCATTCTCGTCCCTCTTGATGATGTATCCAAACTTTCAAATCTTTTACATATTTTCTTAAGGTTTCTGCTTGTGATAGGTGCCACTCTTCTTGTGTATCTAGATACAGTCTCATATGATTATCAACTGCGTCTAGACACTTTTTAATTACAGGATTCCAAGGCTCCCGAATCGGAGTGTTCCACTCTCGTGGCATAATACCTCACTTTTTTTTACCACCGTTTTTTGCTTTGTTTGCCGTCGCATTTCCTTGGTTCTGCTTAGAGTTTTTACCTCCAGCAGAACCTTTCTTGCCTTTGTTTGCGGACTTTGCCATTATGCTCCACCTGTGCGGGGTTGAACTTGACCCTCTTCCAGTGCTTCAACTCTTGCTTCAAGATTTGTAACAGGTGCTTCTGCTACTGGAGCAGGTGGTTCTGGAGGAGCTTCTACAACTGCTTCTCTGCGTGGCTCTTCTTTCTTCTCATCATCCTCACCACCTTTCTTCATTGTATTAATACCAAAAGTGGCAGCAGAAGCGGTGAAGACCGTCGCAATAAAGGTAGGATCCATTTTGGATAGCATACCAGCATAGCTAGCAGTCAGAAGAGCGGCAGACCAACTCAAAATAGCAATACGAATCACTTGTCCCATAGCTTTTTCCTTTGTGTTTCCCATCAGTCCGTGTGATGAAGTCTGTTTTATTTAGGTTTTTAGAACTTAAATTTAACTTTTCCAGCAATAGAATTGTTGGTGACTCCATTATTCACACCGTGAGATGCTTCAACAATCAACATCTCCTTATAATCTACTTCTGCAGTAACTCCATATGAGTTATCAGTACCATAAGCACCTTCTACACTGACACCAAACAAGTCTTTCTTCTTACCACCAAAACGAGTTTCAAGTTTGAGACCTGCTTCACCAACGTGAGATGTTTGATTGAATTCTTCAACACTTCTAGCAGACTGAATCGAACCAGTTTCCACATAAGCGTTTCTCTTGTTATTCCACACAGTATAACCAATAAATGGTTTAATTGCTTTATGAAGATGCCAGTATAAACGATTCGAAACCCACCACTCAGAACCAGTCGTTGCACCTTCATTATTGAAGACGCCCTCTACGGTTCTGTTGTAATTGTATTTGCTGTTTGCAATCGCAGCATTTGTATTCAGAGTCAGTGTATTACCTCTAAGTTCGCTGAATACACCAAAGTGATCTTTGTTGTGTTGCGTAATTGAATCAACACCATTGAGGTTTATATTAACTCTATTATACTGGAAACCAACAGTCCAACCTTTGGTAGCATCAAACTCAAAACCACCACCAAAAATCTTGGAATCAGCATTGTATCCATCAGCATTGTATGACTGAACAAATCTGTTGTTCTCAAATACTCTGAGTCTTTGCTTACCTACAGTTGGTTCATGATTTAAAAGTCCGTTGATACTATCATTGATACCATCAAGAACTTCTAATTGATCAATACGTCCATAGAAATCGTCATAAGCGTGTGAAGTTTCGACAGAGTTTGTTAAATTATAAGTAGTAACTGGTGTTCCGTTCGTAACAACGGTAGAACCGTCACTATAAGTATCAGTTGTTACAGGAGTTGTAACTGTGGTTGTTACATAAGGTGTGGTTACATTTGTGGTGGTGTGGCGATTGATTCTTTGACGACCACCAGTTTCGGTTGCACCATGCTCTGCCAGACTTACAGTTACGACAGGAAGAGTTGTGGATTGTGCAGTCGATGAACTTACATTATTAACAGTGCTTGTGCTTACAACTGTTGGGGTAGATGGAGTTGTAGGGGCAGAAGCAGAACCCACATCAGTAACAGTAAAAGTTGATGGAGTCGCTCCTCCAGCACCACCAGCAACTGCACCAGAACCAGCAGCGAATGCAGATGGTCCAAAAATATAAGCATATTGGATATTTACAATGTCTCCAGTATTAATACCAGAGAACATAAATCCAAGACCAATTGTATGGTCTCCACTTGGACCACCATCAGTTCCATTATAATAGTCTTCTGGATTTGTAGACCATCCAGCACTAATTCCAGAATTTACACCACCAATCTGTCCAGTAAATAATCCTAAAGCATATTTGGATACAAGTGCTTCAGAAAGAACAACGTTGGTTGCTGGAATACCACCAGCATATCCTCTAGTATTGTCCGTTCTAGAACTGTCTCCAGCAGCGGCTCTTGCGTCTGGATCCGTAAAACGTCCAAAGTATAATGTTGGAACGTTCATCTTGAATTCTAAACGAGTATTGATATCAACAAACTGTTGGTTATCATTAAAGCGATAATCGTTTTCAATATCAAACTCAGTTACTGAACCAGACCATACGGCACGGTTATCAAAAGTAACTCCGCGATAAGAAATACCTGAATAATCTATAAGTGTTCCAGTAATCTGCGCTCCTCCAACACTATTATTGTTATTATAGTAGTTGAAAAGAACGGTTGAACCGTCTTTACCTTTAACAGTAAATCCTTCAAAAGGATTTCCAGGAGTCAGGTAATCGTATGCTGGATTAAACGTTGCGGTTCCAGTTGAATCATACTGAATACCAGGAGAAGTTGCTCCACCAGAACCAACGGTTCCAGCATCATTAACTCCAATCTTGACGTAGTTTCCTTCTAGGACCAATGGTGCTGCGATTGCACTACTTCCCATCAACAAAGCAGACGCTGCAGCGAGCGCCTTTGTGGCGTAAGACATAAAAATCCTCTGTGACTCAGTGTGTACTAAACGAAACAAACCGAAGTTTTGTTTAAAAGTAAAGTATTCACCAAGTCCAGAGGACTCGGGCTATGTAGATTCAGACCAGTTAAGATCAAGAATCAGTAATGATTGCAACTATTTAGTTATCCTTTTTTCCAAGCCTCGCCTTCTGCTTTTCTTCTACGTGCTAGTCCTGCTTCTACATTTGAACCAGGATTGCGATAGAGGAATAAAGCATCGGGCACTAAGTCCCACTCTTTATTCTTCAGGCGTTTAGTAATAGTATTAAAGTTATCGCCACCGTAGAAACCAGCACCGAGATTATAAGCAAAGCTGAGCAGAGCGCCTCTTTTTCCATCTGACATTTCACTCCAATATGGGATTTTGCGTAATGCGGGAAGAAACTCCTTCTTGCACTGTTCAATCAGAAGTGCATCTGCTTCTGCCTGTGTAAGGGTATCACCAAGTTTGAATGCTGAACCATCTTTCTTGCGGGTGGAACCCCAACCGATTGTGATTGGAAGTCCCCCTGTAAGAGGGTCAGGATATGCCTTTAGGTGACATCCTTCAAACTCTTTGATTAACTTAATGCCCATTTGTGGGACATCATCACCACCTGTTACAGGAGCTGCAGCAGCGGCAGGGGCTGGTGCAGCACTAGTCTTTTTTCCTCTAAAAATCTCCGCCCAATCTACGTTATCTTCTAGATACTTGACTGGTAGGTTATCTTCTAACCACTGAACTGCCTTGACATGGTTAGGATTTCTTTCATCATAAAACTGAAAGAAATTGTGTAAATCAACTCTTGCCATTGTTGTCTCCTTCGAAATACTTTGAATAAAGTTGTTGTGCTTCTACGTGTCTGCCGTGATTTGTGAGGTCTTTAATCTTTTGTAAGATTTTCCTCTTGAAATTAATCGAAGATTCTTCCCCAGCCATCGTTCCCTCCTGGACACCAGCGGTGCTTCAGCATTGCCTTAGTGTAAATGGTCTTCTTACCATTTGTTACTGGACCAGTGTAATTGTCATTGCAAGAACCATATGGATCATTGACATAATATCCTTTACCATCTGGTGTCTTACCGATGACTACACACATGTGCCCACCAGTAGGAGCAGATAAAGGACCACGGTGCAGGATACCAATAACAACAGGTTTCCCAGCATCAAGACTCTTATCAATGTCAGCAAAAGAAAGATTATAGCTAAAGTGTGACTTAACTCCATAACCTGCCAGAACTTTTGTCTGTACCGCATGGTCAGTCGTGTCACCAATCGCAAATACTTTTTTGACATACTCATCATCACCTTTGATGCTTCCTGGCTTGAGGAAAGCAAGGCACATTGCACACGATGAAGAGTTACACGTTCTATGTGCATCTCTGTAGTTATCTACTTGGTTAAAATATGGAACTTCAAGAACTGCTGGAGTTGGTGGTTTTGTTCTAAAAATACCAATCCAATCAGTTTCTGCATCGTCTAAAAACTCAGCAGGCAGGTTATCCTCTAACCATTGTACTGCTGCTACGTGATTTGAATTTTTTTCGTCGTAAAACTTAAAAAAGTTGTGAAGGTCAAGTGTCATCTTCCTCTCCTATGAACTCTAATGAGAAAATATCATGCTCTGGAATATTCGGATTCAACCATTCACTAAACTCAGATTGAATCGCATGGGCATTTTCAAAACAGTTTTCTTCACAGAGAGTATGAATACGATCAACTGCCCAATCATGTGATTGTTTCAGAGTCTTTTCCAAAATTTCCATAATCTTTTCGCATGTAGCGTCCTAGGATATTACTATTGTAATACGCTGGACTCCCATCGTCAAGAGACTCGATCAACACATTATTTAGGAAAAGCTGTTTTGTTTCTTCGTAGTTACACTGTCCTTTTGTTTTATGGAGGCTAAGTATTCTTCTGTCGCAGGATGCTTTTCCCCAAATGTCAATATCGGCTTTGAGTTCAGGACAGGAGCCGTAATATCTTTTCCAATCGGACTCTGACTTAACTTTTCTAGATTTTCCTCTTGGTGTGCGGAAAGACCAGAAATACTTTCTACCAATATAACTACGACCAGTTTTATTACAGTGAATATGATAAACGAAACCAAAATTATCTTGAATATCAGAAGACTCAAAAATTTCCCCATTGAATCTCCAAGGGTTTTCATAACTCATACTAAGAATCTTTATGAGCTATTATTTATCTTCAACCCTAGCAAAGCGATTCTAGCAATAAAAAAGCACCCCTGTCAAGAGGTGCTTAGAATTATGTTATGATTATATCAACGACCGAAATCTGTTCCTTGATTTACTGGTTTGATTTTGTTTTTATTTTCAAGATTCTTACCACCTTGCTGCATAACTTGGGCACGAGTTTGACCTGTTTTTTCTGCTGCAGCACCGCCGCCAGCACCATAGGTTGTTAATCTACCACTGTCATCCTTACTTGCTGGTTTAGCAAATGGTGAAGGAGTGCTAGGAAGTGGTTTAGTTTGTTGATTTGCAAATGGATTAGTATTTGCTCTGGCAGCATTGCTTCTGTCAATTTTATTTTTTGCTGCCATAGCCGCTAAAGCACCACTAGCAAGCACACCTCCAGCAAGTAATGCAGGTGCAATCTCATCAAGAATTTCTTTTTTCCACCCTTCACCCATATTTGCCATAATAGCAAGAGCTGCTTTTTCAGTTTCGGCATAACCCTCATCAAGAAGATGACCCTTGATGATATCAAATATATCAAAGGATTGGGATTGAAGATTTACACCCTTTTTAGCAAGATCAAAACCTGTTGTTGGTTTATTCTCTACTGGTTTAGGGGTTGCAGCAGTTCCCTGTGAGAATTTTGTGGCGGGGTCTGGTGCTTTAAGATTAGATGCTGCTGCGGTCGCTTGTGATGTATTAACAGCGGTTGATGGTGGTGTCTTTAATTGGTCTGATGTAACATTTGCACCTGCCTGTCTCATCTGAGAAGCCGTTTGCATTGCTTTAATATCAGCGACATCTTGTTTAATCTTTGGTTGTGCTGGTGCCGCTGGTTTTGGTGCAGAAGGAGCAGCACTACCACCACGAGCAACATAACGCTCTTTCTCAGCACCTGTAAAGGCACCTGCAGTGAATTTACCAGTTGCCTTATCTAATTTACCTTCTACACCACCTTGCTTGGCAAGAACGACTGAAGAGGCAGCAGGAGCGGTTTTAGTGCCTGCTGGTGGATTCCCTGAACCTGCTGGAGGATTACCTGAACCTGCTGGAGGATTACCTGAACCTGCTGGACGTGTAGGTTTTGATACACCAGCTTTTTGTCTAGCGACTTCCCAAGATTTATCAGTTTCAGCACCTGGTTTAGTGAAGAACTTTGCTGCTCCTGCAGTTACAGCTGGTTTAAGATAATCTGGTTTAGCTGGTGGTTTTTTACCTGTCAAAAGTTGAGTGGCAGATTGTTGTTGTGCAGATTTCATAGCAGGTGTAGAAAATACATCCATTTTTTCATCGATCTTCTCAACATTTTCTACAACTTCTTCTTGTTGAGGAGCATAGACAGCACTATATGCTTCCATCATATTTGCAACTTCATTACCTGTAAGTCTAGACATCTTTTCTTTTATGATTTTTCTATAATTTTATTTATAAAAAAAGAGGGTCCGAAGACCCTCATTTCACATCGTCATTGCATTTACCCAACCATTCTTTGGAATAATCATAATCTCCAAAAAGAAACTCATCGCACTCTGCCGCTTCCTGATATGCGTTCAGGATTTCCTGTTCGCACCATTCATCATAGTTGGAATCCTGAGAAAGTATCTTTGGTAACATTAGATTATGTTAAGTCCTGGTTCTAATAATTTATATCTTTTTCCATCATATGCAACCCCAGAGTAATATTCTGTAGTATTCATAACGGAAAACATATTATATTCTCTACCATCCTCAAATGGAGTTATATCAACTAGATCTCCATAAGTATTTTTCCAGATACTATGATATATTGCACATCCATAAGTTTCATCTTCAGTATCTGTAATCAAATAGTATCCACTTATCTTTTCTC